GGCGATTTTGATGATTTAGATTATGTACTTTTTGTTTTTGATTATAATGAATAAAATATTATATGTATGGAAAGTAATCTTAAAATAGGTAATAATTCTGCTAAAGGATTATATGTAGGCGATAATAAAATTATGGGGGGGGGTCAAAAGATAACTCTTAATAATTTATATGAAGATAGTCTACCTGTTGAAGTTTTGATAGTTAATTTGACTAATGCTGATGTTACAGTTGGTTTTAAAAAAGATAGTAGTATAGGTAATGATGTTGGTCTTAAACCATTTGAAATAAGAACTTTTGGTGGTTTTACAACAAGTCTTATTAATAATTTTACAATACATTGTAGTGTTAAAGGAGCTTATGAACTTTATACAAGTCTTAAATCAGTACAAGCCACAACAGATAGCAATCAAGAAGTTAATGTTCCTGAAATTGAGTTTGTACATAATACAAGTGATTTATTTGTTGGTACAGATTTTCAATCTAATAAATGGGAATATGTTGCCCAATCTACTAAAAGACAAGACACTTTTGTTGGTGGTTGGATAGTTTTAAACGAATAATATAAAAATAAGAAGAGTTATTATAATAATAAACGGTAGCGATAATTATAAGTCCATATAGGTAAATAATGAATTAGTAACCTTCAATTCTAAGGGCGTATGGGCAAAGTATTATTCTTCCACTACCCCAATAGAGATAACTACAAACACATATTTAGAATTTAGATTAGCTCATTCAGAAACAGATTATAATAATAATGATCAATGGATTTTTCCTGATCAACATTTGGATGCACAAGCTGGAGAATAGTTGTTAACTATCTCACAAACATATGATCTTTTTGTAATATCAGTATTTTATATTACACAGTAAACAATAGAAATAATGAAATATTTTACAATTGAGGAAATGACAAAGTCATCTACAGCAAAAGCTAACGGTATAGACAATACTCCTTCAGAGGAAGGGGTATTAAAGCTATAGAAGCTAATAGAGGCTGTTTTAGACCCTTTAAGGGAATGGTATGGTAAACCTATCAAAGTTAACTCAGGGTATCGCTGTGAGGCTTTAAATGAGGCTGTAGGTAGTAAAGCTAAGAAGAGTTAGCACCTATACGGCGAAGCAGCTGATATTACTGTAGGTAGTAAGACAGAAAATGAGAAGTTATTCAACTATATTAAGGATAATCTTCCATTTGATCAGTTAATAAATGAATCAAACTTCTCTTGGGTTCATGTATCATATAGAGAAGGGAGATTACGTAAACAAGTACTAGCGCTATGAAAACAATCCTATATCAGCCTTTATTTATAAATCCTTAGGCATACTTTGTATTTCCTTAGTTGTATCATATAGAGAAGGGAGATTCCTATATTGAACCTGCTAATATTACTGGGTAGCTTATCATTAATACTCTTACAGATGATCCTACTTTAACTCCTACAATACTTACTATAAAGGATAACAATTAGGTTGACTTTAGTATCTTTGCAGGTAAGCATATACGTATTAGTCAGTATACTAATATAGGAGCAGTAGTATTAGGTGAATGGTATATACCTGGTACACCTACACCACCTGAACCTGAACAACCTGATTGGTTTAAAGAAAGTATAGTTGCTTGGTATAGTCCTTGTAAACAAAAGTTGACTAACTATGATGTAATCGAAGCATACATAGAAGATTTTACAAAGTGGACATATAGAGATAGCAGAGGTACTGCTAAAATCACTAACAATACTATTGTTATAACAAATGTAGTTGAGACTAACAATATTGTAGAAGATGCTAATGAACCTTATTCCGATTTGATTATTCGCGTTATTGGAGTTACTGAAAATAAATATCTCATTGTGAGACAAGGAAGAGGAAAGCCTGAAACCCATATTAAAAAAGATGGCGTTTACACCTTTAAAGACAATAATCTTTATTTTGGTTTTGGCGTTAGTGTTATCGGTGAATGTAATATTGCCATCACCCAGTTACCCACTTCTATTCTAAAAGACTTTAGCGGTAATAAACATGATGCTTATCTTTATGGTTTTAAAGGTAAATTGAATAGTGGTGTTGGTATTTATGCTCAAGATTTTAAGAATTGGAATTATGGTTCAACTATTAATAGCAATATAAGTACAAAATCTTATAACAAATTTCATATAGTTAAAAAGAAAGCTGATAATTGGTTTGGCTTTACTATTGGCATTCCAAAAAATAATTATTATAATCAATCTTATAAACTTAAATTTAATATCAATAAGAAAATAGATGATATTGAATTTAGTATAGTTAGTACCGATGGTAACTTGATAACTACAGCTGCTTATTCAGTATATATTAATGATGGTAGTATAATAGATGTTCCTATTATTAGTGAAGAAATTTTCAATAATAAAGAAGAAACTAATATTTATTATGATTTCGGAACAAATAAGGATATTGAAATTGATGTTGAATTGATAGCTGATTATCCTAATCAGCTTTGCTATGATGGTAAATCTTATGCAGTTGCTTATGGATTACCTATTCTAACCGATTATACTGTTATTGCTGATAGAACTTGGTTTGCTGAAAAAGTTGATAATGGTGTATTTATGTCTAAAGCGTTAGAGCAAAATGGTGCTTTTATTTTAGAATATAAACAAGGAGATAAATGGAATACATATTCATATTATTCAGCAACTAATATAAATATAGATAAAGATAATTCTATTGTTTATCAAACTAAAAATAAATATAACGAACAAACTATATATCCTGGTGATAAACAAGATACTGATACTTTATTTATAGGAACTATTAGGAAAGATGATTCAAGAAGTTTTATCGGTTGTCACGGTGATATTCTTCTATTCAATCGTACTCTTACTGAATATGAAATATCTTGGGTAAAGAACAATATGATGTGTTCTAAGCAGCAAGAACCTGATATAGACCTATAATGTATCTGGTGCAGTTAAATTAGACTTCTTAAATATGAAAGAAGTAGCTAACTTTGCAGGTACTATTAAATTTACAAATGTGGTATAATGAAGAATTCTATAAAGAATAATATATTTGGTGCAGTAGTATATTTCACTACTGCATTATTACTTAATAGTAGTACATCATTATTAATGTTATTCATTAAAGAAAATAGTGATAGATGTCATTACTATAATGGTAAATGGAATAAAAAAGACTTAGCAATTGGAATTTCATCTATTGTATTGGGGTCTATTGCTAAATATTTTATAACTTTAATTTAATAAACTTATGATAAAACAAGAGAACCCTAACTTTCTAGCATCTGTTTATGCTCCTAATCCTATGGAAGTAACTTATTGGATTGACTTATCTACTGATGCTAATGGTAATGTAATTAAAAGTTATACAGGCAATGACTGGTTACCGGTTAATTACTTTACTAATACTGATTAGAGTGTAGAAATAAAGAAACTGAAATAGGAAATTGCAGATGAGGTAAATAGAGCTAAACAAGCTGAACAGAAGTTAACCAATGACCTAAACGGTAAAGCAAATAAGTCTACTACATTGGCAGGTTATGGTATTAATGATGCTTATACCAAATTAGAAACAGATGCTAAGGCTATCGAAATAGCACAAGCCGAATGTGCCAGATTAGTTGCCTCTGCTCCTGAAACTTTAAATACATTAGATGAAATAGCAGCTGCATTAGGTGACGATCCTAACTTTGCTACTACTATAACTAATCAATTAGGTACTAAAGCAAATAAGTCTGATGTATATACTAAAAGTGAAGCAAATAATAAGATAAATACTGCTGTAGCTAATAAAGTAACTTCTACAGATGTTACTCAGATTAAAGTAGTAAATGAAATACCTGAAGTAGGTAGTTAGACTCCAGGTATATTGTATATTAAACTTTCAGCAGCTTAATTATGGGACAAGTTGGTTTAAATAATTTAACATTCCAAGAAGTTGCTGCTAATGGGAAATCCGTTCAAGAGATGTGGTTGAACGGATCCCAAATTTATTCAGCCGGTGACTTATGGTATGGAGTAAGATTTTCAAGTAGTAGCCCAGATGGTGTTAGAACTGGTAATATGACTTACCATAAGACATTACCTGTACAATCACAATTCAGAGGTTGTGGTATGTCTAATGGTTCTATAGTTGGTTACTTAAAATCTGATGATTGGACTAAGTATGAAAATAATACTAATGTTGACTTTAATGCTGTAGATATAATGGTTGAATTACCTGATGCATACTATACAGTAGTAGTACATGGTGATTATGATTGGGAAATCAGAATGTCTACATATGCTATTCCAGGTTATACTAAATTCAATAAACAATATGTAAGTGCATATGAAGCTTACTCTGATGGTACTACTTTATTTAGTAGAAAGAACCAAACTCCTACAGTAAGTAAGAATAGAATTACATTCCTTGCAGAAGCTAGAAAGAATAGGAATAACCATTATGCTATATATACTTATAATGCTCACAAGTTTATTACTTGGTGTTTTGTAGTTGAATATGCTACACTAAATAGTCAAAAAGCAATTAATAATGTATTAACAGCAGAAGGTTATCATCAAGGTGGATTAGGTAATGGAGTTACTACGGGAACTAAGAAGGTTAATGGTAAAGATGTTTATTCTTTTGTACCATGCGGTTCTACAGACGGGCTTGGTAATGGTTCTGGTGAATTTACTTATAACTATACAAATACTGATGCTGAAGGAGCAGAAACTCAAGCTAATACTAAAGCTAATAGATACAGAGGCATAGAGAATCCATTCGGTCATGTATGGAAGAACTGTTGTGATATTGTTGTAACAGGAACAGACAATAAGATATACGTCACCAACAACAAAGAGAGTTTTGGCATAGATAAATCGTTATATGAAGACAGTGGTTTAACTACTCTCACTACCAATAATCAATGGGTTAAACGCATTACAAATAATGCGGCTGCTGACTTATTCTGTTAGGAAGGTGGAGCTAATTATACTACTTATTTCTGCGATTATTATTGGACGAATGCTGTAGAAGCTGACAGAACTTTACTGTTGGGGGCTGCCGCGGGTTATGGTTCCTATGCGGGTTTATTCTGTCTGGCTTCTGGCAGTGGCCTTGGTGCTGCGGCTGATGTCGGTACTCGTCTGGTATATATCCCTTAATTATTAACAAATAGGTTGTCGTTCTGGATTGAACAAGTAAGTTAGATAGGGGCTAACACGAGTAATAGTTCCAATGCAGGTTTATTCAATCTGAATTCTAACAATGACCTTAGTAATGCGAATGCTAATGTCAGTACAATGAAGCACGATTATCAGAGAACTATCAGTGATTTTCAGATTATTTTTGAGGAACGAGACCTTGCCTCTTGGCAAAATATAACTAACCTAAACGAGTGTGTTGGTAACTTCGGTGAAGACTCACTTAGGTGCTTCAGATGAAAAGATATAATAATTTATTTGAAAAGATTGTTTCAATAGACAATCTATATTTAGCTGATAAGAAAGCTAGAAAGAATAAGAGTAATAGAAATGATATTAAGGAGTTTGACAAGTATAAAGATAGTTTATTGGTTAGATTACAAAGTACACTGATAAATCAAACTTATACTACCTCTAAGTATGATACATTTATAATTAGAGAACCTAAAGAAAGACTTATATTTAAATTACCTTATTATCCTGATAGAATTGTTCATCATGCTATTATGAATATATTAGAACCAATTTGGCGTTCTGTATTTATTACTAATACTTATAGTTGTATTAAGAAGAGAGGGATTCATAAGGCATTATATGATGTACAAAGCGCATTGAAAGATAAATAGAATACAGTATATTGTCTCAAGTTAGATGTAAGAAAGTTTTATCCAAGTATAGACCATGAAATATTAAAGTAGATAGTTAGAAAGAAGATTAAAGACAATAAGCTACTTGCATTGTTAGATGGTATTATAGACTCTGTAGAAGGAGTTCCTATTGGTAATTATCTTTCTTAGTTCTTCGCCAATCTTTATTTGTCATACTTTGACCATTGGCTTAAAGAGGATAAAGCTGTTAAGTATTACTTTAGATATGCAGATGATATGGTAATACTTCATAGTGATAAAGAATACTTAAGACAATTACTTGATGAAATAAGAGAACAATTAGGCACACTTAAATTAGAAATTAAAAGTAATTATCAGATATTCAAAGTAGAAGATAGAAGTATATCTTTTGTAGGATATAAAATCTATCACGATTATACTTTGATTAGAAAGAATATTAAACACAAAATGTGTAAGAAAGTTGCTGCTATGAATAAACTTAAGCACATGACTTATAGTGAATATAGGCAGCAAGTCTGTAGTCATATTGGTTGGATGAAACATTGTAATGGTATCAATCTACTAAAGAAGATAATTAAGTATCATTAGTTGATTGAATATGCTAGAAGCTCGTAAGAACCGCTATTAGTCTTAACTAAGTTTAATCGAGTAATAGCAACTTATTTACAATGTAAACGTTTATTAATTATAATCTCGAACAATTTTCAGAGTCCCTGCCGATTTTAAACCCCTTATGAATCAGCTGGGACTTTTTTGATTTACACTTTATATCATTTACTATCTATGAATTATTATCAGTTAGGAGAGCATACAATGCCTATATTTAAAAACATGTTTAGTAGTACAGAGAAATTAGCATCTGCTGCATTAGGTGGATTAATATCTCTATACTCACCAGTATATGTTCCTATTACAGCTCTAGCTGGCATTATCATAGTTAATACTTTATATGAGTGCAAAGTAAATAAGAAATATAAAGACGATGAAATATTAGCACGTTCAAGGAGATTAACTTCAAAAATATTCTATAAGCTAAGAGATGCAATAGTTGCTATATGTGGTGCGTTTACTATTGAGAAGTTTATAGTAACTTCTATAGATTTACACGCTATTGAGTTTATAGCAGGTGCTATAGCTTTAGTAGAATTCTTCTCCTTACTTGAGAACTTAGGTAAACTACATCCTAGATGGAAAGTGTGGAATATACTTAAGAAGATAGCAAAGAAGAAAGGGGAATAGATATTAGATGTCGAATTAGATGGAGAACTTTCAGATGATACCAATAGTAATAAAGATAATTAATTGGTTCAGTAACAATATCAGAATAGTCGCAGTAGGTTTAGTTAGTTTACTTATTGCGACTGTTTTGTTTTAGAACCGTTAGTTAAATAAAAAGAATGCAGAGATTAACAGAATAACTAACAATATTAGAGCTTATGAAGAGATAGCATCTAATAAAGAGGCACACAATAGAGTATTACAACTTACTATAAATGAACTGAATAATAGTAAGGATAGCTTGATACAATAGATAAATCAAGTAAAGAAAGATAATAAAGTCAAAGATAAGAATCTAACCAATGTAAGTGTAATCAATACTGAGATTAAGGATTCTGTGAAAACAGTAATTAAAGAGAAGTTAATAGACTTCGATAAAGAGTTAAAACTTAATGACTTAACAACTATCATAGTTAGTAGAAAGGATTCAATCCTAACAGCCAAAATAGATATAAAAAACTAGTAGACAATATTCGTAACAGAAAATAAAGAATATAAGAATACTTATAAGAACTGGCTAGTTAGATTCTTTCACTTTGACTTTAAAAAAATATATATCAAAAATTACCAGATAGTAAATAGCAATCCGTTGATCAAAGTAACGGATACACGGGTAATAGAAATTCCCGACAAATAACATATTCAAAACAATATTAATCAATAATAATATGCATAGAATATTTCGTGTGAAGGCTTACGAGAAAGAACACGGACCTCACTTCAATGAGGAATATGCTCGTAAAGCTGTAATGAAGATGGAAAATGAGGACGGTACTCGTGGACCACATTGGTCTTTAGAAGAGACTACCACATTGGCCAGTCAATACGGAATTGCTCTAGGAAGCAAATTCAATCGTTATGATTGGTTTGTAGCATTAAATATGGTTTACTCTGATTACTATAGAGTTATTATGAACATTACTGGTTCTAATAATACTAAACACTACGTTGAATTTGCAAAAGCTTGGCTTAATGATAAAGATATTGACGAAGGTAAGATGTGGTATTATTATATTTACGTAATGTGCGATCATATCAGAGAAGCTGAAATGGAATGTTACGAAGAGAAAATGTCCAAGTATGAAGATGAAGAAGAAGACTTTGGACATTATCGTAGAGGTGGTAGACGAATGGGTATGTTCGGAAGACGTAGCATGTATGATAAGGATGATTATGAAAAGAGAGACTACGAAAGAGTAGAACACGAATATGATCCTTATGAGTACTCTCGTAGAGCCACTCGCTATGTCAGATATTAATTAAAATCAATTTTTATAAACTAAATCAATTATGTTAGAAGATAGAATTATCGTGCAAGATCGCGGTATCGACGCTGGTCTCGCTGCTTTAATGCAAAATGCTAATAAAGGTATGGATCCTGCAGCTTTGATGGCTATGATGAACAACAACGGCGGTTTCGGTGGAAACGGCGGTTGGTGGTGGATCTGGATCATTCTGATCTGGTTCTGCTGGGGTGGTAACGGTTTCGGTGGCCGTAACGCTGGTGCATTAGCTTCTGAACTAAATACTGATGCTAATACTAATTTGCTCATGTAGGCTATCAATGGTAATAAAGATGCAATAAGCAATCTGTCAACTACTTTGAACTGTGACATCAATGCAGTTCAGTCCGCTTTGAATCAAATCAATGCTGGTGTAAGTCAGATCTCTTGTGATACTAAGTTGTCAAGTTGTGAAGTAATTAATGCTATTACTTCTGGTAATGCAAATCTTGCTTCTCAGTTAGCTAACTGCTGCTGCACAACTCAGCGTTCTATTGACGCTGTAAACAACAACATCACTAAGATGGGTTATGAAAATCAGCTGTCTGTATGTAACCAAACTAATAACTTGGTTAACACTATGAACAGCAATACCCTGTCTCTCCGTGATAACAATACAGCTAATACTCAGTCTATAATCGCTAAGCTTGATGCTATGCAGAACCAAGCTCTGTTAGATAAGATTGATGCTTTACGTGAGAAGAACTCTACGTTGATTGCTCAGTTGAGTAATGAACATCAGACAGCTGCTGTAGGTACAATGATCAACCAAGCTACTGCACCTATCGTAACTAGACTTAACACTCTGCAATCAGATGTAGACGGTATTAAGTGTAAGTTGCCTAATACAGTAAGCGTACCTTATCCTCAACTGTCTGTATATAATCCAGAAATTTTCAGAGCTGCTGCTTACGGAGCATTTGCTGGTGATACTTATGCAAACTATGGTTTGAGTTCACAATGTGGTTGCTAATAGAAAGGAGGTAAATTATGTTTCCTTTCTATAATACGCAAACATCGTTTCCCCCGTTTTGGGGAGCTGGATTCCCGTTCTTCTTTGGAAGACGTCGTCGTAGACTGAATACCATATCTGGTATACCTGTACTTAGAACTACTGGAGTAGTAACTACATCTACAGAAGTAAGATATGACGTTAACTACGCAGATTACAGAAGTTTGCCTAACGAAGGTCTGTTCTTCTTAGATGTAAGATAGGCTTCTCCTACGGCTAGTGCTTCTCTGCCAGTTGGTTTATCAGATAGCGAATCTGATAACACTACTCAGTCTTTACTTCGTAATGCTTTACAGGAAGATGTACAAGCTGGTGACTTGCAGGTTAACTTTAGATATCTGATTTATTACAACAAATGTAATAATACATATCAGTTAGTAAATGCATATCCTGCTAATATAGCTACACCTGGTGCTTAATAATAAAGGGCTCTTAATTGAGCCCTTTTAAAAATATTTAATTATGTTATTTAACCAATTGAAAACTGGAGATAGCGTCTATATAATAGAAGTAATTGGTACATTTAAGAAGACCACAGAATATAATGTAGGGTCTGTGGTATCAGTATCAGGCGCATATGATGAACCACTACCAACTAATCAATTTCCTATGCCTAACCAACCTAGGAAGAAGGTAGTAGATGTAACAATACAATGTAATGGAGAGTCTAGGAAGTTTACTATTCCTGAAAATAAATCTGTAATTACAGATACTAATTTAGGTCTTACTATCTCTACAGATAAACAAGAGATAGTGAATATACTTAGGAATTAGTACAACACTTATAAAGCTAGGAAAAAGTCAATAGCTAAGTGTGATGAAGAAATGAGTAAGTGCTAGGCTTTACTTGAGAAACTAGATATACCGAAGGAACCTACTAATACAGAGGATCCTAGAATAAAGGAACTACAAGATGAAGTAAATGAATTAAAGAATATAATTAAACAAGCAAGTTCTATGGTTCCACCACCTATGAAATAGATGTTACCACAGAATATGTAGAATGTAATGAAAGAGGTTGATCAATAAGGTCAACCTTTTTTTTGTTTTAAGCTTGTACAGGAAACGCTATTAGTTGCGATAAGGGATTGTATAGCTGTATACATAAAATGCCTCTAATCGCTTTAAAATGCGTTCTAGGTATATTAACGTTAATAGAATTTTATATGTCACTTAATAATATAATAGATAATATATTATAGATTGCTCGTAATAATAATATTACAGAGTCAGAACATCTAAGCAGACATTAGATTGAACTCTGGATAAAGTATTATAGAGCAATGCTTATAAAGTAGGCAATAGATAAAGGTTATGATGTAGATGAAGCGTATGTCTCTACAATTGAACCTATTCATCTTGATGTAATATAGACTTATCCTGGTAAACATGTATATGTAGGAGATAGAGAACTACCAGCATTAATTAGCTTTAGATACAGACCAGGAGTAGTAGCAGTAAGAGATATGTATGGTAACATTATATAGTTGGGTAATTATACTAAAGCTAAACTATAGAGATACAGAAAAGCTACTTGTAAAGATTATATTGCATGGGTTAAGGGTAGTAAAATATACGTAGAAGGAGATTCTAATTAGTTAGAGTACATAAGTATTGATTGTATATTAGAAGATCCGGTTAACGATATACCTTGTTATAATCCTGATGATGAATACCCTGTTCCTGCTGCTATGGTTCCAACTATAGTACAAATGATATTAGAGAAAGAATTAAGAGTATTAGTAACTCAACCTAGTGATGTAACTAATGACTCTAAAGATGATACACAAAATATATATAGTAAGAAATGAGAGAACGACTAACGTATGACAGAAAGTGTTATACCATTGCTGATTACTATATAAGTTATAAGGAATACATTGAGCCTAATACTTAGTATGATGTAGATTTAAAGACCTTTAAAGCTATAGTTACAGATTACTTTAAATTTATTAGAGATGAAATCATGCTTAATTGTAAAGAGTTCAAGCTACCTTGTAGACTTGGTAAGTTGTCTATAATTAAGCATATGCCTAAAGAATTTACAGGTAAAAGTTTAAGATGGGACTGGAAAGCTACTAGAGAAACAGGCAAACCCGTATACTTACTTAATGAGCACTCCAATTACTTTAAGTACAGATTCTACTGGCAAAAGAAAGATTGTCTATTGATTAATAAAGGAGCTTATTAGTTTGTAGCTTGTAGACAAAACAAGAGGGATCTCGCCCAACTCATTTTCAAAAAATTAAAAGATTATCCAGAATTATGAAAGAAAATGCACATGATATGTTTTTTGGATCTTGGTATAATCTTGAAGATGGAAGTGGAGTATATGCTATAGTAAATTCCCTTGATAATAAAAAATATATAGGATCTACTGGAACATTAAGAAAAAGATTCAGGCAACACTATTCTGCTTTAATAAAAGGAGAACATGTTAATTGTTATTTACAAAGAGCAGTTAATAAATTTGGTATAGATAAGTTTTATTTTATAGTATTAGAAAGATGTGAAAATATAACAGACACTTTGCTACTAATAGAATAGAAGTATCTTGACGAATTAGGAGATTATAATATCTGTAAAATAGCTGGCAAAACTACAGGATGTACTCCAAAAGGTCACACGTTGAGTCAATAGCAACGTGATAGTATTATTAAAGCTAATAAGAATAGAGTATGGACAGAAGAAATGCGAAGGAAAAAAGGAGTATCTTAGAAACGTTCTAAACATGTCAAAAACTTAGAAAAACCTATATGTAAATACAGCCTAGATGGTTAGTTAATTGAAGAGTTTCCTTCTGTTATGGATGCTGCAAGAACATTAGGTAATCCTAATACTACAAGAGTGAGTATAAAAAGATGTTATCAAGGCAAACAAAAATCAGCTTATGGCTATATTTGGAAATTAAAAAATACACAAAATGATAGATAATAGAATGATTTCTTCTAAAGCTATAATAGCTAAAGTTATAGCAGATTTAGAATTAAAAGAACCGGATATTCGAATTACTGATATAAAGGAATACATACTCGAAGCTATACTTAAGATAGGAGCCATTCAATAGTACGATCATAAAGTAGTTATTCTACCTATTATAAATCATCAAGCAGCTTTACCTTGTGATTTATACAAACTGGGTCAAGTAGCTTTTTCATTCTAGAATGATGGTGGTTGGTTACCTATGCGTAAGACTACTTCAAGCTTTGGGATATTTCATGATAGAGGATGCGGTAAACCTTGTATGTTGATACACGATACTGAGTTATTTCCATTAGTAAAGAATATGTTCAATCTTACAAGTGATACAGAGGCCCTGCAGAAATTAAATGAAGATACTAGTTTACGTCAAACCCTTAGTATCTTACTTAATCAATGGACAGTAGGTACAGTCAATGGTAAATACGTTAATGGATCTATAGGTCATAGAGATAGCACTATGTTTAGTAATGAATTATAGTATATGACTAAACCTGGTTATATAATGACTAATATACCTGAAGGATTTGTTAAAGTATCATACTATGCAATATTTACTGATGAAGAAGCAATGCCAATGATACCAGATATCGAATCATACAAAGAAGCTATATTCTGGTATGTGACTATGAAACTAATGTATCCTAAGAAATTAAAAGGTCAGATTAGTCAAGGAGACTACTACGATATTCGTAACTCTTATAACTTTTATCGTAAATAGGCATATGCTGAAGCTATGATGCCTGGTACAGATGAAATAGAAAGTATAAAGAATACTTGGAATAAATTATATACAGAGTTTGACGATCACGATACATTCTTCTCTACTACAGGAGATGAACAGAATATATACAATTAGAATAGATAATTATGATTAGTAATACAGCTCAAATAAATACATTTTATGGTGGTATGAATATGGACAGTGATGCAGCTATATTGCCGAATAATCAATATAGATATGGTCAAGATGTTCGTATAATTACTGATGATTCTAGTACTAGTGGTGTTCTTTAGAGTGTAGAAGGCGCTAAGAAATATAATTACGGCATTAAAGGTACAGAAGAAATAATAGGTACAGCTACTATAAATGATATTGCAGTAATTGTTACTAAGTTAGTTGACGGTTATAATAAAATATATCGTATAGAGAATTTTGATTCTCCTAATTTAATTAGTACTATTGTATTATAGGGTAAATTAAAACTATGTGAAAAAGCTGATTCAAATCAGTTAAGTATAGTATTAAATTACGAAACACAGTCCAATATTAAAGCTTACTTTACTGATGGAAACTCATCTATTAAAGTAATCAACATTATGAGTGATAAGTATATAAAGTACCCTAATGTAGATAATCCTTTAGTAGATGCAGATGGTAATATACTTAATCCTGATAGTATTGACATAATACCTAATGCAATATTACCACCATTTGAAGTTACAGATATTGTGTCTGGTAACTTTCAAGCTGGTATGGTACAGTATTGTTATAGACTGTATAATAAACACTCTCAATAGACTTCATTATCTAGTTTGAGTAATTTAGTACATTTAGATGCTTCTGAAATTAATTCTCCATTAATAAATCACGAAGGGTCTTAGAAAGGCTCTTATACAGGTAAAGGATGTACAGTAAGAGCAAAACTTAGCACTAAAGATTTCAATAGATGTACTATAGTACGTATCTTCTATGAAGATAACAACTCTATTCCTACTTATTCTGTAATAGATGATATTGAAATAGATACGAATTTAGATTACATAAGTTATACTGATACTGGTAGTAGTGCATTAAGCACTATGACATAGGAAGAATTTAATGCGTTTACTAGCTATTCTTTTATATGTAACAGTATTACTTCTCTATAGAACAGACTATTTGCGTCTAATGTTACAGAAACGTCTTGGATACCAATGATATATGATAACGATGATCTAGTAGAATACGATGCAAGAGTATATAGAGCTAATGCTAACAATTACGTTAGGTTAGAAACTGCTAATCCTGATGACTATGAATATTTCTCAATTACAGATTACGATGCTATGAGGAAAATTCCAAGACATCATGATTGCATTAACCCTTATAATGCGGCTAGATCTAGCTTTGGGCAGCCTACAGAATATGTATATGGAGAAGGAAATAAACTTGGAGGTAATGGGCTAAATATATCATATAGTTTTATTAATACAGAATTAAATGAAACTTATTCTCCTCTTACTGGCGTAGAATTGGCAAATAATGTGGGACTTGATGTTAGTGGTTTTACTACAAATTCTATGCCTATTTATGAATTAAATGGAAGTAAAATATATGATAGACCTATAACTTCTGCTTATAGACAAAGAAATTATGCTGATCCTATTATAGCTTCGTTGTTTAAAAGTTATCAACGAGATGAAGTATATCGCTTTGGTATCGTATTTTACAATAGTAAATTTATAGCTTCTCCAGTGTTATGGATAGGAGATATTAGAATGCCTAATTTAGTCACAGCCCCTCTTCTTACACAATTTGGTAGTTACTGGTACTCAAAACCTATAGGCATTAAATTTACGGTAAAGAACTTTCCTATTGATGCGGTATCTTATGAAATAGTAAGATGTGATAGAACAGAAAAAGATAGGACCATTGTATCACAAGGAGTTATCACTCCAATACATAATTATAAAATTGTTGAAACAAGCGATACTGGAGAAATAGGCAGAGGAGAAAGTAATAAAGACACTAATGAGTATAGGCCAATGCCATTTTTACATACTAAACGTAGAGGGTTGGTAATAGAAAGATCTGGAGCAGGTGTAGTTGGAAGAAAAATTGATGAAGAAGATATAACTGATAATTATTGGAGGTTTATATCACCAGAAGTATGTTTTAATGGAGAAAAGACTGAAGCTCTATTTAAAGACAATATATATCTCAGATAGGAAGCCGTTCTTATATCTGATTTCAGTAAACAAGATACAGATCAGCAAGGTACAAATGTGCAAAACTGGGTAGCTATGAATAACTCAGCTTAGCGTTTACCAGAAGGAACATCTCATGTTACTAATAGAAAAAGTACTAAAGTATATAATTCTGGGAATAATGCGTCAGCTTCAGCATCACAAGTATTTGCTATTCATAATGATGACTGGTACTGTGCTTATATATAGAAATTCTATTTTCGAGTAAATTCTAAATTTATAGGAAAGGAACAAAGTATAATAGACGCAAAACTTCCAGCTATAATACCATACAATGCCGTACTAAATGGTGGAGTAAAACCTTATAAAGCTAGTATAGGTAACATTACTTATTCTAATTGGACCGCTAGTAATTTTTATGAGGGTGGAAGTAATATAGATGTAATTACTTATGGCCCAGCTGGTCCATGTCTTATATTATAGGTATCAGATGATGATATACTTTCAATCCAACCTATTTCATTTTATCGTGATGAACATGCTAATGATAATTGTCCATTAATTGTAGTTAATGCAAAAAAACCATTAATACCATATAACGGTAATACTTATTCAGCTAGAACTAGTTCTACATATATACCTATAGGGTCATATGGTGATAAGAATAATCCTGTAGTATATGCTTTTGGAGGAGATACTTATATTGGTATTCTAGATTATCCATCTCAAATGATATTTCAAAGAAATGAAGCTTCTGGTGGTGATTCTTGGTCTGAACGAAAACGTTATTTCGGAGCGTATATTCCATTAGAAAGCACTATCAATTTGAAATTATCTATGGGGCAAATGACTAATAGAACATATAATGGTGCTTCAAATAATGTAGATGCATATTTGCAAATAGAACCTGTTCAATTAGGTACATATCATTCGCAAAGTAAACCTTATTATTTATATAATGACGCATACTCTGCATAGCCTGATGGAAAAATATTTAGTACTAGAGGATTATATGATGAAGCAAATGTAAAATCAGCTAATAGGGTATATGTTTCACAAGCTAAAACTACAAATGAGAATATAGATAATTGGTCTATATTTAAACCTGCTGATTTTATAGATGTAGATTATTAGTATGGAGAGATAACTAATATAAAAGGTATATTCAATAGACTATACTTCTGGTAGAATAATGCATTTGGTATACTATCTGTAAATGAAAGATCACTAATACAAGATAACAATGTAGGACAACTAGTATTAGGTACTGGTGGAGTATTGGATAGATACGATTATTTGAGTACTCTAAATGGTACTAATGTAGTTAATGATAGAAGTATTGTTAACTCTAGTAATAGCATATATTGGTACGATTCTAATAAGAATGAAATATGTAAATCTACAGGAAGTGGAATAAGTATAATATCAAAAGATTGTAACGTGCAGTCTTATATGAATAACATGTATAATCAAAAGACTAAAGGAGCTAATTCATTGTATGATAAGAAATATGATGAAGTATGGTTCAGACTGTATAATAAGTCTTTGATATATAATGAAAAATTAAACGCATTTACATCTTTATATACATTTGATCCAGATTTTACGTTACCTCTTACAGATAAAATTGTAACAACTAAGAATAATGAGTTCTATATCATTAATTCATTAGATATAGAAGGATTTGGTGATACTAGTAAAGACATTAGATTAAAGATAGTAGTAAACAAAGATCCTCAGTATACTAAAGTATTTGATAATATTCAGTTATAGGGAGACTTTATAGATCCAAATAATAAAATACTAACCAATGATATTCTTGATAGTATTAAATTAACTACTAAACACTAGGTAGCTAATAAAGACGGTTAGGATTTAGTATTTGACTATCGTGAAGATACTTATAGATTACCAGTTCCAAGACAGGATTCATTTGAAGAGGATGATAATATGTCATTCCCTGCTAGAATGAGAGGTAAATATATGATATGTGATTATAAATTTAAATCAGATAAGGATTATTCTTTTTAGATGCCTTAGATAACAACTACTTATAGATATTCTAGAATTTAATATGAAAAAGAATACAAAGAAAAGAAAGATATAGATTCCTGCTGCGTAGTTTGGTTTGCCGGTATCTTTAAGTAATATGTAGGAATTACAATCATCAATGGCTAGGGGGACTGCTCCAAATAACCCTAACAATCTTATGATTAAGAATAATCCTGCTAATACAAATATAGGAAATATATCAGAAATAGCTTAGGCAATACCTGGAGCCATAAATACATTGACAAGTCCTTTCTAGACTTCTACTGCTACTACTGGTGGAGAGGCTACTATGCAATCTCTTACTGGTATAGCGGAAGGTGCAGGATCTGGAGCACAACTTGGTATGACTATAGGTGGACCTGTAGGTGGTTTAGTAGGTGGTATTGCTGGTGCAGCAGTTGGTCTTATTGGTAAGAAAGGAAAAGCAGCAGAAATGACCTCATTTACTGACTTTGATGAAGGTACTCTGGGTACTGGCTTAAGAGGTGCATTTAGAAATAAGAAACTTAGAAGACGTAGAGCAGCTATAAGGTTGAATGCATTTCAAAATAGAGAAGCTGTAGCTGGTACAGAAAGATTAGCTAATGAATTTAATGAAGATAATACAGAATTTGATACTGATGTATTTGAGTACGGTGGTAAAGTTCCTTCATCATTGGCTTATGTAGACGATGGAGAATTAATACAGACTCCAGATGGTTCAGTAAGTAAAGTACCTGAACAAGGATAGCCTACAGACAGTAATTTAGTAAACTTACCAGAAGGAAGTAGAATATTAAGTAATACTTTGAAAGTGCCTGGTACAAATAAAACCTTTGCAGAATTAGGTGATAAAGTAATGACTAGAAAGAAAAGTAAAGGAAAAGACATATACGCTTAGAATGCAAATATGCTTAATGAGATGAATAATAAATTAATGCATGACAAACTATTTGCTATGCAAGAAAGTATTAAAGCTAAGAAAGGTATTAAGAATAAAACTAAAGAACTAGAGAGTTTTGCTAGAGGAGGTGACAATACTCCAGCTGGATACAATGCTGCTGGTTTTATGATAGACCCTAGATTTGCTGGTGAAATCAGTATGGGTGTTAGTGCTCCTACACCAAGAGTTAGAGATACTTGGGGTATAAAAGGAGATGTTACTGCTCCTTGGGATAATTATGGTAGAGTATCAGAAGTAAATGCTGGTACATTACCTGAAGTGACTATTACTGCTCCCAAAAGAACTAAATTTAGTAGTTCTTAGACTATTTCTAAAAAGGCTACTCCTAGAGTAGCTAAATCTGTAGTTGCTCCAGAGATAATGTCTGATTTAAATACTATTGATGAAATAGTACCGGAAGTATCCGCTACTCCTCAAGATATTAGAACTAGAAGTATAATGCCTACTATAGGTACTAATCCTACTACAGTTAATACTCCTGAAGTAAATAGTCCTAACTGGGTAGACGCTATTAGTGACTTTGCAACACTAGCTCCAATAATGTCTAATCTATTCACAGGTAATCCAGAATCAGTATAGGCTAATTATAATCCGTACGCATCTGCTATTGTCAATACTATGGGTAGACGTAGATATAACATTAATCCTTTACTTAGAGATATAGAGCAAAATAGAGATGTGGCTAATTATAGTGCAAGTCAACAAATGACTAATACTGGTCATAATATGGCATTTAGATTATAGAATGCTATCCAAGCAAATAAAGCTAAAGCTGCAGCTAGAGCTACTGAAAGTAATGTTAATAATCAGTATAAAGGTGAATACGCTAATGCTATGAATGATCTTGGTAAACAATGGGTCAATGCTACAAACCTCGCTTCAGATCTCAATGCACAAAATAGAGCTTCTGCTCGTAATATTCGTAGAGCTGGATTAAGTCAGTTGAGTCAATTTGCACAAAACAAATCTCTTATGCGTAATCAAAGTAAGAGAGATAAGGCTATGCTTGAATTATATAAACCGTTCTTACAGGCAGGATTTACATCAGATGCTATTAAGAATTGGAGTAAGTACTTAAGATAATAGGATAAATTATGTAGGCAAATAGATATGATAGAGCTGCAGAAGCTCCTATATTAAACACATACGTTCCTATTAATTTTGGTGAATTATATAGGATAGGTGCAGCACAGAAAGAAGCTGTAGATTAGGCTGCAAAAGATTTGACAAATACAATTACTACATTTGGAGAGTTTCAATCTCCTTCTGCAGTAGATACAGAAAACTACTATAGAAATTCTATAGGTAAGTTCTCTGATTTAATTCAAGAGGCATCTACTAATCCAGATGCTATGAAGGATGCTAACTTTAGATCTAGACTACAATAGAGAATTAATAATATCGATTACGGTTATTTAAGTAGACTTAAGTAGAGTAGAGAGGGTATGCTTGCTAGATAGAAAGCAAATCAACAATTAATGTTATCTGGTAAATATAACCCTTTATGGCATGATGTAGACTTTACTAATTATGATACAGCACAGGATGATATATTCAACGATATATCTCCTTTAGCCTATAAATCAGAAGTAGACTTAGTTAAACCATATGTTGATAACCTGAAGGCTAGCTTTATTGGAGTGTCAAATGGTTGGATACACTCTGGAGTATCTACAGATAGAACAGATTATGAAATTCAAAAGAATCTATCAAGTATACAGAATACTCCTGAATACCGTAAGCATCTTGAAATATTACAAAGACAAGGTCTTAGTAAAGAAGATGCTGAGTATCAACTTAATAACACTCTAATCACAGCTGGTAGAGAGTTTGCATATGATTAGGCTGAACGTGATCCTTGGTGGATGGAAAGTGCTAAGTTACAGATGAAAGCTGCTGCTAATAGAAGTGCTCAAGCAATGAACAATCTTACTACTATATTACATAGAGATGCTCGTAAGACATTAATGGATAACTTTAGTGGTCTTACTCCTGATAAAGTATCTGTAGTAATGTAGAAAGGTGTAGATGCATTATCCCCTGAAGATTAGGCTATTTATGCTGCTAATACTAACCCTGCTGTAATGCAGGCTAGAATGCGTAATAGCTTTAACCAAATAGCAAGAAATCACAAGAGTCTTGTTGCTGCAGAGAACTATCTGTTAGATGTTATGTCCAGTCCACTTAGCCCTGAAGTAAGTGATGTATATGCTAAATAGGGTACTAATGGTACTAAAGCTTATGGTGGATATGAAGCTAACGATACTCGTAACTTTATTCTTGCTGAAGACTTTGCTTACGGATTAATGGGAACCACTCGTTCAAATGTTATTAATCCTGGCGGTAGAAATGCTAAGAACTTGAGTGATACTACAGTTAAAGGTATGGTAGCTCGTGATAAATTTAAACACAATTGGCAAATGGGTAATAAGTATCACGACTTTATTATCAAAGGTGATCCTAAAGTAACTACTGATGGTAACTTCTTATACCAAAGAAAATACGCTTATATTCCTATTGAGCAAATGAGTGATTTCACTCCTGAAGAAAGAGCTGCAATGGGAATGAGAAAGGTTAAATTAGGAAATACAACTACATCTACAACAGATAGATAGAGTTCTACTAGTGATGGTACTTCTAGAACCGTATCAGATAAAACAAGAGAATTTATTAGAGTTCCAATTTTAGGTTTAATACCAGATGAAGGTGAGTCAGCAATTACAAGAGATGCGGCTTGGACTCACGATAATAGACATTTAAGCAGTAAAACTACTGATACACAGAATCTCATTTCAGAGTATGAAAGAATGAATTAATATCTATTATGGATAAAATACTTAATACTAAACAAAGAGCAAGAGATTTCGAGCTCTACGATACTCCAAAGCTAGATACCTTTGGAATACAAGAATATAGTCAAGAAGCTAGATAGGCTCAGTTGCTTAATGAAGCAGCTGAGTCTGTTCATAAGCAATTAGAAGAAGCTGATTACAGTAGACCAAAAACTGAAAAAGATAATGAGTTTAGCTTATTAGATATAATTACAGATAATAAAATAGGTCACACTGTATTAGATCCTTGGAGACAAGCTAATGTACAAGGTCATTAGGTTAACTTGGATAAGAAGTATAGTGAGCTATCTTCTACTGAAGGATTATGGGTTCCTCAACTAGAAAATGCTAAAGACTATTTAAATTCTAAACAAGAATTAATAGACTTAAATAGGAATATAGAGCTTAATGGGTATAACTGGTCTGATTCACAATTAGCTGCAGCCTATACTCGTTAGAATGAATTGAGCCAAAAAATTGCTCAATTAGAACCTGCTGTTAAGGAAATGGCTAGAACTAATCCTTATCTGCAGGATATATTTTATGAAACAAGACCTCAAGAACTATTTAAGAATCGTGAGAAGTTTGGTAGTGTTAAAGATTATTTAAAATATTTAACTTATGACTACCTTAATGCAAATTACTCTGCTGACTTAAATCCCAATAATAACTTTAAACACATGTTGTCTGCTGAGGGAGTTAATACTATATTTGGTAATATAGGTAAACTCAGTCCTGAACAAATGTAGTTTATGTGGGATAGTAGAAATAAGAATGATATGAATTCTCTTTCTACACAAGTAAGTTAGTTAGATGAAGCTTTACAGGTAGCTAATACCAGAAAGAAATCTAAAGAAGAAGATATTCAAGCTAAGATTAACACTATCAAGAAAGGTAATCTATTATTCGATCCTACTAAGATAGACCCAGAATTCAAAGCTAAATTCGAGAGAAACGAAATTAGTATCGACGATCCTATGAGTTGGTATTACGCATTGCCTCATTTAGGTAGTAGTTACTCAGAATTTGGAGCTATGATTGGTCAAATGGGAGCCAGTGCTATATTGAATGGAGTAGCTAAAGGAGCTCTCTCTGCAAGCTCTGGTGGTACTTTACCTTTGTTATATGCTATGACTGAAGCTGGAGTTAACTATGCCATAGCTTCTTATATGCGCGATAGTGAAACATCTTCAGAAGCATTCTCTGCATATCAAGAAAGAGTACTTAATGGTGCTAATGAATTAGGTATTAATATTTCTAATATTACTAATCAGACGAAGTCTAGATTGGCTTCATTAGGCTATCCTGTAGATGATATGGATGATTATGAAATATTTCAAGCATCCGTAGCACAACAGTTAAAGACTGACGATCCAAGATATAACGAAATACTTGACGAATCTAAAAAGGGTTTAGAAGTATTAAAACAGACTAACTCAGCCTTATCTATTCCTGATTATGTAGAATCTACTTTATTCTCATATGGTGGCCAATGGCTGTCTAGAGCATATGGTATGCGTAGATTACTGGGTAAGACTCCTAACATGGCTACTTCTGCTGAAATGGCTTAGTCAGTATCTAATAGAGGATTAGCTGAGGCAGGTAATTCCATACTTGATAATACCCTTACCAGAGTAGCTGATAAGATATCTAAGAACCCTATGGGTAAAGTAGCTACTAAGGATGCTTTAAGTACTATTACTAAATTAGGTAAAGCTTTAGGATTAAGTTATTTTACTGAACGTACTGAAGAAGGTGTTCAGAATTTAGTATCTAGTAGATATCAAAAAGGAGATTATGATAATGCTGAAGGATATTCTTTGTTAAGTGGTGCAGCCAATATGGCTAATCTAGGATTAGAAGCCAATTTAGCTTACTATGGAATACATCCAGATAATACTCTTAATACAGATAAGGATCTTATCAATGAAATGAAGATTGGTGGATTTACTGGTTTGTTTATGACAGGAGTATATGGAGCTAGGGATGTATATGAAGGCACTAAGCAGGTATTAACAGACAATAAACTTAGAGGTCTTACTGCTGATCATTATGCTGATGCTGAAAGAGATAACAAAATAGATCAGTTTATCTCCGCTTCTAAGTAGAATGGTAATAACTTTGGTAGAATACGTAACTCTTTACAATCATTGAAACAATATAAGCCAGAAGGTGTAACTGATGAAATGATTGATGAAGACATAGCTTTAGCTAATACTGTATCTACTTATGTCTCTAATAAAGAACTTAATGATATAGCTAATCAAATTAATGCTACTTTTGGTGATACACAATATAATCAGATTATCAAGAATGCCATTAATTTACGTGATAGATTGAATGATCAGACACAAGCTTCTGAAAATTCTACTAAAGCTATTGAAGAACTTGAATCTAAAATACGTAATGATAATACGTTAGATAGTATGTTTAGACTAATGTATAATCAATATGTAGACGAATTAGAAGGAGATGAAGCAATAGACTTTGTTCAATATAGAGAGAGTGCTATTAATAATCTTATAAATAATACTTATTTTAAAGTTCTTAATACTATTGATACGGAGCTATCTAATAGAAAGCAAGATTTAAAACGTCTAAAGTAGGACTTAAACTTAGACGTCAACATAGATGGTATATCTGGAATTCAATAGTATATTAAGAATCTAAAGAAATAGAATAAAAGAACAACAGAGCAACAAGAAGCATTAAACGCTATAGCTCTTCCCTATCAAGAGGAATTAGAACAAGCTCTTACTGAGAAGTTTATTAATGACGGAGCTACACAAGATCTTATTCAACATAATGCTGCATATATCGTCGGTTCTTATGCTGGCGATACAAGACTTTATAGACCTACTTGGGATAATATAACAGATGCTCAAAGACAATCTATACTTACTAATGCAGCTAATGAAGATGAAGCTAATGGAAGACAGCCTAGATCTGAACAACAGGTAATCAAAGACTACAATGACAAAGTAAATAAGGAGTGGGATGAAAGCGAGAACTTAGCTGATAAGCAATCACTTTATAAGCGTAGAGCTGTATCTGTTATTCAAAGAGATTTAATACGTAGAGATAGCAAAGAACAGGTAGCAAGACAGGAAAAAGAAGAAGAGTAGGGTACTCCTGCAGAAGAACCTGTAGTTGATGAAGATACTCAAACTGTAACTACTGAGGAACCTGCTACTTTAGAACAACCTTCTCCAGCTGAGAAAACTGAATCTCCTATGGATACAATGGAAGAAAATACTCCTCCTGTTGTACCTCAGGATGAGATGAAGGAAAAAGAAGATGAGGATAGTAAAACTATTTCTTAGATTGAAACTCTTGTAAATAAATTGGAATAGGAAGCAAATCCTGAATTAGAGACATTACCTCAAGAATTACTCGATGAAGAAGAAGCTAGAGAGTATGAATTAGACGATACTTATGTTGATGATACAGAGCGTACTAAGGTATAGGAGGAAGCTGTTAATAACAATTAGGATAATGACGATAATTCTAAATTAGATATAGAGATAGCCACCAATGCTGTAGAAGAAGTAACTCCAGAAAATCCTATTAATGATTCTGCTGAAGAAGCAGCAAACGATGATTCTCAGTCTTCATTTGAAGAAGAAAAAGAAGACAAAGACGTTCCTTCTACTATAGAGGAAAAGAAACCAAAAGTACCTGAAGTACAAACACCAGAACCTTCTCCTAGCATTGAACCTACTCCTGCTCCAATATAGGAAGCATAGAAAGATAAAGTAGCTCCTCCTACTCTTGAAGAAGGTAAAGCATCTGAGGTATACATTGACCCTGCTACAGATGAAGTAAAATGGGATCCTACTATGCAATAGAATCCGGATAACTCTATTACTATAGGAGAAGAAATGCTTCAAGTACAAAATGTATTTGACGAAATGTATGATGATGGATTTACTGGTCCTGCTACGTATGCTAATGATACAGCAGATATGGACGAACGTAATCCTATTATTACTAAGAGTAAACAAAAGAGAGCTTACATAGCTAATACTTTCTTCTACTTACCTACTACTGATGAAGTAATGCCTATTACAGTAGCAGGCAAACCTGTTACATTCATTACAAAGGATGGCAAAGCAGCTGAACGTAGACCTGGCTCTGTATTAGCAGTTAACCTGGCTACTCCAGGATGGCTTAGTACGGTAGATGACGCATATTATGTGGTAACCTCAAGTACACATGATATGAGTGGTGGAGATACCGCATTGAAGAACTTAGCTATACATCTGATTATAGAAAAAGATGGTATAGTATATAATACTTCTTTAAGAGCTATTACTCAAAGTCTGAGAGATGACCTACTTAATCTTGGTATGACTCCTGAAGATGTAGATGCTCAGATTAGCCATTTGCTTGCCCTTAGAACTAAGATCATCAAACAATACGCACCGAACTATTTTACAGATGGTAGATTGCCTCTAGAGGCAGCAAAACACGTTAAACCTACTAATATGCGTATCAGCAATGGTACTCTTAATAACATAGTAGATGAAAACGGTAATCCTGTTTATAGACATTTGAATGAAGTTGACGACTTTTAGATACCTAGTGATGGTCACAAATTAACAGAAGCTATTGTTACTGGAGATGTAGAAATAGGATACGGTACTGGGCCATTTGGTTTAAATCCCTTTAGTATTGTAAAACTAGATTAGACTGACGATACTTCTGTTCAAGGTACTGGATATGCTGGTAAATTGTATTATGTTCCTAAAGTAGAAAATACTCCGTCATAGAATAGTACTTTGCCTATAATGTTAGCAGAAGAATTACATCGAATACCCAATGTAAATAATTATAGTGAAATATAGTTAAGTAAGAATGTAGATGGTACTATCAATAGAGATGAAAACGGTAAGCCTATTCCTATGAGTACCGCAGAGTTCATTTACGAACTTATGGTTAATGGATTCTTCCATAATGAAATAGATGAATTCTTACTTGGTATTCTTGCTAATAATGGGGATAAGACTATTGTATCTGGTTTAACAGATAAAGAAAAGGTTTCTCTTAACTTCTTGGTAAGAAAGTAGTTAAATGTATATGAAAATGCTCTTGGTAAAAGATTCTTTGTAAATGGAGCATTAAGAGATTATACTAATCCTAGAATGGGTTATACTACTCGTTATACTAAACTTGACGGTATTACTGACTCATAGAAGAAAAGAATCGTATATGAGATATCACAGAATATACACTGGAATACAGATAAAGATTTATTAATGTCCCGTATTCCTGAGTAGGTAGTAAATGGTATGATTAGAGTAATAACTAATCATCCTGAATTAGCATCTAATGATGATACTCAAATACGTTTCGGTAATGATGCCATTACTTTCTCTCTTAGAGAATTAGGTTATAGTAAATAGAATGGTAAACTTGTAAAAGTTAATGAGCCTATTCTTATGGCTGCTTGGTTTATCAATCATGGCAAGATAAAGACTGACTTAGGTGATCATGCTTTTAAAGCTCCTTTTGCATATGCGGATGATGTGAAAGTAGTAGAATCATAGAAGAAGGCTTCTACTGCTACAAGATCTTCTGTTGCTTCTAATGGACAGACTATAGCTACTCAATCTCCAGTTAAGGCTACTCCTGAAAAGAAACAAGGTACTCCTAAACAACCGGTGATAGCTGAACCTGCTACACAAGAGAATCTTGATAAATATGGTCTTACTATTCCTTCTAATTAGAAATTGCTTCCTGGTCATACTTGGGGTATTATTACTAATAGACAAGGTAAGAAGATTGTATTATAGACTCCTAAAGATAAAGTAGCAGGAGTATTCTCTACAGTAAGAGGTACTAATACACTTAATGCTGAATCTGCTAGAAAATGGTTAGTAGATACGCTTGGATTGGATCCAGAGAATATTATAGTGACTAATGCTATGTTTGCTACTGGTTCTAATGAAAAGGCATATGGTATTATGAGAATGGTAGTCAATGCTATTACTCAAGAAATAATGCCACAAATAGGTTTATCTTTACAATCTGGAGAAGGTGTAGAATATCATGAAGCATTTCACTATGTTAGTTTACTGTTACTGAATGAAGCTCAACGTAGAGCTGTATATCAAGAGTATGTCAACACTCATAGTGAAGCTAGAGATTATACTGAACAGTAGGTTGAAGAAGCTCTCGCAGAGGAATTTAGAAGTTATATGATTAATGAAAAGAATCCTTCTCTGCGATATAAAATCGTCAAATTTTTTAAGAATGTAAGAGACTATATTAGAGCTTTATTTGGTAAACCTAACTTCCCTAGACAGTTATTTAAAGCTATTAAACAAGGATAGTTTAAAGATTATAAAGTAGCTGATACTATAGCTGAAGAATTCTATAGAAAACATCCATATGGAGTAACATATTATATACCTGGTCTTACTGCAGAGCAGATTAATAATATGCCTAACATATTTGACTCTCAGACCTTTTATAGTGTAGCTAATTCATTGACTTCTACAGCTCTTTCAATGTATAATATTAGAACTATTGATGATGTTCATGCATTAGATATAGATGGTATGTTCGATACTATTCAGGATAGAATAGATGCAGGTTGGATTGCTGAGGAATACATACCGTTAGTAGAGGATGTCGTAAGTAATAAAGATATATTTAAGAAGAATATATTGAGTAGACTTAATCAATTAGGTATTAAAGAAGTAGATAAGCAACAGACTGAAGAAGATAATAGATTAGATACTGAAACTGGTGATAATCCTGATAACACTTGGGATAAAAATCAAGGAGATATATCTAAGAAAGATAATATTGCATTCAGAGCTAAACTGTTCTTCTATTCTGTACCTAAGTATGAATATACATTTATTAGAGATGAACAGACTGGAGTAGTTACTAGAGAAATAGCTCCAGTATTAGATGAAATATTTAGTATTCCTACTACTGAATCATTCAATATTGTATGGAATAAGATAATGGAGAATTTGTGGGATATTGATTCTTATCAAGATATTATTGATACTACAGCTAGATTAGCTGAAACAGATCCCACATTCTATGCATTGAATGAAATGTTTACATCTGAAGAGAATCCTATTGACGATAATACTAAAACTCAGCTAGAGACTACAATTAAGTCAGCTAAAATTCAGATGAATACGATTGAGGCTAAATCGGATACTCCTAATATTACATATGATATGTCAGATGAATAGAAGGATTTTGAAACAGCTGCTGCTCTTAAGAGATCTATTTGGGAAGTGTTAGACAGTGATAATCTTAGAAAGATTAGACGTTTACCATCAAGATGGTCTAAGGCATTTTTTGCATCCGCTAATGTAAAAGTGGATGATAACGGATAGAGATATCTCGATCCTAACGCTGTTAAGTATGTCAATTCACGAAGAACCAGACTTAATATATTGGCTACTAAAGCTAAGAAGTTAAAGAAAAATATGCCTGATAGTGAATTAGTACTACAGGAAATGAAAGATAATTTCATACAAATATGTAATGCTATTCAAATACCATTTGATGAATTGGCTCTTAATTATTTATTGTCTTAGATGCCAGATTCTAACATTACAGATAATGAACAATTAAACAAGTTTATTTCATTCTGGTCTTCTAAGGAAAGATAGAGCTTTAATAACGGTGTATTAGGTGATATCGTAGCTCTTGGCTTATCAGGTAAATCTTATATTAAAAAGCGTTCTGGGCAAGGTACAGCAAGAACTATTGACCGTATATTCAATTATAGCTCTAAGGATGCTCAGATTAATAAAATGGCTGTAGCATATGGTAAGGTACATCCGTCTCCACAAGAATTCAGTGTAGTAGGAGCAGATGGTGCTTTAGTATATCCTATTAGCGAAAATAATTATTTTTCAGATTAGGTACGTAATATCAATAAAGATGCTCATGGTAAAAGACAATAGATATTAGATACTCCTTATAGTAGAAGAAGTTTGATTGCAAATGCTAAAGATACTAACTTTAAGTTGCATAACTTCTTAGCACTTAATATAGGAGAATCAAGTCGTGATTACTTTGGCATTACACCTATTGAAGACTATATAGCTAAATTAACTCTTACCTTCAACAATCAGATGATACTACCTACTATGTCTGATAAAAAGACTTGGTACAGTATATCTGGTTTACAATTAGTAAGAGATACTATAACCTCTAAGTACTTTGATGAAGGTACAGCTAATTACTATGCTGTATTAGGTGAAGAGATACCCGATGATGTGTCTTTAATCATTACTGATGATAGACGATTTAGTAAAAGAACTCTCGATATCTTTATTAATTACTGGTTAGATGAATTTGATGCAGTATTCGATTACTATGTTCATAAGCCATTTGTAGAGAAGAATCCTACTCTGAGAGTTGATAATTACCACGGTAAGATTAAGAATGGTAAGATGGACGCTAGTGGTAATGGTGGTAGATTTAGATACTTTAGTAGTCTTAGAGTTGGTGACAGAATCATTAATATTAACTAGGATTTAGCTAACCTCGAAAAAAATGGTTCTAATGAAGAAGTAATGTAGTATCTTAAAGATCTTAAAGTATTATTGCTCGGTTTTGAAAGAGTTAATAGTAGTGAAGAACTGACTACAAGTGCTAATATTTATCAAGCTATGAATAATCTACTTGTAGGAGCTACTACAAGAGAGATGAACAAACTTGTAAATAGAGGTATATTGGGCTTCAAAAATGGTAGGTTTGTAAATAAACTTATTCCTTATAATATATACTCTTACTATAAAAAAGCAGCTAATAATGGTATGTATACTACGGAAGAAGGTTCATTACTTAATGAAGATATACTGTACTCTATTATTGGTTCTCATGTAGCTAATAGTGCTTTATCTATTATAGAGGTAGAGAAATGCTTTACAGGTGACCCTGCTTACTATAAATGGAAGAAGTTTAATAAGGAAGTAAGAGACGATAGTGGAGAAGTAATAGCAAGCTACGATGTTATATCTGGTCGAGATGTAGACAAGATCAAACGTCTATCTGCTGTACTTTCTACTGGTACTAATCTTAGAACTATATGGGACAATCCTGCAGAAAATGACACTTCTATTAGTGTATTGCATTTGAAGGATAATGAAATTGGTTCTGAATACTATGGAGAATTGTATAAGATATTCCGTAACTCTATATTAAGAGATTTGCTTAGTCAAAGATATCCTGCTTATACAGATGATATGTTGATAGAAGCTCTTAATACTGAAGAAAAGGAATAGAAGTTCTATGATTCTTTGGATAAAGAGCAATAGAAGTTTGTAGATAGTTATTCTAAGAATAGCGCTAATCCTTATAGTGACGGAGCTATTAACCAATCTGATGCTGCTGTATATGTACGTCCTGCTTTATACAGGCGTATCATGAAAGCACTTGGTAACTGGTCTGATGAAATAGAAGAAGCATATAGAATAATGGAAGGAGAAGACGAAAGTTGGCTCAATGATCCTGTTAAATATGCTAAAACTACTTCAGCTCTTATCAATCCTTTGAAGATGGTTTACTTTGGTGATCATCGAGATAGCCAGCTTAATTTGAATATACCAGTATTTGATAAGATGGCAATGTTCCCTATGTTTAAAGTGTTAGCTAAGGGCGATAATAGACTTCTTTATGAGCGCATGAACAATGAAGAACTGGGAACTATTGATATGCTTACCTTTGAATCTGCTGTTAAAGTAGGTGGTAGACAAAAGTATCAAACATATTTGGATAGTATGAATAATACTTTCAATATGGAAGATCTTGGCAAACCGTCTTATGATAAGTATCACCAAGAGGGCAATCTACCAGTATTTAAGTAGGATATCAGTAACTTAAGATTGCAGCTTAATACTAGTCCTCATGAACATTTAGACCGCTCATTTGGTACTTAGGCAGTTAAAATATGTCTTGGTAACCTTATAGATAATCGTACTTATGGTAATAATAAGGGACAATCTGTTACAGGTGCTCAAATCAAAGAAAGAGTAATGGGAGCTATTAATAGACTATCTGTAAGAGGAGCTAATGAAGTATTAAAACGATTCCTTAAAGACGGTACTATTAATAATAAAGCTTTATCAGATTACTTAATAAGTCAGGCCGTTTCTTCAGGTATGTCTGATGAAGTAATTGATGGATTTAAGTTAGATGAAAATGGTGAATTCCGTATTCCTCTTGCTGCTACAAGTTCAAGAAATTGGGTTGAAAGCAGAATAATATCTTACATTAATAAACAAGTAGTAGATTTAAATACTCCAGGTGGCTCAGCTATTCAGATGTCTTCATTTGGTTTCAAAGCTACTGGTGCTCGTAAACAATCTGCAATAGGTACTGCATTTAATGATGGTAAGAAATTACGTTTCTTGAATAAAGACGGTAGTATGGATGTCATGCTTAGTACTAACTTCTTTAGACACATTGTACCAAAAGAGTATCAAGGTAGTTATGGCCAAATGAGAAGATGGTTACTTGAGAAAGGTATAATAGGTAAGGATGCTACTCCTATGGGTGTTGGTTATCGTATTCCTACTCAGGGTCTTTCTTCAACGTTTAGCTTTAAAGTAGTAGATGTGTTACCAGATAGAATAGGTGATACCATCATAGTTCCTGATGAATTTACTGCTATGACTGGTTCTGACTTCGACGTTGATAAATTGTATTTAGCTACTCTTAATTATGACGAGAATGGTAATATAATGCAGTATGAGACAGATGAAGAAGGAAACGTACTACCAGAGGACAAGCAGAGTACTAAGGCGTTGTAGAATATGATTATATAGAGTTATCAGTTAGTAGTATCAGATAGCAAGAATATGGCAGAAACCAGAGCTTCTATTGATACTCTTACTAAGTTACTTTAGAAAGATATTCTACCTCTTATACAGCCTTCTATTAAAGAGGAAGCTTTGCCAATGTATGAACTATTACCTTCATTCCAACTTGCTCGTAAAGAGGAATATACAGGTGGTAAAGCAGGTATTGCTCCGTTTGCACTTAATTCTACTAATCACTGTTTAACTCAATTAGTACATCTATAGATGATATATACTAAAGGTAATCCTTATGGTTTAGGAACTATAGATGCTATCAGAGGTAGAGATGGTTTTAGAATACTAGACTGGTTATCAGCAATGATTAATGCACATGTAGACGTTGCTAAAGATCCATATATTATGGCTCTGAATGTAAATCAAGTTACTTATAACATGACTAACTTACTGTTACGTGGTGGTATGGGTAAGACTACATTCTATTTTTTAGCATAGCCTATATTGAAAGAATTTGCTGATTCTATGATTGCTAATAAGGGTGTATATGGTGTTACTACTTAGACTGAAAATCAGGTAGTTGCTACTTTATATGACAAGTACTTTAAACAATACAAGTCATATATAGATTCTTTAGATAATAGTGATCCTACTAAGTATGATCATATTAAGAAGTATAATAGTATAGCAGATGAAGTAGGTATAGATTTAATATACGACAAAACTAAATTTGTACACGATAGAAGTACTGTGTTCAATGATAGTAGTCTTATCAATGGTCTAACCACTAAAGATCCTTATACTTAGTTAATCGTTCTTAAAGCTTACAATGAGCTTAATAATGATGCTAAGAGATTAAGCGAATTAGTACATCGTTCTTAGATTGATACTAAGAAGTTTGGTAACACTCTTGCTCAGTAGATGAACTTCAGAAATTCATATGAGACGTTCATTTATGATAATGCAGAATACTTCGTTATTGAAGGATAGGAATTTGATGAAAAGAATCCTCAAGAAGCTCTACGTACTTATTTTGGTAAAACATTCTTAAGTACTAAGTTACATCATGGTACTTCGTTACCCCGTAAATTATTGCGTTCTTAGGCATTCCCTGCAACTTAGGTATTCCAGAATATCTTCACATCAGCAATGGGTATATTTGGTCAAAGAAAGGACATTGTATATAATAATGGACAAGAGGCAATAGCTTATAAGCATATAGGGGATAAGAAATTCGTAAACAGATTCTCTTCCTATATCGACTCTATTATTAGAGCAAGACTGTCTAGAGACTTACCCGCATTACATGCTACTGATGAAGAATTAGTAGGGATGCTATATGGCGAAGATAGTATGTGTAAAAGGTTAACTGGCATCAAGTAGTACATAATGGAGAACAAAGATAGATTCCCGTCGTTAATTGGTCAAGATGGTTATATACGTAATCAGTTACTTAATTATTTACAGGAATATCAAGCGGATGGTACAGTACAGTTAATAGACCGTATTGTATTATCTGATTCTTCCTTAAGTAATGACTATGAGACCGAGAATCAATTAGTATCTGCTTTTGCTGAATTACTTGAGTCTGATGATCCTATAGTTAGAGAATTTGCTAATGACTTAGCTAAGTATGCATACTTAACTTCTTATGATGAAAGAGGTAGTAATAACTTCTTTAATCTTGTTCCTAATAAGTGGAAAGAAGAAAACGGTTACGTAAATGTTATTAAAGAAGGTTTAAAGTCATTTAAGAGTTCCTCTAATCAAGCTGCTTATGCTTCTATTGCTGAAGAGAATGATAATGCTGAGGCCTTGTATTTCCCTTCTATCAATATTACTATTGCACGTAACTTATGGTAGGATGATAGTGTAGTTCAACCATTTGAAATAAATGTGGAAAAAGGGGATAAAGTATTACATCGTACTTCTGAAAGAGGAAGAGTAAGAACTACCTTGAAAACAGATTTATTTGCTACTTCACGTTCTAAGAAAGAATTTATTAAAGTAGTAAATGGAGCTGGTACTTCTAAAGTAACAGAACTATATAGAAAAGTAGGTCAAGTTTCTTATATTAATGAAGAAGGTGAAACTGTAGGAAGAGGTACTAAGTATATATATCAAAGAATACCTAAATTAGGTGTTATTGATAATGGATTTAGAGTTATGGAATTCTAGAAACATAGCTTAGAACCTTCTGCATTTGAAGCTAATTCATTTAATTATAATGCATTACTGACTGAAGGTGAAATTGAAGCATTAGCATTAAAGGCTATTAAAGATCCTAAAGCTGGTTCTGGTTTTACTAAACAGTTCTTCCCTGGAGAAATAAATTCTATTAAAGCAAGAATAGAATAGGATGCAAAGGAAATAGCAGGTACAGAGGATGGAAATCCTGTTATGGATAATGTATCTAATATTGATGTTGAAGACGTAATTGTTCCAACAGAAGATGTTACTATTACTCCAGAAATGATGCAAGAAGCTACTGATTTTGTATATGGTACTATCGAAACAGAAGACTTTACTGCAATTGAGGCAATAGAAGATTTTATGCAACAAATAGAAGATGTAAGTCAATTGACTGAAGTATTTGAAGCCCAATCTGCTCCTGATATAGAAACTGTATCTGATACAGCACAGAATGAAAGTTTTGAAGATATGTCTGCATTAGCGGAATTGGGTAAGAAACGTAGAAAAGAATGTGAATAATTATGCAGTGTTTAAATTTAAAGAATAAAGAAGTTAAAGCAGCTTTTGATGAAGTAGCAAAGGTACTTAATAGTGAAGACGCTGCTTATTATGTCATATCTGAAAATAATGGTTATGCTATAGACTAGGATCCTGATGGATCTTAGTCTTAGCTATTCCAAGACCTATTATAGAAATATAATGGAGATAGAGATAAGGCTATAATTGAGAGAGCTAAAAGCTTTGATTATTTGTCAGCCGATATATAGACAAGAAACCTAAGTTTTGAAGAGTAGTTTTTATCTAGTACAGATGAAAATGCTAGATTTATAGAAGTATCTATTGATAATTTAAATAAGTATAACTTTAATACTAAGAAAGAATTAGATGATAGATTAAGAAGTATACGAAAGAATCTCGAACAAGGTCTTATATCTCGTCTTAATTCTATTGATGAAAAGGATCCAGCTAAGAGAACTGAATTAAAAGAACAAATCAAATATCAGATAAAGAATATATAGAATGGAGTTATAGAGGACATAAAAGTTATTATGGACTTTACTGACGAACTTAAGGATGATATTAGAACAGTGGCAAGAGAAGTAATAGATGCGTATAATAATCGTACTAATGCTTTATCTGACGAAAGATTAGTTTCTCTTAATAAGAACTACTTCGGATTCTACTGTAAATATGCAAATGAAGTGTATAATTCTTTAGTAGACTTATCAAGTTATAGTGATATTATAGGAACTAAAGAATATGATAAATTGATGTCAGACTTATCTATATGTAAATCTATTCTTGATGCCTGCTCTGATCATGTTAAGCGCATGTAGGTATAGAATGCCAGAGAGATTATGCTTAACAATGGTATCTAGGTAGGTTCACCTACTATATATAATTACTTAGCTGAGAATACTAAGGAGACTAATAACGATATCTCTTCTCTTACACGATGGTTTGGTGCAGGCGATAAGATTAATGATGAAGCTATCAAGACATTATTCAATATACTTCAAAATACTGAAAATACTATTAATAATAATACTTTTGTGAAAGCACACTCTTTATTAGAGAAATTAAAGGCTGCTGGTAACAATCAAAAAGTATTGTTTGAAGTAGATGATGAAGGTAAAACTACAGGCTATATAGTAAGAGAAAGGAATTACGGTAAATTTCAAAGAGACTATAAAAAGTTCTTAGAGGATACAAGGAAAGAATTAGGTTTACATCCTGGAGAATTAACTTTACCAGAGAATAGAGAATTACGTATTCAGTATAATCGTAAGCGTAATGAATGGCTTTCTAAGCATTGTGAGCGTAAATATACTAAAGAGTATTATGATATGTTTAATGCTCTTAGTGATGAAGCGTCTAATGCACGTGAAAATATTATGATTAAGATCCGAGACCTTACTAGTAAGTATAAGAATATAGATGGCATAATTCAGTATGAGAAGTTTACTGAAGAAGAGTGGAATAGGTTACAAGTCTTATTCTTAGAAAAGAAACAATTGGCAAGTAAGTATGACCTTATGGGTAATGAAAAGCCAGAAGGTTCTATTGAAAGACAAATAGCTGACGAACTTACTGAACTTAATGATAAGATAGCCAAAGGTCTTAAAATGAAGACTAATCTGGAAAAGTTTGAAGCAGTACGTAAATAGAAAGAACAAGAACTTAGCGATAAAGACTATAATAAGTGGTACGAAAGAAATACTCGTACAGTATATTCTGAAGAATTCTATGACTTATTATCTAAAGTAGATAGAACTAACTATGGAGAAAAGTATGAGGAATTAAACCGTCAAAAAAGGGAAATACTTAATGCTTTCAGAGATGATAAGACTGGCGAGATTAATACTAATCTTATGTCTAATCATGTTATGAACTTAATAAATAGATTAGATGCTCGAATGAGAGTTATTCGTAAGTCTAAGAAAACAAATAAGTAGAAAGCTGGTATTAAGTTTGAAGACATAGCTAAAATAGTTCCTACTGATAGATATAGAAGAGACTATGCAGAAGCAGCTATGCTTGATTAGGAAATGCCTGGTACTCTTCAAGATTTTGAGCTTAGACATACTTATAGAGATGCACAAGGTAGAGTACATCCTAAATCCTATTATACTAAGATTGTACCTAAAGATGATAAATATATAACTGTACAACCTTCAATGAATTTCTCTGAAATATCTGAAGAATCTCCTTTCTACAATAAGAACTTTGATAGAACTAATGATGAATACTATCAGCCTAAGATGTCTTTATATGATAACAGTAAGGCTTATAAAGCTGTGATGCAGAATAAAGAGCTTAAGGAATTACGTCAAGCTATTATAGATACTATGGAAGAGTCTAATAATAAATTAGATAATTTACATAATTTAAATAAGTATAAGTTGCCATAGATATCAGGCTCTTGGTATAAATTCTTAAAGGCTCATAATTATAATCCTTTTACTGCTACTAAAGATTATTTACTTGATAGTGTATCTGTTAAGGGAGATGATTAGGGTATGCAGAAGAAGGTTAGAACCGCACCTGATGGTACTTCTTTAGCTATGGTTCCATAGTACTTTATTAAAGACTTAGATGATCCTGCTACTATTTCTGCAGATATGGTTGGTTCTGTTATTCAATACTTTAAAATGGCTGAGAACTTTAAATAGAAATCAGCTATTAAAGCTAAAGTAGAAAACATTAAAGCCTTCTTAGGTCAAAGAAAGTATACTGGTTCTAATACTGGAGTAGCAGCTGCTGTTAAGAAATTCTTCAAATAGAAAATAGAACCTAAAGATGGAGATTAGACTAACATTTATTAGTTTGCGAAGAAGTTCATAGATATGAATGTATATGATGTTAAGCTTAACTCTATTACATTCTCTATTGGAGAAAGAGAGTATAACATTACTAAGTTATTTAATAACTTACGTATTTATGGTACTCTGCGAAACTTAGGTTTGAATTTTGCTTGTGCTTTTACTGGATTCTTTACAGCTTTGCATTCACATTTAGTAAATGCAATTACTGGTAGATATTATGATTTTTCTGATGCAGCAGCGGGTTTCAAGGACTTAGTATATGATACCTTTAAGTATGGCATTAATGCTGGCAATAAGCATTATAAGAGTCCTCAGATGGCAGCTATGGATTATTTTGAAGTAGGTTCTACATTAGAAAGTTTGTCAAGAAATACAAACCGTAATAGATGGCTCAACGTATTACAGAATGAGTGGGCATTTGGAATTTATTCTATGTCTGATTATTTCATTAAAGGACAAATTCTAAATTCTGTTATGTACAACTATAAAAATGTAAACGGTGTGTTTCTATCTAAAGAGGAATATTTCAACAAATATGGTAGAACAGAAGATACTAAGGATAATTGGAAGAAATACAAATCCTTTAAAGCTTCTATCAAATTTGTTAATGGAGAATTAAAAGCCATTGACCCTAAAGACCAATATGCTGTTAATAAAGCTAAATTTACTGTAGGTAATACGGCTAAGAATCTAGCCGCATCTGCAGATGGTTAGCTTACACCTTTATAGAAAGCACAATTTACTACTAATGTATTTGGTGCTATGTGTATGATGCATAGATAGTATATACCTATCATTATGCAAGAAAGATGGACAATGTCTAAATAGTGGGACTATACTTCTTAGAGATATGTAGAAGGACTATTAAGAACTCCATTAAGAGTATTCTCTGAAATATACAAAGACAAAAAAGGTATAGATATTCTTACTACTTCTTTTAACCAACTTGTATTAAATAAAGGAATACAAGATAAGTTAACAAGAACTAATCTTAAAAAACTTAAAGTAGAATTATCTCTTATTCTTGCTATGTGGCCATTTATAGCCTATATTACAGGACAAGCCGCAGATGATGATAAGCGTAATAAATTATTAAACTTATTTGCTTATGTAATGGCAAGAACCTCTTTTGAATCAGGAGCTCCATATAAGCTTACAGATGTATATAGTACTATTAAAACTCCTACACCGTTATATAGCTTAATAGATAACTTTGGTGCAATTGTATCTTATCCTATAGAACAATTCTATGGATTATTTACAGATGAAAAAGATAAAAATAAAGTAATATCTAGAGGAGCATACAAAGGAGATACTCAACTAGAAAAAGCTTTCTGGTAGTCTACTCCATTTAAGAATGTTATAGAACTTAATGATATTCCAAGTAAACGAAGATACTACGATAAACAAATCGCAGGTAATTAAAAATAAAGCCAGGCTATTATACCTGGCTTTTTTGTTGGCACTGTTCACATGCTTCACATTTTAAACAATCAAAAAAAGAATCACTTAAAAAATCTTTCCAAATAATACAAACTTTAATTAAAAATTGCTTACTTAAGAGTAAAGATCCGTTTGTATAAATATCTTTATAAATGTCTATGTATTCCTTATCAAAAAGAGTAAGTACATAGGCATATTGTTTTGTTCCATTATAAAATACCAACCGTTTATTATAATAGAATCTATTCTGAGTAATCTCAGAGATAATATACTGATCATATAATCTATTATAGACTAATCCAATACTATTGTTATTAAGTATTAGCATATCTATAAAAGTATCAGTATTAAATACATGAGGATTTAGTTCAAAAAGGGCTGCGTATAATCGTAGCCCTTTATTGTATTTACTAAAATCTATCATGCTGCTTCATCAGTTACTTCGACTTTATCTTCAATTGTAGAATTATCTACTTCTTCAACTTTATTCTCATCAACTTCATCAGCCGGATTAGTAATGACACAACTATTTATTGTCATCTCAATATCCAAGTCTTCTACTGTCTTAGCCTGTAAGTTCTTCAATTCCATCATTCTCATAATATTTACGAGTATGTTCCCAATTGTTAGAACTGATATGATATGATATTTCTGTTAAAGCTTCTGATATTATGTCTTTACGCTTGAGTAACTCCTCTTCGTTAAACATATTAAATACTCTAACTTCATACTTACCATTTGTTTGTATAGCAATAATATATGCTTCTAAGTCATAATCATCTACATTGAGATTTAACTCATTAAGCATATACCAGGTAATAGCACAAAGGTAAAAAGCTATTTGCCTATAATAATCAAACTCCTCTACGGAATGTTTGAAGTTATAAATATCACTTGTTGTTTTGAGGTCTATCAAAATAATTTTCTTATTAACGTGATCAAACATAACTCTATCTAATAAAGACTTACAGTCTATGTTCTTATATTGCCAGTTAATATGAAATTCATTATGACAGGTATATGTAGTCGGAACATTAAATAACAGTTTATTAGCTGCTACATGTTCTTGGAGATTTTGCTTAATTTGTTTAAGCATATTTAAGTCTGCAAAAGAAATTACTTTCTTTGTAGTACTTATTTGAAGATAGTTAATGTAGTCACTGTAAGTTTCTACAATCTTCTTAGCTTCGTTTTTCCTAATTTCTGCAGATTTTGTATTATTGTAAGAATTATTATATGCTTCTAATAATAATTTATCATCATCTGCTAAAGGATCTGTTAATTTATGTGAACTATAATATTCACATAAATCTCTTTGTTGTTTTACCTTTGGAACTTCAAAGTCTAATATCTCATAGTCTTTCCAAAATTCTTCAGGTTGAAGAATGTATTCATGTATCATAGTACCTTTTTCAAGAAACTTAGCACTCATACCTTCTTCTTTTCCATCTAACATATCACGAAGATATCTTGGACCTTTTTTAAGAAACCAACCTATTGCTGAATTTGAAATTCTAGTATTATCCTCATAATATGGAATTTCTATATTCATCATTCTTTACGATCTTCTTTTACGTATTTTTCAAATTTGTCTAAATACTCAAAACCTTCTTTGATTCTATTCATTGTACGAAAATTTATGAAAGCATTCTCAAAACATCCTTGTTTTAAGGCCTTTTCAATATTCTCTTCTGCTTCTATTATATCCTGTTCCATTTCTATCTTTTTTGTTTTTATATAAAGATCGAATTTACGAGACATAACTTTTTCGTCAATAAAATCTTTTGCTTTCTTAATTGCTTTCTGTATCAAGTTCATAATCTTCATCTGTTAAATTTTGCTCATCATCTATAATATCTCCAGTTACTGGTAGAGGAATCTCATCCTCTTTTATAGGAACAATGTCCTTATTAACATCAATAACTATAGGCTTAAAATTATCTTTTATGTTATACATATCATTTAATATAGAACAATTATGTCTATATTTATTATTTTTAATAAAAGAAGTTCCTTCATGCCAATGACCGTATAGATGATATTTTATATTTTTAGGTATAAGATAGTTTAATATACCATTATAATAGGGATTATCATGAGTAAGAAGTACATCTGTATCTTTTGGAATATTATCATAACAACAAGTATTACTTTCCTCATTATAATCATCCTCAAACGCCCATCTTCCATTTTGGAACTTTATAGGACGTATAAAAGGGCAGCCATAGAACTTTATTCCTTCGTAAGTATATTCACTATTTATAAGAATTTCTAACTTACCATTAGTTCTAGCGCTTAAATCTTTACGTAATTCTTCAAGATAACCTTTTTTATAAGCATCTTCAAGGAAAAAATCATGATTTCCAGGAGTAATAATTACCTTTTTACAAGGTAATCTATTAACCCAACTAGTAAATCTATTATACCACCAATGTCTAGACTGTTCAATTGAACGTTGTTCAACTAATCCTACTATATCTCCGCAGATACATAGTACATCACACTCTGGTATATCAATAAAATTACCATGTAAATCACTTAAACCACATACTTTCATAATATTAGAAAAGGCTAGTATTTCTACTAGCCTTATTTTTTTTAGTTACAAGAGCACATAATTATCTTGTGTAGACTTTCATCCTCCTTGTATTCTTCGTCATCATCATACAACTAATCATCATCATCTTCATCTTCTTCATCTGGTGTTTTTCCGATTATATTCTTTTTACCTTTCTTAGAGGAAATATTCATATCGTTAAATATCTCTTCATTAGAAAGTTCAGGGAATAAGAGTTTTTCATCGATAAATGATAAGATATTATCAATAGATAATAGACCAAAGTTATTTACAATAAATGTATAAGTATCTTCAATCTTATCTTCTGCAATACCTTTGTCCCGTAAGATTTCACGTAAGAATCGAGCATTATCGTTTACTTCAAAGTGTCTAATATAACGTACACGTGAACAACGATCTTTCAGATAGTCATTTACTCTATCTTCGTTATTACAAGTAAACAGAACTAATTTCTTAGCATTAGTCTGTACACCATCAAGCCATCCTAACAAATCTTCTGTATCCCAGTGTTTATCTACCTCATCAAAGATAATTGTAACAGGGGTTTCGAACTTACGGAAGAAATCGTTAATACGACCTGTAGGATAATCCTCATCTACTACAATAATAGGCAGATTAGAATTTTTGGCTATAACTTTAGCCATAACGGTTTTGCCAGTACCTTTAATGCCACTAAGCATTACTCCAGTAGACAATTTACTTGTTTTCTGGAAATATGTATTTACACGCTTGATGAAAACATCATCACTCTTTGTTGTATATACTTTGGCTGGGAGACTAAGTAAACCATCTTCTTCAAAATAGGACATTCCGTTGTAACGGTCCCATTTCAAATTATATACTTTACCATTTATCAAGTCATAATCAAGACCTGTAGGTTTATTGACAATTTTTTCTCCAACTTTTATAAATTCTGACATAATCTGTTAATTTTTGGTTTTTAATTCATCGATCATAGCATCGACTTGTTTTTGGTTTCTAACTAAATATAGTTTATAGTTAGAATTACTCTTCATTAGAGTATACTTAAAGATTTTCCAACGTAAAGGGAATGAATCTCCAATGAGTCCTTTACATTCAATTATAAAGTCTTTACCTATAAAATCAGGTAAGTAAGTCATAGCTCTTACTTTCTCTCCATTATATTCGAACTTAGGTATTAACTCAAAGTGAGTTGACTCATATTCAGCTGGAATTTTAGCTTCTTTAAGTTTTTTGTATGTATAGGTTTCAAGTTTACTTCGGAACTTTATACCATTGTAGACATTAGGTGTAGCATTTTTTACTCTACCTTTTGTCTATTTCTTTTTATTTTTTGGTTTCATATTTCCAAATATATCCGTTAGGATCTTTATGTAAGTTATTACAATAACCACTTATTGTACTCTTAGATAAATTACTAAGCTCTGTAGCTTCTTTTAAACTTGTATAGATACATAGTAAACATCCTTCTTTATTAAATTTTAATACCTTCTTATATTTCTTAAGTGGCAATTTATTATAGTTCATATTATACTTTCTAGTACACCATTCAAGATTATTAATATTATTATTATGTTTATTTTCATCTTTATGGTTAACATCTGTATAATTATTTGTGTTTTCTAAAAAAGTAATAGCTACTAACCTGTGTACGGTTTTTGTTTCTATTTTACTATTTTTAGATAAATTTACTTGTAAATATCCTGAGTTTTTAGCAAACTGCTGTAGTATTTTACCTTTTATCTTTCTGGTAGTATAACGATCTCTCTTAACTACTCTATCAATTGACCTTATTCTTCCAAAATTAGAAGCTTCATAATTTTCATAATTTGGTATAACTTTCCAAATTTCATTTTCTTTTTTCATGCTGTTAAATTATATAAACATATAATATTATAACGCATGTTTATATTGTTTGTTAACAATTTTCTCTATTTCTTTTTTTACAATTTCAAAGTTATTTAATTTTATAGCATCCGATACATCTTTTGCATTTAAATACTTTGGTATAAAACAAGCTTCTAAGCCCATTTTAAGGCTTATTTTACGACTATATCTTACTCCTGCTGGGTCTCTATCAAACAGGATTATAATGCGCTTAAAACGCTTCTTAAGATCCTCTAATATATCATTAGGAATAAAAGTACTTTCAGATGAAGGAGATATTGCGGGTATTCCCATCTCATAAAGGCACATTACATCTTTCATACTTTTAGTTATAAATAATACATCTCCTTTTTTAGGTAATTGAGCATAACCTTGAATGTCATATTCAGTTAAGTTATTACGCCATTTTGTATATTTATCTGCTAATGGTCTATAAATTTTAAAGTTATTGTATACTTTATAAGCATACATAGGATTTTCAGGTTTATAAATACCTTTTACAATACCATTGCATAAATAGTATTTAATACTATTAACATTAAATTTCTTTAATGTTTCCTTAGATATATTAAATTGTTGCCAGTAATTTATATCAGTTGAAGTAAAGTCCTGGCGTACTACTCCAATAACAGTATCTGTAGATGGAATATACTGCTTACTATTATCTAAAGTAGTATCAGGAGTAATATGTAATTGTTTAATAATATCTTTAAGAATATCATTATAATTTGTTATTCCTGTAAATAAGGACACAAACTTAATTACATTTCCACATTCTCCTGTACCGTGATCTTTAAATAATAGCTGCTTTGTTCGCTTACTATAATAAACTCCAAAAGAAGGGTTTTTATCCTTACGAAATGGACTATTATAGATAGCTCCTACTTTGAATTGCCCTAAGTAATGAGCATATATGTCGTATTCGGTTACCTTAGATAATATATAATCTAAAGTAATACATTCTGTGGGTTTCTTTACCCTTCTTTTATCATACATATCCTGTACGCGTTAGTGTGGGAGAGGATGGATTCGAACCATACCACACGCTATCCCCATTCGGCGACCTGTACTACCTATTACAGTTAACGCATCTCCCGTATATCCTATAACTCTCACTACTATAGGATAAAATCTGTTATTATATGTTATTTTTTACATTAGCGTAAAGTTTAAAAAAATATTAGACAATATATGAATAATCTCTGGAAAATTACTTTACATCTTTGTGTTCGCACGAAAATAGTAGTAATCAATACAAGAAATCAATAGCCCTATATCTGTTAAACAGAAGTCATCTATTCCCTATTCAGTACTGCTACCATTTTTATAGGACAGTAAAATCTTTCATCTAGTGATAAAAGCTATACTTCCTAAAAAAGACGTCGAAATAAACTTCGTATCATAGGACTCACACCTATCTTTGTACACCACTATGCGGGATTTAGGCATAGCTGCTATTTATTGCATAACGTATCAATCTATTCCGAATAATTTTATTATCTGCTTTATTTTGCTATCAGCAGATCTTTTATTTAGACACTCTCCATGATTAATGACAATATTCTCTCTGGTCTGTTCGAGCTCCATTTCTACAGCTCTTCCCATTCCCCAACCATTTTTATATCTACCCTTTTGATGAGCAAATAAATAATAGCGAAAAAACCAAGGACTAATTCCATTAAGTATTAATCCTTGATTCAAAGAATCTTCATGTCGTTTTAAACATACTTGTACCGTGTATTTAACACCTTGCTCTCCTTTATACATACCACTTAAATCAAGAGTACAATCACAAGAATATATTGCTACACGATATCCTAAATTTTCGAGTAAATCTACAATCTGCATTGCAGTATAGGCTTTAACAAGCATCTCTTGTGAACCAATACAGCAATTTTCGGATATTATTACATATATGTTTACTAAACGTCCACTTCCTATTCCATGACTTTTAATTCGCTTTTTCATAGCTGGAAAACCGTCTATAAGTCGATCATAGCTAATATCATCACCATCAGTTTCATCCCATTTATAAGATCTCTTTGAACCACCTAAATTAAGATTTAAATCTAGCTTTTTCATTTCAGCTAGACCTTTAGTATAACTATATTGACTCTTTTTAATAGTTGCAATATCGTTACCTCTAAAGCTTATTTCTTCAGTTTGTAGGTGGCGCAAAGTATCTTCTATATTACCCTCAGGTGTAGGATGAAGAGCGTCTTCATAAAATTTACTAATGCTATCGTACGTATAAGATAATTCTACCATATAGAAATTGTTTTAACGTTTCTTACTAGCTTTTTCTATTCCTTTTTCAGTTAACCATCTAGTTAACTGCTCTTTCTCATTGTCTGTCCAGTTAATAGTCAGACGCCATTTCCAATCCATGAAATGATGATATTTGAGATTATGACCCGCTTGGATCATACGAGTTGAACATACTTTTCGTAAGTTCTGCTCTTGAACGAAAGCTCTAAGAATTCGAACATATTCAACAACTTCTGCATCGTATCTGTCTTCAAATTTAGCAGAGTACGTAACCTCTACAATACCACCAACAAAGCGGTCTATAGTGGACGCATCTAACTGGTTATTTGCTACATATTGACGATCACACCCAAAACCAAAAGTATTACTAGTAGCAATAATAATACAGTTTGGATGTCGATGAACTAAGCCCGTAGTAGTCTCAATTTCATCGTTAGCTAACGCTGCATTTAAGATCTGTGCAACTGCAGGATCTAATGCCGTTATCTCGTCAATCAATATAATAGATGGCTCAGCGTAAAACTCTGCAAAACGAGTCTTTTCACGCGTCGGATACTTATAACCAATAAACTCGGTAGCCGAAGTACCAATGCCGCAACTAATACAAAGGTAAGGTAATTCTAGCTCTTTAGCTACATTTCTTGCCATTGTACTCTTGCCGCATCCTGCTGGACCAACCATCCATATATTCTTTATGCCAGCGTCAATAGTTCTACGTAACTTATCTTCTGGCTCAAGGTCAGTAAACTTAAATCCTAGTCGTTTACTCTCCTCTAGATACTTTAGTCTCTCTGCTTCTATAAGTTCTTTTTCATGCTTATCAAGTAAATCATTTATTTCTGCTTCTTTCTGCTTAGCAGATAAATAATTAATAATCTTAATAGCCGTCAAAGATGTCTTGTACTCATTACCAAGATAATCGATAAACGTAAATCTACCATATGAGTCTTTAAGTTGGTAGATATCTTTTCTTAAGTTTAATCGCTTTTTCTTTCCATTTTCTTTTATAGTAGTAGATATAGCAGCATAGATAATATCTCCTACTTTCAATTCATCTCGTTTTACATTAACTCCATCTCTGGTGTTAATGTTTTGAATTGTGTACTTAGTATCTACTATCTCTGCATCTGTACCTGTTTTCTTAAGGAAAGTTTTATTAATAAATTTTGATAATCTCATATAAAAATTGATTTTTTAGTTCTACAAATAAAAAAACGTGAGTGCATACTATTAGTAATCCATTATTTTGTCTAAAGACTCACATGGCGGTATGCTACTCACGTATCGCTATATTATGCCTAGCGTAGACTTAGGATTTTATTGTCCTATTAAAACGGCAATCCGTAAGGATTCTCTGCATTGTTCTCTACTGCAGCTTCTACTGTAGGTGAGATACTGATGCTTTCACTAGGACCCGGATTAGCTACAGGTGTCTCAACATCTGCAACTACTGGCTTAGTAAAATTATCAATACGCAGTTCTGTAATTGCTGAAGTTTGACCTTCAGGCAATATCATAGGCTCAATAAAAGTATATTTTGCATATGACGGAAGAGTAGTATAACCCTTATCGTTATATACAATTTTAACACGCAGAAGTTTAGACTTATCTGCTTTATTCAAATAGTCTACTACTTCTTTTGCAAATTCTTCAAAATTAGTACCGTTAAATACAAGTTCTTCGTCTTTGTAAAAACAAAGAAGCAACTGCATAGTACGAGAGAACTGATTATCTTCCTTTCTCTGTACATCTTCATCACTAAGTTGTCCGTTTTTATTATCGGGCTTCCATTCTGTTTGAGTTAGAGTTGCTCCGTTTTTCTCAAATACTACTTCAAAAAACTTTCTACCTGTAGGAGATTCAGCTACACGTGCACTTTTCAATGCTACATTCTCTTGAATACCTGCAGGAATAAACTTAACGTCATTCTTTGTTATCTGTTGCGCTCTTTCTTTACTATACATATCAATGTGTTTTATTCTGGTAAATAGATTCGATCCCAATGAGTTGTAATCTCATTGTTCTCATTACTTTCTGCAATAACTATGTTCTTTCCTCTTAAGTGAGGAGCTCTAGCTTCACGTACTGAGTTATCTCCACCTTCAAATGAGATATGAGTCTCATTCTTTTTACGATAGACATAACCTACAGCATCTGCTTCACCACAAACAATGTCTCCTAATCTTCCAACTAGGTCTATTGCCATTTCTGTAAGCTCTTCACCATCCTTATTAATCATTTTATCTTTAGTATGACCAATGAGGATGAAGTTATCACATAGTTCTTTAAACATAAAAATTACTTTCTTTACTGCCTCTCTAAGATATAAATAACCGGATCCATTAGGAAGCTGTCTTACATCATTACCCTTATACGTCTTACCCATAGGAGTTTGACGATATAAAGTAGCAGCATAAGGTAAACAGATTTCCTCTAAGCGAGTTGCATTATCAATTGCAATATACTTATAGGGTTTTGTACCTGTTTGAGTAATCTTTTGTCTAATTTGATTTGCTATTTCAGCTAAATCATTAACGCTTCTTGCTTGAATAGAAAGTGCTTCTAAGAACTCAGAACCACCTTCTAAGTCTATAATGAGACAACCTTCAAGCATAGAAAGTAAAGTCGTTTTACCAGCTTTTGGTTTACCGAAAAGTATCAGAAATCGTGGATTCTGCACCTTTGGTTTATTCTTTTCAGTTGGTAGTATTAACATAATAAATTAGGTTATACTACTTTACATCTAATATGATAGTATTTGATATAATCTGAAAGAATCTGATATTGTAAAGTAAATTAAAGATTTAATGAAGCATTAATTTCAGTATTATTATTAATCATAATAATAACGTTATTAATGATAGTCTTTTCTTCGCGAGGTAGAGACATAATATATCCACGATTATACTTCGGAATAAGCTTATAACCTACCTGAATAAAATTTCCGTACTCTTTAACAGGAGTACCATCCGGCAAACGGAAATCATATAACGGTTTACGATAATCACGGCGAAGCTTAGCGTAATCATCTAATTTTTTCATAGCCAATTCAAACTGTGTTGCAAGGCTATAGTTTTCTTCTGCAAACGGACAGTAAGTACACTTCCGATACTTAGCTACGTCACATGCAGAATATAAATCTGCACCAAAACGAATCTTATCGCTCGGTCCAATATACTGATAACTAAACGGTGTCTCTTCAGTATCGATACCATCGATTAACAACTCAGGATAAGTAAGAGCTAAACGCTTTAGCAAATAGTTCTTATAAATACCATTCTTATCACACTTTTTGTTCGGAAGAGATATAGTTAAAATATTTTTCATAATTTCAGCCTACTTTATTATTAAATACTACTGTATGCTGCATCGTAGTACTCGGACTAGCTTCTATCAGATTACCATACTTAAGCTCATTGTTAAACTCTAATATACATGGTTCTCCAGCATCTCTTACTTTTAAGAAATGAAGATATACCTTGTCTTTTACAGGTAAGCGATTAACTCCATAGCTAAGTATATTAAGTAATTCTGGACGTGATAAAGCTATCACATAGTCACTAGCTTGGAATATTGCATCTGATGCAGCTAAATCACTACGCATAGGATAATGCATAGAAGGATTGTTTATCCTATCAGGTTGTTCAATATTTCGATTCATCTGTGAAATCTGTATAATACTCGTATTAGATAATTTCTTTTTACGAATAAACATTTTCTGTAAATCGACTATTGTTCCACGTTCACTTTCGCCTTCTACAAGTAAGGCATGGTCAAGTATAACAATAAGCCATTTATCCTTAGCTATTGTTTCGTGAAAATAATCTATAGTTTTTTCGATACTTTCTACAGTACTAGGAGTATCAATATAAAATATTTGATACTTTTTAATTTTTTCTGCTTCTTCTTTAACTTTATCTAAAGTAGCATCATCTATACTGTCATTCGCACTATATAATTCCGAGGTAGTGCGTCTTAATCGATTACTTAACTTTCGACCAATTTGTCTATAACTAAGCATCTCAAACGAAAAATCTAAGATTACAATATCCTGATCGGTATTCAAATCAATTAAATCAGTTTCAAGCGTATTCGCAAATGCTGATTTACCAGAACCTGAACCTCCTGCGATTGTTAAAATCATATTTGGTTCTAATCCACCACAGCAAACTTTATTGAACTTAGACCATCGTGTTTTTAAAGGCACGATTGTCTTATCCTTTCTAGCTTGAATATATCTAACAGATTCATCTGTTACTTCAGCTATTGTTTTAAACGGTAATGTTTTAAAAGATTCCTGTTCCATAACTATTTGCTGTTTGTTGTTCTAAGTTCATTTGCTCTTCGTAATATTCCCACTCATGTTGAGTAAGCCATTTCCACATAGTTTTCATATAACCTATTTTGCCTGTTCGCATTTTATCATCTATTTCGTACCTCAGACAAGCCATAATATGATTATGCATTGCTTTGGATTTACCTATGATACGGTTATATTCCTTTCTACATTTGTTTATATTAGCTCTTAGAAAGCCTTTTGTACCATCAGGCCTTGTAACATAAACTGGAAATACTTCATAGAACTCATTGAACATACTTTCTCTATCTTTTTTAATAGACTTAAGTAGTTCTTCTGAAGGACTATAAATTTGATTGTTGTCAGAAATATTTACTACAACAATGTTACGTTGAATTAACTCTTGTATCTCTTCTTCATTAACTCGGCTGAGAAGTTCCTGAATGTCTTGATTATTAGGTTGATTATCATTCAATACAAGAGAAATAAATACTAATTGATTTATTGAAATATTATACTTGTTTAATAGAGATGTATCTAGTTCTAGTATCATAAGCATTAAAGTTTATGACAATCCTAAAATTTTGATACAATATGTTAGATTCTGTTAAAACAGTTCTAATTGTCTTGGTTGTAATTCTTCAATTATCTTTAGAGCTTCTCTAAGATAATATCTGTAATTAATTTTGCGTTCTTCAATTGGTTTATTATCGAACTTATTCAAAAGAGTAACACCAGATGCAGTAAGCATATTCTGATATGACTTTTCTTTTGCAATATAGCTTTGTCTTCCTACATAAGGTTCATAGTATTCTACTACTTCACCTTCTGCATGACCTGTATATTTCCATTTCCATAAGTATCCACCATTAGTAGATGCATAGAAACGATTAGTTCGCTGTTGTTCTTGGTTCATGTATTCAACATGCCATTGTTTACCAGTTTTCTCAGACATTAAGAATTTACGTATATCTGTACATCCTTTTATAGTGTCTTCTACTGGTATACCATCTACAAAGTACTTTATAATAGCTTCAGGTATTATCTTTGCAGATAATCCCTTACCTAATAGTACTTTAGTAATAAACATACCTTTTGTCTTAATTAAATCAGGATTTTTAGTTTCCTTATATCCTTCTTTAACTGCAATGTAGTCATTAATTGCATATTGGTACATAGCTTCAAAACGCTCTTCTTCAAGAGTAAGTCTTGTAAGTTGTTCCCATTCTCGACAAATCTTGTTAGCCTGTTCATATATACTTTTCTTAAGTAATACAAACAGACCATCAGTATTTGCCTGGACGATTCGACATCCTATTTGTGTTAGCTTTTCAGCTAACATTAGCAATAATAACTGTCCATTTATCCTAATTTGCATTACTGCGAAAGGACTATAACAGAAGTTATGTTGATTTTGTAGATTACCTGACAAACCATTTAACGCTAACTTTAATGTCTCATTTTTCACTTTATCTCCATTATGTTTTGCTTCTATTCTCTCATCTTTAATTTGAGAATATACTTCTAAGAATTCAGGACCTAAATGTTTAGGGTAAAATCCATATTCTATTAACATACTTGGGTATAGTGATGCGACATCGATGTCAATGAGCATTTCATCTTCTTTAGGAATAATAATTTCAGGATCATTTTTAGAATGAATCCCTCCTACTCCTACAGTGTAACGTAAACCATTAAATACGAAGTTATTTTCGTAGCCTTTTCTACCAGGAGATACTATCTGATTTTTCATATCATTTAGTACTTCCTGTAAGATAGGACTATCATATTTAATAAACGGTAGTATTACATCCTTTAATGGTATATAATCCATTGGTGATCTTAATCCTTCAATATCCCACCAGGTTAGACCTGTTTTTTCAAGATACTTTTGAGTTAAAATCTTCATTCCAATGTTTACACCATCCTTACTAAGGACTCGTACACCGTATTCGTCTTCAATAGCTATACGTAAGTCAATATCTTTCTTACATCTATTTAAAAGCTCTGTAGTTGATTCAATATCATTGATATTATAATCAATCATATTGTCAAAATCTTCTAATGGAAGAGGCTTACTCCAATCACATACAAATTCTTGTACATTAGGATATTGCATAGTTACTTGAATTTCTTTCAAACCTACTCTAAGTTTATTAGAGTAAAGCATAGTAAGTAAATCAAAAGTATCAAACCAAATCTGATACTTCCAATGTTTCCAAGTTTCTATATCATCTTCTGTAGAAGTAGTAATAGTCCTACTTAAGTTAAATATAGAACTACATATTGTAGCTACATTATAACTCATGAGTTTGTCTTCATACTCTATAATATAGTTTATTATAGGATTATCATAATGTAGATTATTATATCCACAGAAGATAATCTCAGATTTTATTTCTAAATCTGTAGTATAAAAGTCACCCCATTTTATGTAAGAGTCTACTTGTTTAAAGAACTTTACTAATTCTCTTAGTTGGTTCTTTCTTTCAGAGATTTCAAATTTATATATTTCTCCTGTTTCTGTATTTTTAACAGAACAGTGAAAGATATTTTGAAATACCTCGATATCGAATACAAATACCGTCTTTCCACGTATTTGCATATCATTAAAGTTTAGTTAGTTGCGGGGGTAGGATTCGAACCTACGACCTTAAGGTTAAAATATTATAAATATTGTTTTAATTGTATTTCAGGTAAGAAATACTAGACTAGATTTACAGTAGATTTAATACCATCTTTTCTTTTCTAATCTTTCATAATAATATTTTCTTCTTACGAGCTACCACTGCTCCACCCCACAATAAGAGCTAGTTTCCTAGCTCTGGCTTTAATTATTGTTTAATTTCTGTAACTCTAGTAGAAATGAATCTATTCTAGAATCTTCATAGAAGCAATCAACTCTAGTATGTTTCAACTTATCAACTGCTTTAGGGAACATTTTCTGAGCTGCTATGTATATAGCTTGCCCTTCACGTATTTCAGTATTTACTCGAATAAGTTTTGCTGCTTCTCGCTTAATACTGATAATGTCTAACGCTGTAATTTCATCCATCATGCTGCTAATTTGGTTTCTTTTTCTGATTTAGTGTCTTGTTTTTCTCGGAATATACAGAAACGATAGTTTCCGCCATTATATTTCTTCATATATTCTGATTTTTCCCAAATTTCAATTCCAGCATAGTTTCGTATTGACTTGCTGAATTCTAAGTTCATAGTTTCAGCTTTCTTGCGAAGTTCCTCTAAACTGAGTCGAGATGGTGTACTACTAAAATCATATGGTAGATTATTACTATCATATAATTTTACTACTAATAAATTAGGACAATCTCCTTGGTTATATTTAGTTACGGCAAGTTTATGCGTTGCTTTCTTAAACATAATACTCTGTATTTTCTCATCATGAATAGCCTTTAGCATTTGCTGTTTAGCTATACGGTTCTCTCTACTATAAGTAGAGTTAATCAGTTTGTCATGATAGTCACTGAAAGGAGCTTTGTCAAAGCGTTCCTTCTTCTCTTTCTCAGTAAGACCGCTATTTCTAATATGCGGTTTACTAAACGTAATATCCTTTAAAATAGGATGTTGAAATGTAGTTCGAGTACGTTTTGTACCACTTTTATCTGTATAAGTTACAGTCTTTGCAATCTTAATAGATTGATTAGCTTCTTTAGAAGACTTACCGGTTTTTGTCCAGTAGTCTATATATGTATTATTTTTCTGTTGATCAGTCTTATTCATAGTTGTAATATTTTATAAAAAGGAGTAATATTTCTACTACTCCTTTTGCTCATTAATTTTTAAAACTTTTATGAAAACAATAAAAGTAATGTTATGCTACTAAATACAAAGGTGCAGAATCATCACTTAAATCTGTATTGTCATTGAAATCAGCAATTGCTTTACGCAAACTATTCAATGTTAACAAACACCCATTTTGCATATTACGGAAATATGTACGTGTAAGTTCTTCAGTAATACCTAAATTACGTTTTCCTTTTTTAGCCTTAAGTACAGGATTAATTGTATGCTCTTTAGCCATTTCGCCTAGCTTAACATAGAATTCATTTAAAGCTGATAGCTTATAAATGTTAATAATGTTAGCATCCTTAGGAAGATCTTTAAACTTCATTCCCATATTAGCACACTGGATTCGTAACTTAAGAATTACTAGCTCTTCGTACATAGCACGAATATGAGTTAGTAATGCTCGTAAATCATAATTACGAGTAAAACCTTTTTTAACTACATTCTCTGTAGCTATAATTCGCCAGCTACGAGTAATCTCTGCAGTTAATTTATCACGTTTTGTAATGAGTATGTTTGGCTTAATATTTGTTGTAATTGATCTTGTCATATATGTTGATTTTTAAAAAGTTAATACTTGATTAAAATAACGTATATTAGAAATCGCTTACCTGTAGTGCTAGTAGCTCTATCGAAAGAGTAGCTCTAATTATTTCAAGCTTGCCTTATTAACCTTACGGTCATTATCTACTAGCAGATAAAAAAACCAAGAAGCCCTGACCCATCATCTTGGGCTCTTGTGGTTTTATATAAACATCTCCATTTCTTATTCGATACATAACTACTTTAATAACATTTACATCTATTTACTATAGTCTTTACATATCTACTAAATACTCTTTTGATGAGTCTATTCAATTTTAAGCATGGAATAAGCGTACATCTGCTAATACTTATTCATGAATAATTAATCTTCTATGAGATTAATATTGATTGCCATGTCTCCACCACCTAAATTAAGATAGCCAATACATGAGCCTATTTTTTGTCCACGCGCATTTTTTTGCTGTTGCTGTGGATCATCGTCTATCAGCATAGTTTTACTAATTTTGTAATCCCCTTCTGTTACACCTAGAAAAGCATACAAAGCAAATCGATTGATAACTGACTCATAATCATGAGTCTTATAAGCTTCTTCAATAACTTTCTGAGTAAGAATGTTATTGAGATACTTATTTGGCGGTAGATACTTGCTATAAGCTGCAAGCATCATTGTACTCAACTCCCGAAACTCGTAAGTTTTTTTATCCTGAAACAGCCAACTCCACCAATGCTGTCTACTTCTATAAAAGGTTACTGACCCATCGTCATGAACCTTAATAGACTCAGGAATTTCTCCATTAAGAAGAATTTCACTACTAATACGAGTATCTTTCAAAAGGAGTTCAAGTAATAATTTCTTAGAATCAGAAAGTATTTTCATCCTTTACGAGAACTTTTCGTTATTTTTTAATCGGAGTACCGAGCTCGTCATAATAACGATCACAGTTAGAAGCCTGAAGATTGTTAAGTTCCTTCAGCATCTTGGAGAGATTTAACATCTCTTCTGCAATCTGATCAGCCTTTTCCATCTCAAAGCCGTTCAGACGGTTGACATGTTCAGTCAACTTCAGATAATCAGTAAAGAAGATTGGAGCACGACCAGTTGTAGTCGGTTTACTATTGAACTCAATAGCCTGAGCGATAGTTTCATTGTTTACTTCATTGAACTTGGCGGGTCCAATTTTGAACTGCAAAGACGGATCATTGTTCAATTCAATGACCGGCGTACAGCCGTCAGGAAGACAAGTTATACGACTACCCGTAATGTCAATTTCTTCGATTACATACTTCATAATCGGCCGAACAAGACGAAGTTCATTTGCCCGAACTTTGTCATTATATTCCAAATCAGCCGGTTCTGCTTTTACTGTCAGAATCTTCTTACCAATAAGATTCCAAGTTTCTAACTCTGCCCGATACGGAGCAATCATAGCACCGTTAATAGTTGCTTTTTCCATTTTAATATCTCCTACTTGATTTTAAGATTGATTTCTTAGCGAGATACAATCATTTTTTTGTTAATACTAATTTTTAAATTTAGCGTATTACTCTTATTCTGCTAACCTGCTCAGTCTCTTAGAGCCGCTTTAATAAAGCTTTGAAAGAGGTTAATTAATCTCAATAATGTATTCAGTAATACGACGAATTGTTAATGTCTGATAAAATCTGTAATTTACTGTTAATGTGTATAAGTATAGTAGAACTCACTTACTAGATCGTAATGCTATTGCATATTCTGAAGTTTACTTGTAAATCTGTTAATGTCTGATAAAATCTGTAATTTACTTGATTCTTCATACTCAGTATTCCCCGTAGGACTTTACTCATAAGACATATGAGTCAACTGTTCTTCCGCTTATCTACTTTCACTTAAACTTTTACGATATGTTAATTTTTGAAATAATCTGTTAATTATTTCTGAGCTTCGAGATTATACTTAAAAAGGGGACTCGTAACTCTACCGTTTCCCTATATTTGCCGTGCCTTATAACGCGATTAGATGCATTATAAAGAGCCTATCATCATAGTACGATACTACTACAGGCATATAAGCTATTACAACATTCTTATCCTAATAGGACCTGGCGAATGAGGGTCGTTTCTGTTGAGAAACGTTACTAAAACACTTACAAAAAGCCGTCTAATTTTCCAAGACGCCCACTTCCGGACAAATTCACTTCCGACATTGCGATAAATCTCGGGTTACTACTTCACCTCATGGTATTTCCAACCATTCAACGACATACCCTAATGAGAGGTACTAAAGCATCGTTTCAGCGATCTTCTTAGGTAATATGTTGCGCATATTACTTTACGAAATTTCATGTAGCAAGGTTCTTCGATAGCGGGGTGGCTTGTAAGCTTGTCAAACTTACTACCATTGAACTTCCCTATTGTTTTTAAGTTAAATATGTTGGCACTCTCCTTATTTGTTATAGCTGTTCGATTCAGCGTAGGCACTCATTAATAAGTCTTACCTTCTTCATATTCTCTTTAATATGCAAGCTGCTTATTAAGGCAATACACAGACTACTTCCACTCTGCTTCGTGTCGGCCTCTAGGATGCTTTGTAAGATCCTGCTCTATGCTGGAGTGCATAGCTCTTACCAAATTATTTATAGCAAACCTTAGTACTAAAGTAACTTTACTTCAACTTTCCAAGTTTTAATAGTGGTCCTGGCCCACTCCCTTTTCTTTCGAAATAGATATATTTATACTAATCCTATATCTATCAACCAATAGTCTTATTGCGGACTTCAGGCGCTAGTCAGTTTATACTCCAGTGCAAAGCACGTTAGATTTTATAGTGACATTACTGACAAGTCACTTTATTATATAATAACCTTAACTTCATTCTGCTTATTTGTCATAAACAGTATAGTAATTGCAACTATATATGAAATATCTCAAGCTGTAAGACACGCAATTTACTTTCCATAGGGATTTCTCCCAAACAGCTAACTCTTACGTTCACTGTATTGCGTATAGGTTTTGCACCTAATCCAGTTAATCAGTCATATAGCTTCAATACAAATGAAGTTCTATATGGATCATTGCTACTCAGCCATGTCTTGTCTCAATTTCTGCTCATTATTATATAATTTACCCCTTTATATACATATATTTAGACAAATAATGTCCATTCCCAATTGAATCATGCGCTTCGATACGAGTGAAGATTTTAAATATATGTAAAACACTAGGTTAGTATTCTTTGGCCAACGGATTGGTTACCGCCCTGCACAGGGGAGTTTTGGAGACTACCCTAGAATGCTAGTCGATTCAGATTTAAATGACAACATACAGCACGTGTTCACATCCCTTCGTGATTCTGCTTTTGAAATAGCTAAAACGGATATGTATAGAGGTGAACGATACCCCTTTGCCTTGTTTAGATGCGATAGCTGCTCCTTCCACATCTGCGTCTTTTAGTCACCAGTCGGTTCTCACTTATGGGTTACGCACGCTCTCCCATTTTCTTGTTGCTTCTTCAGTTATAGAACAATTTTATAACACAACAAGTTATCATACTATAGTATAAATAGAATAGTGTTTGCTATTACTTATACATTTCAGTATCCTGTATTGCTCACATCACACGGCTTAGTCAGGCTCAAGTAATGAATTTTTACACTTATAGCTCTTATATACCGCTTGTGCATCTCTATTAGCGGTCTGCGTTTATCTTCGGCAGATTACCAGTTTTTAACTGGTAAAGTTTTATTAATAGGCATTAACCTGTTAAAAAACTTAGTTCTATAGGCAATGTCTTCAGGTAAATAAATTACCTTTTCAATTACCTTGGTTTTAAACTCCGGGAGTGTTTCAACGTCCCTTGTAATTGTCACAGAAGTATTATTGACGTCACCGTCAACAGATACAGTCTCATCCTTAAGATTGATATTGATAGACTTAGAATTCAAACCAAGTACGTCTACTGGTGTTTTAGGTACGTCTACCCAACGAATCATAGTCTGACTTGCATCTAAAGTTTGAGACGGAGAATTTGGATCAAATCCAATAAATCCTCCAAGACACACTACGAATAGTGTGATCCACAAATTAATCCGTTTCATATTGATTATTTGTCGGAATAGGCACTTTTGTCTACATAATCTGCAAACCTTGCGATAGGTTTCGCATAATATTTGACAAGTTCTGCGACTTTATCCTTGAGGATACTTGGAGAATCGCCATATGTAGAAACAAGTGTCTTGTAAATAGCAGATGGATGAATAGTTACAAAGCCGTTCTGATCAGCATTCGTAACAGTTACTTCATCATCTTTTCCTTTCAGGATAGCATCAATAGCCTTATCTGCATTTGCAGTAAGAATATTGAGAGTAACAGCACTGAGTTCTTTCTCTAAGGTTGTTTTGAGATTGTCACCGGCTCTCTCGTTCCATTCCTTCAATTTCTTTTCGGAATTGATTGAAACGATTACCTGAATAAGTTCTGCAATTTCTGCATCACTGACGCTTGGACACCAGCCCTTCAACAGAGCATGTGCACCAAGAATACTATGCTCAGTATTCAACTTGCCTCCTACCATACCTTTTATGCAGGTAAGCAGTGTTGCATCTGCTCCACTCTTAATGAGATTTGCAAGCACAACGGCCTTCTTTTCTTCTTTACTGAATGAGAATGCCTTACGTCCCCATTCAATACCTTGAAGGAAGTTCTTTCCGATACCTTCTTTCTGTGAGAAAATAGTACGGAGAGCTTTCAACTTATCTGCAGCTGGCATATTAGGATCTGGTTCAGGAATTTCTTCCTTAGCTGCAGCTGCATCCTTTCTAGCGTTTTCCTTCACTTCCTCAGGCACTTCCTTGAACTCAAGTACTAACTGACGAGAATTATCATTTGCCTGCATATACTTCACCTTAATGCCAAGGTATTCACCAAGAACGCGTTCTGCTTGTTCACGCATTTCGGCATTAATACGTACTCCCATAGTCTGGAAGTCGCCTTCAAGCTGAGTGAAATACTGTACTAAAGCAACAGATGTCATAACGTCAAACTGACGTTTCATTGCTTTTTTTACCTTTTCAGGAGTTTCTGGGTTAGTCAAATACTCGTTCCGAATAATGCCCATAAGCTCAATCGCATGATTCTTGTCAATGCGGTCCTTAGAGCCATCACTACCAAGCATTCCACCTAATGAGGTAGATGTTGTGATAGCAACACTTTCCGGTTTTACTACTTCAGGAACAATAACTTCCCCTTCGGTCTTGGTCTTTTCGTCCTTAACCTGCGGTTTATCTTTGGTTTCTTTGTTTTCCACTACTTCCGCAGGCTTTTCATCAGGTTTCGGCGCTTCTACTGTAGTAGCTACAGTATCTTGAGTCTTTGACGGTTCCTCAACCTTTGCCTTATTTTTCTTAGCTAATTTCTCAGCTTTTTTACTAACTTTTGCCATTTTGATAATGTAGCGCTCCTTCGCTATAAGTTAATAGGTTATATACTTGTAAATAAAATAAATTAACTCTGAGATGTAATCTCTGCAGTCACGAGTCATCTATAAATTTACTTTCAGTTCTCGCTGTAGGTAATCCTTCTGCTTCAGTTACTGTACTGTCACGTTCAGCCTTGTTTTCCTTACTCGTATAGTCCTGATTGCAAGGTAATACATTCCAAACAACGGGTGTATTACTACTATACGTGGGGGCTGATTCTACAGTAACCACTGCAGCTTTCTCAGGAGTAGAAGTACATTCCTTATATACTTCTTTAACTCCTGCACCTACAAGTAAGCCTATTACTAGAATGGCCATTAATCTAGAAAAGGCTTTGGCATCTTTCATCAATCTTGCGATGATGAAACATATCACTATTGCAGCAAGCAATAGACCAAATGAATTTGCCATAATTTGTAAGTATTGGTTAATATTGGTTAAATAATTGTTTTAGTCTTTGTCTTGCCTTGTTTAAACAGGTTTTAACTGTTGCTTCTGGTATGGCAAGCTCTTGTGAAATTTGCTGATAGGATTTCCCATCAAGTCGAGCATATATTAAATCTCTATACTTTTTCTTAAGACGAGGAATACATTCCATAACAATATTAATATTCTGCTGAAATATCATATCATCTTCTGGACTGTGTTCTAATCCACTTAATTGAATCTTTGACTCCTCATCATCAATATAGTTATTTAACTGCTCTTTTTTATTCCGTCTTATATAGTCAATTGCAGTATTAACTGTAATTGTCTTTAACCACATTTCAAATGAAATATGATTAGTATAAGATTGTAACTTTAAATATACTTTAGTAAATACCATAGATGTTATATCATCTGCTGCATCTGAATTATGTACTACATTGTTAGCAGTATACCAGACTGTTTTATAATAGTTATTATAAAGTGTATTAAAAGCTTTTTCGGAACCTTCTCTAGCTTGCTCTACAAGAAGCTTTTCTTCTTCTTTCATAGTAGCTAGATTTTTAGTGGACTACGGCTAACTCAATAGCCGTAATCCTAGGATCAGAAAGGAAGGATGTAATCCAATATATATTGATTAATTACAGCTTTTCTTTTCCAATAGAGTTCTTTTATCCAATTAGACCATTCTAGTCTTTTATCGGAATCAAGATAAGTTAAATTCATAATCATGTTTACCGCAATTCTTAACTGTACTAACTCTGTTTTAGAGTTTGAGTTATGAATATCAGTAATCATAACATTTAATATCTTACTTTGAACTCTTTTAGCTATAGTAGCTATTTCTGGATGTTTAATCCTAGTAATAAGAGCATTAGGTAATCCATAGAATATTGCACCTTCTATAGAATTATCTTTTACTAACTTATACCAGGTAGAACCTATGTTAAATTTACCACATCCATATACCTTTTCATTTATCATAAATGGTACAGGCATATCAGGTGTAGTTACTATAGGTAACGTACTTGAATAGAACCTATATTCAGGCTCCAATTTATCTTGCAAATACTCAATGACATTCATATTACAACTCTCCTTGAAGCCTTAACCTTGTTTCAATTTGAGCAATAATCATATCTGCCTGAGATTTTGAGAAACCTTTGTTAATGAATACAACTTGAGTTTTCACAATATAATCTTCAGGGAACATCTTTCTGTTGTTCTTATAAGCCTGAATGAAATCGTTAAACTCTTGTTCCGTATACTCAATCTTAGTTCTCTCAGTAGCCTCTAAGCCTAATGCATTTTTGACTGCCTCACTTACAGAGGGATAGTCAAATACATATGACTTCGGATTAGCTACGATGTCTTGTAGTTCAAGACTGTCTTTTTCTAGTACTGTGATAGTACCGTCTTTTTGCATGTCATTCAGTAAAATACCTCTGACAGCAACCAAACATGGCGCAGTGCCTGCAATTCTCACTAGAACACTAATGTTCTTTCCATTGGCTATATATAAGCCTGGTTTTTTAAGTTCTAACATATTTTATTCCTCCTTTTTGAAAAATTTGTCTGCTACTACCTTTGCATCAGATAAAGAAAGTTCATATTTATCCTTAATCTGAGAAAGAAAATCCATTTTACTGATACAAGACTGAGCTAAAGCTTCTAATTCGTCTTTGACTCCTTGAGCGTTAAACTTTACCCAAGGAACAATTTCAATTTTCTTTACCGACATTGTTCTTTATAATTTATAATTTCTAAATCAATTCTTTTCCAAAAATCGTATCCTTCACTAGTTGCTCTTGCATCAAAGCAATCTATAAAAGGACAATTACGAATTAGATGTCTTATGCGTTCAACAGAACGCTTATGCATTCTATTGTTACGCCAGCTTTGAGGTATACAATTTCCATAGATTAAATCTATTACTCTTGTTAGAACTTTGTTCTTTCTAAGAACATAATCCCACTCTTGAGGTAGGATGTCATTGATTGCTTTCTTTACACTCATACTTTACATCTTTTTGAGTTTCACCATAAAAGGAATCTTCATAATTTGTTTCTTTAATGAGAATTAGTAAGTACTCTATGCTAATTCGTGTACTGTTTAAAGCACCTTTTAATACATAATTTCTCATTTGCTTATCGATGTAATTAAGCATTGTTAATACACCAGTAAGATACATAATTGTAAAGTTCCTCTTACGAGCTTTTATTTGTTTAATAGTTCTCATAATTTTGATAATTAAATAGTGGTAAGGAGAGGATTCGAACCTCTCTTCTCTAACCTTATCAGTGTTAGCGTTTCTAAGCCTTATGAAACTACTTACCCCAGCCTTTTACGACAATGGCGAGCCGTTCAGATTATCACGCTACTAAGCGAGTGTAATCTGTTACATAACTTGTATTGCCAGTTATCTGCTTATTGACCTATTCTATTTCCTCTATGTCGCTGTCAAAACCATAATGCCCCGATTGCAGCTCAGTTGCCATTTGTGTTATTTCACACATGAGGAAGAGTTACCCATCACAGGAGCTGCCACTGGTTCGAGTCGAACGAACATAGTGGAGCATACGGGAATCGAACCCGTGTCCAAACGACGATTCAATAGACCTAACAGTCAATGAGTTTATAAGATTAATTAAAGTATAACTCTCGTGCAGAATTAAGCCATCCTTCCAGCTTTATTATTTAACACTGTTCACAGCACTCTCTACAGGTAGGCCTTCGTTATGTTATACAATACTCCTGCTATTTTTATAATTAATCTTATTAGTGGGTATATAGCCGATCAAAGCTATATACCCTTAGTACTACTATCCTATTTATTCGTATTCCTTATTCATAGGCAACCCCTTTCCTTCACCTGACCTAGGTAACAATACCTGGTTGACCGTTGTATAGTCCATTGTACTCTTGCTTATTTCTAAGCTTCCATTAGGGTTTTGGTTGGTAAATAGTAGCTTGGGTTGACTGCACCATACTAACTTGTTTAGGGTTAATAATATAATTCTCTGCCATATGCCTCTGGCGAAGGAGCACTGACAGTAACTACTTTAGCTTGTGTCCTTTCAGAGTTATCATCTCTAAATTGACATACATCACAATGTTGTTTGTTACATTGTAACGGGCAATCATTCTTAATTAAATTAAGAGTAGTTGCTTTTAATTTCCGGTTACAGATTAATTTACTCACGGCTCATAGATTTGAAAGATTTACGATCATAGGGCTGTAATTTAGCTCTACGTGTCGTTTTCGTTCTCTTGTTTACAGACTTAATCATATAAGCACTGTCTTTAAATGTTTTTCCCATAATTACATTTCGTTAAGGGTTGTTAATGCTGAAATAGCAAGCTTCGGAAGGAATGTTGCATTCATGCCTTTCAGTGCATTGTACTCTCTCGTTGATCGTGGACCAGTAGCAACTGTTTTAAGGATAATAGGCTCAATAGCCTTATCAACAAAAAACGCTTTCCAGAATGCTCCTCTGAATGCTTCTTCTTCAGTAGGATCACCGCATACAACACAAAGCTGCTTACAGGCCTCAATGAAGGCGCTATCGTGGTTCTCACAATCTTCCTTTCCGGCAATATAGCTTTCTTCTATAGCTACAATATTCCCACACTCATGAGGAAATGCTTTAGAGAGTGATCTTTTGATCTCTTCACTAGTGAGTGAATCATTTTTAATACCAAAAATTACTATTCTCATAATATTATTGATTAATATGTTAAAAAACCTATTTTGTTTTGTTTTCTTTCAGCAGGTTGTTTGTTAATTGCAACAGGATCCGGACGGAAGAACTCAATGATAAAGTCATCATAGTTCTCATTTATAATAATACTAAAACTACCTTCTAACGATATTATAGTACTATTATCATCAGGATCTTTAATAATTTGTTTTATGTAGGATTCATTAATCATACTGTTTGTAGTACCGTAGGATATGCCATTTTTAAATATCTTTACTTCACAAACAATATAAGCAGTGTTGTTCTTATAAACTCGTACCATAAGTTAATCTACCTCCTTATAAGTATGCTGATGATAACAAACCCCACAATGCTTGCAATACACTCTATCCTTAAACCGCTTGTTAAGCTCTGTTTTAGGATTAAATTCACTACTCCATTGATGTCCATTAATAAGACAATCAATTTCGTTCATAGCCCTTGTATAGGCTAATGGGCTGCTAAAGAGCTTCTTATGAGCTTCTGATTTAGCCCGAGAACGCATTTTAAATGCTCTCCACTTGAAATAAATTTTTTTTAAAATACTCATCTTTTAAATATTTAAAAGTTAATAACTCAATTGACGACGACCAGGATATTCTGGATTTTTTTGTTGAACAGTTAATATCCACCTTACACTTGTTAATAAGAGACTTGTAAAACGCTTTTTACTTATTTACCGAAACTAGAATAGTCTCAATTTCAATTTTAAGCTCTCGCTTAGTTTTAACTCATAAGCAGAAATAGCTGCAAAACTAAATCTTATTGGAGTACCTGATTTTAACGTCCGCACGATCATAATAAATTATTCTGGTATGCATATTGCCAATAAGTGCATACTCTTATCTGCAATCTTTCAGACTCTTTATTACTTACGCCCCACAGGTTTGTCATCTTCTGAAGACATTCATTTAGGCAATTGCACCTATTCTCACGAACAAGTGCAATAATTATCAATAACTAAATATAAAGGACATTTTTATTCATCTTTAATAGGTATATCAGCCGTAGATTTCCTCGGTATAGAATCTGGTGTAATCTTATTTTGTTTATAAGTATCATTAATTTGTGCACCAAATTCTACATTATCGTAGTCCTTCCTGTTTTGCAAATACTCCTTGGCTATGTCACTATTCGACATTTCAGTGCCTCCTTTCATAAGTATTGCAATAAGGGCTACATCCGGCATATTCATAAATATTGAATCATATCGAGATTGTTCTTTAATATCCTTTCGGAACTGGAGAATGTCATCGATAGTTACTGGTTCGGTATACGTTGTTGTATCCGTAGTTTGTACACTTTCAACCTTATCAGGGTTAATAGCATCTTTAATATCGTCCATAATATTAGTACGTACGCTAATAGCAGTACCGATACTAACAATGAAAGCGATAATACTGAAAATTAGGGCATAAATAAGCCCGTTTTTGTTTTGGCTTTCCATTTTTGATAAATGTTTTTTAGTTAATAATATGAATTAATCAATTCCAAAGATATGTTTCATATACAATGGCTGAAAAGTTTTTGCTGCATATTCTGCTGCTTCTCTGTTAATGAACCTCAAATGAGTACCGACACTAGAACCCGCACCACCAAGGCCATCGTAAGAATACAGATGGAAAAAACCCGCAGAGGAACCATCTTTAATCTTGTTCCAATCAATATACCACCAACTGTACCATGTTTTAATTGGTTTGTTTTGTTGGTAGACCGGTATCCATGGTTTGTTTCCGTTGGCAATAAAGTTAATTGCTTCAGTGATAGTACTCAGCATGATGTATAACACGACATGCTCATCTAACTTCCTGCGCTTATCAATAGGTTTTTTACCTAATACAGCGCAAGCACTTTTGTAATCTTTTACTTGTTCGAACATAGTTTTGATTAATATTTGTTTAACATTTTAGTTAATTGATTTATCTGACTAATAACTGTATTATAACTAACTCTATCTATACCTTTTAATAGCATAGATAATTGCTTTAGATACTTTATAGATTCTCTTATACAAGAATTAATACTCATTTTAGTAGATATACTAATGGGTATTCTCATTCCAATTTCACGTAATTTATTATTACGAGCCTCAAGTGCTTCTGGATAAGTTCTGAATGTACCTAATTCAAATCTTTCTCCATGTAAGTATATGATTACTCTGTATGGTTTCTTTTTGTTATATCTACAGTAATAGATATACTTTTGGCTTTTACTTCTCATCTTATAGTATCTCCTACAAAATAAGTATTATAATATAGATAATCTCTAACATATACCTCTTTAGTCTTTTTACTAAAAGGGTTCATGAGTTCTAACACATAAGTGTCTGAGTTCCGTATATACTTATTAGTCACAATATAGTTCTTATACTGTGCTTTAAGTTCTATATAGTTGTAATAGTCTTTATTATTAGAATATTTGACTAATGATACTGCTACTATAATTATAACAACTATTATTACTAGTGATTCACTAATAGTAGCAAGTATATTTTCTGAAGTGTTTCTTCTTATAATCATACTATGCTAATCTAATAATTACTTTTGTAGGTTCATTATCTTCCCATTTTACAGATGGAAATAAATCTGGATCTAATATTAGTGCATCAAGATATGCTGTTTCCCATTGAAGACTATTTAACTCTAAATTTTTTATAGGTTTACTCTTGTATAGAAATAAACAATCATTTTTATCTCTTGCAATCCACATTCGAACTGACTTCTTTGGTTTTTCTTTCATACTAAATTGATTTTAGTTAAAATTCTTAGATAGTACCCTACTAGGACTGAGAACCTAGATAACAGTAAGCATCATACTGTTGTTTTATACTCACTCTGTATTGATTACAGAATTAAACTATAGGGCAGAGGTTTGCCTTATTTATATCTTTATTTAGTGACATGTATTCCTCTAATATAATACGAAGGCTAAATATTGATATAAACAAAACAACTACACACACAATTCGACAGCTACCTCTTCATGTGTGCCCATCTGTTTTTCGTTTGGCAATTACTGGAACGAACAGATAAACCGAGCGATAAATGACTATTCTCTAGAAGATTAGTCTACGCTAATTCCTGTATAACACCTTAATGCTAGCAATTTCAGTGTTAGATCGGAAACCTAATTATTATTCAGATTCTTCATTACTTTATATAGTAACTCTAAATACTGAATGTTAAACGGAGCATCATGCTTAATGCACTCCGTTATATGAATAAATGTCAAAATTTGTATAACATAATCAGAATAGTTAAAATTTATTTTCGCGAATCGATATTCTATAGTGTTAAATTCATTATTATATCTAGTATAATCGATAGTATTAAAATGATATCTAGTAACTTCATATTCTACAATATCCGATATAATTTGCAAAGCACTATCCGTATTAGATTGATATTTACTCATTCTAATAGCTAGAACATCTACCATACCATATATGCAATCTTTTTCACTTCCTTTATAGAATTTACTACGATCCATAAAGAAGTTGTCATATTTACAATCAATATGCATATGTACGCTACTATTTTTGGCAATCGCACAATTTTCTTTCATATTAGTTAATAGTATATACAAGCCTTTTAAGCCTTTAATACCATTTAACTGAATACGATTTTCTCGTAGCCTATTAGAAGAGTTGCCATCATAACCTGAATCATATGATACACAGTTATTAAGTAAGATAGCTCTTTGAATCTTATTTGGTGTAGGATATTCCGCATCATGTTCTATTTCAATACCGACATTTAAAGAATTATATTTTCTTCTGTCTTTTAAGGTGTACTTTAAAGTATTACCTTTAACACCTTCAATAGTTTTAACTATCTTACACAGAATATAAGTTATTTCATCTTGCATTTGCAATAACATATTATATGTATTTGTAATGTTAGAATGAAATCTTATACCAGTTATATAACAATGATCATGGAGATAACACTCCCCAAAACAAGTATTAAGAACATCTATTAGATTATGATTGCCTCCAGACATACACCAACTTTCAAAATTATCATCATCTAGGTAAGTGTAATCTAAAGAAAATAAGTGATTGCCACAATATGCTCCTCTAACTATTCTTTTATATTCGCTATCTTCTTTCGATATAATATCTTTAATACAAAGCCAGTCTACTTTATCAAATCGAACATCAACGTCTTCTATACAACTTGCCCTTTCTATACCTGGAACATAATATTGAATTGTAGATGATAGGTTTTTTAGTATTCTAGCAATAGCGAGAAGATCTTTCTTATTTTTATTTACTTTCGTTCCTGCAATCAGTTTATATGGCCATATACGATTTATATATTGCCATAATAACTTTCTGTTTCTTTGCTTCATTTTAAAGGCTTCCCATGCCATTGGGGATGAAGCGAGTGCTGTAATGCACGATTCTTGCCACTTAGTCATAATCTTTCTAATTTAATTAAAAAAGAGTTAGATTCCTAAGAACCTAACCCTTTAATCAAAATCTGTATTGAATGAAACTAGTATCGTTCATTTTCTCCTCTACGAGCAGAATTTGAATGATTCTCTGGTTTTTTAGCACTGTCAGCTTGTTCCTTGCCAGCCTCAGCAACAACTTCTTGGCACATCTTACGAAGAGTAGAATCCTCTTTATATGCCTTTGTAGTCTGCAAAGCTACAGCTACTTCTGCCTCGGATGCTCCGTTGTTGATAAGTTTTAATGCCTTTGAATTAGCAGCTAACTTAATACCATTCTCTTTCACGTAATTAATTACACTTTGTCTCATAATTTTGATAATTTTAATTAAACAATATATATTGATATAAAAGACTTTGACTAATTTTATAAGGTATTAGTTTTCATAGGTACAAACTGGAAGATTTATTTAACCTATTACTTAACACACTCGCCACGTGAAGGCTACCTTGTGAGTGCAACTAGTATACCTACATTCACATATAAATATACTAGCAATACTACTCTTAGTATTCCACAAATCCATATTAAGCTAACGGAACATAATAAGTTGAGGACTATCCTACGCTTAGGACTAATAAGTATAACATGATTCAGAAGCTCTCTATTGTATTAGTATATGGAAGATTGTTATACTGCATGATTTTAAAGTCTGCACTAATACCTTGCTGGTTGCCTCTCTTAACTACAGCGTGAGTTAAGTGGACAGCTAAGGATATAAGCCCCACATGCTTGTCAAGGATTCTCACCTTAAAGAGGAGAGTATGATTATCCTTTGAACATACTCTCTGGCTTACTGAAAAATGTTATAGGACAGCCACGTCCCTGGATTTTACTTTGTACACTAGCTTTTTCTTCCTATACGGTACATGTCTTTGATTTCTCTGCACTAATACTTAGGTATAAACCTAACTATAAAAGAATTTCCAGAATACTATTTGCAACTATTATTCCTTCTATTGAGATATAGGTTTATTTATATGCGCTCCTAAGATATAAGCCCCATAAAGTTGACACTGATTCACACAGTGTAGAAATAGAGTAAGCGCATTAATATAGCTATGGAAAACATCACTACAAGCTATGCTAAGAGCTGTCAGATATAAGACCTCATTTTCTCTTACTCTATTAAAATACTTTAGTTCTAACGCCTCTGCGCCTTCATACTACGTTTCTAGAATGTCGTAACGCCCCAATTAGGGAGATATACATCATACACGAGTTTTCATATATCATTGTGTTGATATAATAGTTAGATACTAAAGTATTAACACTTATTGTTCAGTTAGTGTTAGACTGTTAAGCACCTCATTAAGCCTATCGAGGTATAGCTAATTGTTTTCGCTCTGCTTACTTCGAGCTTGGTTGCTGTCTCTAATAAGATGTGCACCAGTTGGAACCTACAACTGCATCTACCACGTGGATTCATAATCGGTCTTTACTTGTGCATAGTAAATAGGATTATGTTTTTCTTGACTCTGCATTCTGTCGGGCTTGTCACCGGCACTCGGCTGCATTAAGAAAAGAAGTATAATAATATAGTCCTTAGCGTTACCTAAGTCTTTATAAGGGCATACCTAACTTATATTATTAGATTCCAAACAAATGGAAGGACACAATACTGATTAGCCATAACGATATTGCTATGGCTAAACAGATAGCAAATTCTTTATTCTTCATTATCTTCTTCTTTGCATCCAATCATGATAGCTAATATGCCTACGTACACTGTACTAAAAGCAGCATAGCAACCCATTCCTGCCTTAGTTGTTGGACCGAGAGAAGATAGTATAATAAGAGTTAATACTATATACACAAAGAAAATAATAAAACCTTTCATAATATATAATGTTTTAGTTAGTAATTTCCTGACTATGATATGCATCTTCAATATCTGCCTTTAATTGTTCTTTGTCATATATATTGTACCAATCACATAGATTGTCACAATATTCTTCAAAGTCATTAAATGCAGTATGCATTGAGTTAGAAGTACTATTTAATACAGCTGCATATAATGCTATTGCCTTACTTCTTTGTGCATATTTGAGTGTCTTAAAAGAATTAAAAACTACATCACAAGATATATTAAAGACTAGTTGTTTCTTGCCTTTTATACGCTCTACTGTATAAGCTGTGAATTCTTCCATATATATTGAATTTAGTTATTTGCATTTTACACCTAAAACTTATATCTTTATAGCTGCATACTGTCATAACGTTGAGTTATTAACTCCGAGTACATCTTTTCATCCATATAGGAACTATGACTTCTTCTGTAAGCCTTACGCTAATATAAGAAACTGGTGCCCTCAATGTCTTGGGAAGTTATTGAGTTTTTTAGCAGTGATTATATCTTGATTATTGACTAATTTTCGCTATGTTCACATTCAATTGTGATATGCAGAATGCGCAAGGCTTGTTAAGCCCTACGCTTCACACATTGAGAGAAAAAGCCATATATTTTAATCTACTAAAACATACGTACCGTTTTCAAGACCTCTTTTAAAGTTACGTTCGGCAAGTTCTTCCGGTTTACCTTCGACACTGTTTTCTTCGGCATCACAGAACAGTACAAGACTAATATTTGAATATATACGAGGTATTAACTCGGTTGTCTTATACTTTTGTCCTTTTGGTATCACTTTACCGTTAACCCTTGCCGTACCGTCGCTTGTTTTCTCAACTTCTTTTTCGTCCGAATAGTATTCGCCATCACGATTAAGGATATGAAACTTTTTACCCGTGTCCCACTGATATAACATAAGGTTAATTTTGCGTTCCTCTGTTACATTATTATCATCGTCTACGGGCATACCACTCTCCAGACTATCGCATAGTTCCCGTGTGGCTGGAAACATAGTTTTAGTGAAATTGTAAACCCTACTTTGCATAGCCATAACATTAATGGTACCGTCATCGTTAAATGCACTCGTAGCGTTTACGTCTCCTACTGTACCAGTAGCACGTATAACATAATACGGTAACTCGCGGTTCTCGTCCTCTCTCTTTTCAAATTGTTTAACAACACACAACATAAGCAAAAAAGTTTAAAAAGTTAAAAAATGTGAACATAGAAAAGGGAACGCCATAGAGCAAAACAGCCATAGGGTGTTCCCTGCCGATACATAATACGGGGGAGTGAATCTTTGCTGGTCACCTCTCGCATCCTTTCTCCCAAAATTTTATTTTATAAAAAATTTTTAATAAATGTTAAATTATATTACAAATTTTAACATTTTGCGTTCATGTATATATGAAATACGATCCACATTATTATATACAGAAGATAGGGGATAGTATAGATTCGCTCCCCTATGTAGAGGTTACTGTTGATAACACTAAGATAATTGTTGTCAATATAAGAGCCGGCCGTGAACTGATTTATAAGGTATACTTTACTAATTTCAGTAAAGAGATTTCCGGCTGGTATCATGATATGAGTACAGATGAAATAGTAATATTTCACTGTTGTGAACACTATGTAAATAGGTTTAATGAAAGATATCTCAGAAGATGTAAAAGAGATGATATAGGTAGAATTAGGATATTCGCCAAACGAATAGCTAAGGCACAGTTAGTTGACCAATCTATCGCAGTAGATCCTAGTAAGAGATTGATAAATATAATAAAGATTAAAGCAAAAGGGGAATACCGGCATCTGCATTTTATAACCTGTTATCAGAGTAAGGAGAAGGTAAAGAAATTATTATCTTAAAAAATGTTAAATTTTGTGTGTTAAATAGCCATAATTGTTCTTAATAAATGTTAAAAAGTTAATATAAAAGGGAACCTAAGTAGTGTTTTATACGTTACTGTCTATACAGTTAAAGACAGTCTAAGACAGATTAGACAGTATTAATAGTCCTTACTTTAGATAATGTCTTTACTTAGTTAAAGTATATATAATACGTATTATGGGAAAGAGAAAAGTAGTTAATAAAATAGAGGCATACTCAGGTATGTACATAAATCATAATAGAAACACTTATCAATTAGTACAAACAGATACTTCTCAGAAGTATTGTAAAGGTTGTGCTTTATATAATAATAGCTGTCCAGATAGAATTGTACAATTGTGTAGACAGGGTTATATACTTAGAAAGATAGAGTTATAATGAAAGAAGAATTCTGGATAGGCTTGATAATTGGTGGTGGTATAGTACATGCAATATATCAGGTTATACTAAACTTTAAGAAGTATGCCAACAAAAGAAAATAAAGTAGTAGAGATTCTAGGTAAGAAATTTGAAGTAGTTAAGACAGACAATGGTAGCTGTGACGGCTGTTATTTCTATACCAGACATTGTGTCCCAAAGGCTTTAAGGAATTGTATTTGGGGTGGAAACATACTGAAATTAATAGAACAAAGATAAAAATTATACGTTATAAAATATATGGAAGATAAAGTACTTGAAACAGTAGTTAACGGTTTAGAATATACTCCTCTGCAGGATATCTTAGTTAAACCTCTTGCGCCTATTATGTTAAAGAAAGAAGTTACTGAAGCAGTTGGTACAGGTGAAAAAGACGTAGACGGTTATGAGAAGTTTGATACTAAGACTGAAGTAAAAGAAGTTGAATCAGAGTGGAGAACCGGTATCGTACTTGCAATTGGGTCTAATCTAGACTCTACTCTCCTCAAATTTGAAGTAGGAGATACTATTGTATTTAATAAGAAATTTGCTAAAGACTTTGATTTATTCAAAGATAGTATGCTGGTAAAATCTTATGATTGTGTTGCAAAGAAAGTTAAGAAATAAGTATTAATGCGTATTAATAGTTGTTGTGGGGCTAGGTCTGCGGATCTAGCCTTTTTTATTGTATTAAGTTAAATAGTTAACAAATGTTAAAATATAGTTACCTTTTTAACACTTCACGTTTATGTAATTGTAACAACTATTAAGACAATTAAAAATAATAATTATTATGGTACAGTATAAAGTAGTAAAAGAGTTTGCTTGTGGTAAGAAAGGTGATATCCTTACTTGGAATGATGAAACAGAAATGTTTGAGTTCTATTTTAAAGACGAAACGAGTGAACGTGCTTTGTTTATGGATAAAGATACTTGTGATGAATATGTTGATGAGGGCTATCTCATTGTACTCGATGATGAGGATGAATGTAGCTGTGACGATACTTTGTTGGAAGAGATGTCAGACAAGCTTGATACGATTGCCAATACGATTGATAGTCTCTTAGAACAGTACGAAACAGATCACAAGAAACTCGAAGAGGCTTATAATAATCAAGAAGTACCTACTTGTGTTAAAGTAGAAGCTGATACAGTTTATTATAACCTTACTAAAGTATTAAACAAGATTAAAGATATTATTAATGAATAAACTCGTAATAGGGATCCGAATAAATGAACAAATTAGTTAAAACAGTTAAGAAAACGGATCTTTATCGAGAATTCCTCAGATCGCTTGATGGCGTACTTTAGCTTACTGACAGGGAGCAGGATATAATGGTATTACTCATTGAATTAGATATTAATACTCCAAAGCTCCCTGGTTACAGTAAGAATGTTATAAGTACAGAAAACAGACGTTATCTAAAAGCCGCAACAGGCATTACAGGTGATAATCTAAGTAGATATATAGGAAGATTAAGAGATAAAGGTCTGATTGTTAAGGGTAAAGCAGATGATGAATGGATGGTTAATCCTGCTTTGATACCTGAAGTGATTGGAGATAGAGTACAAATTACTATCGTATTACGACTAGACAGAGAATAATATGAATATGGAATATATGTCAATTAAACCAGGTTCTATCCTATTACAAAGAGATTATAATTGGATAGTAAGACTCTGGTACAAGATTAGAAAGAAGAATCTTAAGTATAATAAGTTTATTATATTTACAGATGATTGTGATCTAGTTAGTATTCAAGGTGAGCGTAAAGATGCAGTAGTAGCAGAACCTAAGAAGGCTTATAGTAAAAAGGAACTTAAGAGATTAAATACTATTGTTGATTCTAGTAAGGAAGAAGGTGATTGGTTGTCTTCTAATAAAGCTACAGTAGCAGATCTATTTACAGCTATTAATTGTGTTAGACCTGATACCTTTGAGAATACTAAGGATTTGGATGCTTTCCTTGATAATAAGTATTACACTATTAAGGATTTAGCTGATGAACAAAACTGGAGTGAATATATTTATTGAGTTAAGTAAGAAGTATAACCTACCTACTTAGGTAATAAAAACAATATGTACTCACCCATTCCTGTTTGCTAACAGGAAAATAAGCTAGAGAGATGAAAAACCCCTAATGTTTACTTACTTAGGTAAGATAAAGATAAAGAAGAATCATGAGAGATAGAAAGATAATTAGACTGACAAAGATACCAGAGATTGACATAGTTACAGAATTAATTGAGTATATGGTATACTTTAAACTATCATATCCTACTGGTAATAAAGATACTTGTGAAGTATAGTTAAATGATGTCTCTAATGAAATCATAACTCCTAGCGTTACTTATAAAATGACGGATGATGTTTACTTATATCTGTATTTACTTAGTAATAAAGCGGTAGCAAACATATATAAAGCAATAAAAGATGATTAGAAAGTATGATTTAGACCTTTATCCCATGTCATTGTATATCGGTACAATATCTGACTTTTACAATAGTAAGAAGAGATTTAAGTTCTATGGAACTGTACAAGATATGTTGATTGATGATGATGGCATACCAGCAGATCCAATGGGTTCAGCAGCAACTACCTTCTTAGTAAAGGAAAGAAAAAGTGGTTATAAAGGAGTTATAACTTTCCTAGATGAAGATAGCAATGGAGCTATAAGTGAGTTTCTATTCAATACAATTGCACATGAGTCAACACATATTACTGATGCAATATGGCAATTAATTGGAGCTCGTGCAGAATCTTTTGATGAAAGAAACGAACCTTACGCATATTTAGTAGGATGGGTAGCCGGTAAGATAGGTCAATACATGATAGACTATATAAGAGATAATGAATAAAATAGATAAAGAAACCTCTCTACACTTACTTAAGCTAGAGAGAGAAAACTCTAAGGAAGCCCCCGAAATCATACAGAAGTTACTAAATTCTGTAGAAAAGGCAGTTGAAGCTGATAAGATATCATACTTTGACTTTATAGAAGATATGATGAAGGGATTGGAAGAAGTATCTGACGAAGATGATTCTTCATTAGAGAAGAGAGAAAAAGTAGTTAACGATATCTGTCAAAAGTTGATTGATAAATATGAAACAGGGGATAAAGAATGACTTTAAAGATAATAAACTCAGATGGGATTTATTGCCTCTAGAAGAATTAGAAGATATCGTTAAAGTATATACCGAAGGATCAAAGAAGTACGGAGTCAATACTTGGCAGTTACTTAAAGATGGTTACTCTAGATATAAAGCCGCATTATTCAGACATCTTGTGTTATTCGAAAAGGGAGAAGAGATGGACAACGAAACCGGTTGTAGACATCTTGCACAGGTAGCTTGGAATGCTATAGCAATGCTCTACTGTAGTAAGCACGGAGAAACTCAGGAATCCTTAATTGACAAACTCAATAACCGCATATCTAAGAAGATTGATGATTGCAATAGCTTATTAGATATACTCGATATAGATAGTATGATTTCTGAAAAGGAACATAAAAATAGAGAAAATATTGAGGAGTGTCAAAAAAAGGAAGAATCTGAGATAAGAGAAAAGCTTGATAATTTAGGGCATGAGCTAAGCAATAGAACTTACAATCGCTATAATATCAAAGCTGAATATATATGCAGAAATAATGACGGAAATTACGATGTATATTATGACATTAGCTCATTAGGAGATATACAGAAAGATATATTTGGAATTTATATTGATAAAGATGTAATACCTTGTGTACATTTTACAGGTAGTACAGATTTTCATACGCTAAATATATTAGTTAATAATTTGATAAGGAGATATGAAGATGAACATAACAAAGGAAAGTTTGGAACAGGAAATGGAGATTTATCAAAGAATGATAGAGAAGTATCAAATGGATCCAGAATATGTAAATCCTAATTGCTCTGAGAAACAAGCTAGAGTAATTCTAGCACGATTACAAAAAGAATATTATACAAGTTATAGAATAGATTAATATGGAAACTATAATTGGAAAAAACTTAGACTTTACATTAATAGGAGATTCGTTTGAAGATCTTAAGTATAAAAGTGAACGATCATGTTATGAACTTAGTGATATTAGAATCGCTGAGGACGATGGTAGAATTATCATTGATGAGATAACTAATAATGGCGTAGGAGGATATATCCCCTATAAGAAAGGGCAAATTATTGGTTTAATTCGTAATTGGGAAGGTGAATATATCAAACGTCCTATTGTATTTGATTCACCTGAATTATTAGCCGTAATACTTGAGATTAAAGAACAAGCAGCAGCATATAAAGAAGAGCAATTGGGAAAAGATGAACCTTGTGAATGTAAAGAACCTTGTTCTAATTTAAAAAGAGTATAAAAGAGACTATTAATGAAATTATTTGATATTCTAGGTGGTAATGTAACAATACACGAAGATGCATTAGCTATTCCAGCATTTAAGAAAATATGGGAGAAAGACAAGGCTGACAAACAACACGCTATAGCAGTTATCAGTTATATAGTCTTTAAGAATAAATGGGATAGTCCATATGTACTTAGTATGACCGAGGATATCTTAGAAGAAGCATTAAAGAAAGAATTTTTCCCAGAAGGTTATCAACTTACTCCAGATGAACTAATAGCTGAAGATACATTTAAGAGATTACAATATACTCGTACTCTTGCAATGTTAAATAGTATTAGACTCAAACTAGATACTTTTACTCAATACTATCACGATAGTCTTGAAGAGGAACTAGATGAAAAGAAGATAGAAAAATACTTAGCAGGATTCGCTAAAGTAAAAGATACATATGTTACTCTAGACTTCTTGGAAAAAGCAGTTAAAGCTGGAGAAATGGATACTACTAGGGTTAAAGGTGATGCTAAGATTAATCCTTTCGAATTACCCACTGGTGTTAGAAAATAACACTGCAGAGATACAAAAAAATAACACTATCGTTTAGATAAACAAATTTAAGAGATTATGAAAAAGACTAATGAACTGCCAGACATAATAGTAGATCTGACAGATGATAATAAGACAGTAGAAGAAGCAATTGCAGAATGTGAAGCTGCACGCCAGGTAATTAAGCCTTGGTATAAAAGAATTACCAAACGTATCAAAGGTTGGTTTAAGAAATAAGGTTAAAACATATTCAATCAGCGACGTTATGTGGCGCGTCTAAAAAGAAGCCACATCTTACTGCCCTATGGTGTAATGGCTAGCACAGGAGGCTCTAACCCTCTTAGTCTGGGTTCGAATCCTAGTGGGGCTACCAATAACTAACTGAAGTATGGCGCGCATACAACGTAACTACCTAAGTCACTTACTGAGTAATTAACAGTAAACACAGCTAATGAAGGTCCGAATCGTAAGTCGGCCAGTTCCTAGGGTCTGGTATAACCTAGAGAGCTATTTCTAGTGCTTTTTGCACTAATTTTAAATTTTATCATAATGAAGTTTTAAGGTTTGAAGAGAAGGGGTCCGTTGTGAAACGTGCCCCTTTTATTATAGTTAAACATGGTCGATTTTAACAAAAGGATATTAAATAGTAATAAATTTAGAAAGCCAGCACTATAGTTTATAGCAACTGGCTCATATTGTCCGTACCCTAAAGGTACGGCTGAATATATGCGTTTCTGGCAGGAAGAGTAGCAGAAATGTATTAATGGTTATACTGCTGATGATGGAGATTTCATTAGTGGCTATAACTATTTTTATTTAAATTACTGTCCTATTTATCGTTAGGTTAATCGCATAGTAGATGGTAAGAATAAATCAGAACACATTGTTACATTCCCTGATTTCTGGGATTATGACTATTACTACTTCCAATGTGTAGAACAATGCAAAGAAGAGGGTAAACATTTGTGTGTATTGAAATCCAGACGTAAGGGTTATTCATACAAGTGTGCGGCTATGCTATGTCGTAATTACTATTTAATACCTGATTCTAAGTCATATGTATATGCATCTAATAAATAGTATTTGACAGATGATGGTACTCTTACTAAAGCTTGGGGTTACATGGACTTTATTGACGAACATACTGCATGGAGTAAAAAGAGATCTGTTAGTACTCAGCTTAGACGTAGAGCAGGTATGTGGGTTACTGATGAATACGGTAATAAAATTGAAGTAGGTTATAAGTCTGAAATTATTGGAGTTACTTTGAAAGATAATCCAGATGTAGTACGTGGTAAGATTGCTAATCTTATTATGTTTGAAGAGGCCGGTTCTTTTAAAGAATTAAGTGCGGCATGGCAAATTGCTAGACCTTCTGTAGAGACAGACGGTATAGCATTTGGTACTATGATTGCATATGGTACAGGTGGTGATACGGATTCTAACTTTGCTACACTTAAAGAGATGTTTTATAAGCCAAAAGGATTTAATTGCCTCGAACTTAATAACATCTGGGATGAAGCAGTAGACAATACCAAATGTGGATTCTTTATACCTTAGTACGCTAACATGGATATACGTGACGATAAAGGTAATCGCCTGTATATGGATAATGATGGTAATACTTTGACCTATAAAGCAAGGGAATATATACTGTCCGAAAGAAAGATAGTTATTGAGAATTCTACCAATTCTGTAGCAGTAGATAGATATATTGCGGAACGTCCTATTACTCCTGCTGAAGCGTGTTTGGAATTCAATGGTAACATATTTCCTAAGAAAGAACTACAAGAACAATTAGCAAGAATACGCACTAATAAGAAGTTAACCAACCATAAACAAATAGGGGATTTAATATGGGAATCTGACGGATCATTAAAGTGGATAGTAAAGAAACAAGGTGACATTACTAAATATCCATTAGGTAAAGACGATGATCCTACTGGTTCTATAGTAATATGGGAACATCCTGTAAAAGATGCTCCTATTGGTTTATACATACTTGGGGTAGACCCTTATGATCACGATTAGTCAGGTACTAATTCTTTAGGTTCTACATTTGTTTATAAGCGTTTTTAGGGCTTTGAAAACTATTACGATATAATTGTAGCTGAATACACTGGAAGACCTTCTACAGCAGAAGAATACTATGAAAATTTACGTAAATTAGCGGTTTATTACAATGGTAGAATTATGTATGAAAATGAGCGCAAAGGCCTGTTTCCATATTTTACTGCTAAGCATTGTGACTACTTGTTGGCTGATTAGCCAGACATTATATCTGATATTGTTGGCAATTCTAAAGTTTAGCGTAAGAAAGGTTGCCACATGAATAAGTAGATAAAACAATGGGGTGAAGGATTGATCAAAGACTGGCTTAATGAGGAAAAATCCCCAGGGCATAAAAACCTGCATGAGATACTGTCAGAACCGCTATTAGAAGAACTTATAGGTTACAACGATATAGGTAACTTTGACCGTGTCATGGCGTTGATGCAGGTAATGATTTATCGGGAACAACTATACAATGTAGTTGTTAAAGAGAAGAAAAAAAGTAATAGAGAACGACTATTATTCGACGGTCCTCTATTTACTTATGATAATTATAGCTATGACGATAGTTATAATCAAGTCGATGAAGATGTATATACATTTAATTAACAGAATATGATAAGTAAAAATATTGGTTCATTTCCAGTATAGAAACTACCTATGTCAAAGAAGACAAAGGACTGGAAAGAAGCATGCGTAAATTACATAATCGGTAAATCTGGATTTAGTAGTGGCAGTGGTAATAATGGCCGTACTAGATATGAAGAGATGTAGACATACTATGATTTATACAATAGTATCTATAATGAAAAGGATTTACTTTATGTTACTAACCCTTTTAAATAGAAAGATGGTTTCCCAGCTACTGCACAGGATTATAACATAATTAAGCCTAAAGTTGACTTATTACTTGGAGAAGAAACTAAGAGACCTTTTAATTTTAGAGTTGTACGTACTAGTGATAATGCTACTAGTGACATACAAGAGAGAGCTAAGTAGATGCTTACCGATTATATAATGGGTATGATCATGGCTAATATGGGTCCCGAAGAGGCTATGAGATTTCAGCAAGCTATATAGTCTGGAGAAATAATGCCTCCCGAATAGATTCAAAAGTATTTGAATAAAGACTATAAGGATATTGCTGAAACTACTGCATATCATAGCCTCAACTATTTAAAGAACAAACTCAATATAACTCATGAGTTCTATAAAGGATGGAAAGATGCTTTAATTGCTGGAGAAGAGATATACTATGTAGGTATTATTAACGGCAATCCTTACTTAGAGAGAGTAAATCCTTTATACTTTAGTTATGATCAGACTGCAGATTTAGAATTTATACACGACTCAGATTGGTGCTGTCGTAAGATGATTATGTCAGCTACTGAGATATACGATAGATTCTATGATAAAATGTCTGAAAAGCAATTAAATGAGTTACTTGAGATGATTGAAGACACTAGCAGAGGCGGTATTAATCCAGAAGTAAGAAAGACATCTTTAGACTATCCACATATTAAAACACATACTATTAATGGGTTTACTTCTAATCCATTTGAAGGTAGTGATAATATTAATGTATGGCATTGCTGTTGGAAGTCATTTAAAAAGATAGGATTCGTCACATATTAGGACCCTGAAACTGGCGAGATTGATGAATTACAAGTAGACGAATCCTATAAAGTTACAGGACTAGAAATAAATGTAGAATGGTCTTGGATTATAGAGGTATGGGAAGGATATAGAGTAGGAGAAGACTTATATATAGGTATACAGCCACTTGAGTATCAACACATATCTGCAGATAATTTAAACTCTTAGAAATTACCTTATACAGGAGTAGTATATAATAATACCAATAGTTCTCCTAGATCATTAGTAAGTATGATGAAACCTTTACAATACATGTATATTGTACTCTGGTATCGTCTCGAGTTAGCTATGTCTAGAGATAAAGGTAAAGTACCAGTTATTGACGTTACTTAGATACCTAAATCTATGGGTATTGATGTAAATAAGTGGATGCATTACTTAGGAGCTTTAGGTGTTGTCTTTATTAATCCATATGAAGAAGGTTGGGATATACCTGGTCGTGAGGGAGGTAAGCCTTCGTAGTTCAATCAGTTCTAGGCATTAGATTTAAGTATGGCTAATACTATTGATTAGTATATTAATCTAATGAATAAGATTGAAGACATGGTATCTGAAATCTCAGGAGTAAGTAAACAACGTGAGGGTTCTATTGCGTCTAATGAATTAGTAGGTAATGTAGAACGTTCTGTGGTACAATCTGCTCATATTACTGAGCCTTGGTTCTGGGTACATAATTAGGTAAAGAAAGAAGCTCTTACTATGCTTCTAGATACATCAAAAGTAGCATGGAAAGATAATAAGCGTTGTCTTCATTATATATTAGATGATGCTACTAGAGCATTTATAACACTATCTGATGAATTCTTCTATGAAGATATGGATGTATTTGTAGATGATACAACCAAGAATCAACAACAGGTAGAGGCTCTTAAACAGCTTATGCAACCTGCTATGCAGAATGGTGCTAGCTTACTTGATATTGCTGAAATTATTACTATGGACAACGTTAGTATGATTAAGCAACGTCTTGAAGAAATAGAGCAAAAGAGAATGGAACAGCAACAAGCTATGGAACAAGCTCAAGCAGAACGTGAACAGCAAATGGCTCAAATTCAGAATGAAATTAAAGAAGAAGAGCTTATGCTTAAGGAAGCTGAAATGGATCTTAAGAAATATGAAATTGATTCTAATAATGCTACTAAGATAACTGTTGCTCAATTAAATGCTTATAGAGGTGCCGAGAATATGGATCAAGATATGAATGGAATACCTGATCCTATAGAAATAGGTAAACAAGCCATTGAACAACAAAAGGTAAATTCTGATATTGCTTCTAAACAATTTGAGTTCAATAATAAGAAACGTGAAATGGAAATGAAACGTGAAATTGAGAATAAGAAGATTGAGCTCGAAAAGCAGAAAATGAAGCAAGAAATGGAATTACAGAAACAAAAAGATGCAGAAGCATATAAGAGAGAACAACTCAAAGCTAAAACAGCTTTGAAGAACAAAACTAATGCTGAGGCAGCTAGAAGTAAGAAATAATCATGAAGATAATTAAGAATAAATTTATACCATTTAAAGGATATAAATTAATGAACTTCTTTGGTATTATATTTCAGAGAAATGATGCTGTAGTAACAATGACAGAGTATAACCATGAGAAAATCCATTTGAAATAGATGCAAGAAATGTTGTGGATTGGTTTCTACTTATGGTATGCTATAGAATATCTTTGTATAATGCTGTCCTGTAAATGGAATAAACAGAGTGATAGATATCACGATGTTAGCTTCGAAGAAGAAGCACACAATAATGATAAGAACCTAAACTATTGTAAAGAGCGTAAGCACTATGCGTGGTTTAAGTATTTAAAAATAGGTAGTTATAAAAGTAAAAAGGAGAAATAATTATGGCATGTGGTGGAAAGAAATCCGGCGGTAAAAAAGGAAAAGGCGGAAAAGGTAGTAAATGATTGAATTATGGATAAACAAGCATTTAAATAGAGAATGCAGAACCTAAAGTCTTACCGGGAGAATAATCCCGGTAAAGGCTATTGGGATTGGAAAGTACAAGCCTATCAGAATGGTGGCAGACATGCTTTAGGTGTTGGTTAGGTATTTGCCTCACTTGCTGATATGTTGTTCAATAAGGAAAGAAGAACACCAGCTATAGCAGCTGCTGCATATTATACTATACATCAAACTCAGAATGACCCAGTATTAGCTCCAGTTGAAGCGCCACTTGTAGAACCTATAGCAGATGCAATAAAGAGTGTAGACGAAACTCCATATGATCCAGGAGAAGTGTTTCTATTATCTCCTGAAAATCAAAAGAAGCAGATGACAAAGAATCCTAATTATAGAGTAGTAGATACTAACAGTGAGGAAGACCCCTATGGAATTGTAAGAAGAGCTGCTAACTATCACAAAGAAATTCATGGAGAAGTACCTGTGTATGAGTATATTGCTGATTCTGACACAACTATTAAAAGAAGTAATTTAATTCCAGTAGGAACATTACCTCTAGGTGAATATACTCCAGAATTACCTCATGCTGGTAGTTATAATTCTGTATTGTACTACAATGCTAGTAATGACAAACTCTATCAGAGAGCATACGATTTGAATGATTATGGCCCTACTGATACTAAGGATAAGGGAGCTTCTAGTATGTATATTGGACCAATAAGATGGTTGTCAAGACAGTTAGATAAGGCAGGTACTCCTTTTGTTCAAAGAACTGGCTTTGTACCTCTTGATGAAGGAAAATATTATAACTAGTTACCTGAATCTGCTAAAAAGAAAGTAAGAGAACGCCGTAGACTTAGAAACTCCTATGAATATGGTGGAGAGGTGAATGAGTTTCAGCGTAAGACTAGAAGAGATATAATGCAAGAGTCTTTAGTAGATGGAAGACCTGATTACAACAAGATGTTCTAGAATCAGAATGAATATCAAAAAGACTTTGCAAACTATTGGTATACTGAGAGAGCTAAGAATCCAAAATATTCAGATTAGATAGGAGGAGATAAATTAGGCAGTGTATTATCTAATATAGATAAAGCTACATGGAAAACCCCTACTGAAGCTATGAGAGATAATATGGTAGGATAGGGTTATAATCCTACGGATGCTCAGATTAATCAATAGCTTAATATACTTAAGGAAAAAGGTACTAAGGGTTTTGCTAATCCAAAAGCTCACAGTTATACTTCACTAAGACCTGCTAATACTTGGCATGAAGGTGTTGGTCATATGGTAGGAGACAATACTCCAGCTATACTTAATGCCTCTCCTAATGTACGCATTAGTAATTCTGATAGTTCATATGAAGATTATGTTAATTAGGCTAATGAGAAACACGCACAGACTTGGGACTTTAGAGGTAATAATTCAAATCTGAAAGATGATTAGGGTAATTACTATATAGATCCTAATAGACAACTTACTCCTGAAGATATAAGTAATATGCGTAGTAAAGGAGCTAAGATACCAGAACAATGGGAGTCATTAGAAGATGCAGATATATCAGAACTTACTAATACATTTGCATATAATATGTATTAGGATCCAGTATAGTATATGGCTAATGGCGGTGAGGTAGGCGATCCAGATGATGAATTTACTAAGGCTGTTAATACTAAGTTAGGTAGAACTCCAGATGGTAGACCATTGCAACAAGGACTTAAACCTGTATTTGATTTAGAAGATGCGGCTAATTTAACTCCTGTAGGTGATGTATTATCAGCTAAAGAAGCATATGACGCTGTTAAATAGAATGACTGGTTAGGAGCAGGTCTAGCAGGTTTAGGCTTCATTCCTTTTATACCTAAAGGAGTTAGACGTATAGCTAGACAAACTCCTACTGTTAACAGAACTTTTGAATAGAAAGTCGCTGAAATGGAAAAGCGAGTAAGTAATAGACGTAAAATGATGGAAGAATTTTACGATCAAAGAAATAGGACTTATGAGTTATTGAATACTCCAGAAGCAAGAAGAAGAGCGGCTAATATTGATTAGAAATATGGAACTGAGTACAATAAAGTGTATGACAAGCTTACTAAAGAGTACGAAGATATAACTAGTTATGTTAACATGGTAGAGCCTGAGTTCGTAAAAGATCCAGATGCGTTTGCTAGAATAAAACCTGCTAAATCAGGCAAAAAGATAAGTTTATCTGAAGATAATATAACTAAGCCAGAAGATTTTCCTACAGGTCTTATACGACATGAAATAGGTCACTATGTAGACGAGATGGCATATCCTGGAGGAGTTCCTAATAATGCGTATCTTAGACAATTGGGTAAACCAAGTAAATATAGACCGTTTGAAGAGGTTAAAGATATATTTAGAAGTCCAGATAAAGCTTTATAGGATTATAGATACTTACGTAATCCTACAGAAAAGAAAAGCATTATGAACTAGTTCGATGAATATTTGATGAATAACTATACTCCATCAACGTACCCTTAGACTACAAAGGAGTTTAAAGAGGCTATAGAAAAGGCTCCAGATATTCATAGAAATATGAAATTGTTATTAAAGATACATAATAAACCTAGTATATTATTTAAAGATTTTAAGAATAGACCTCTAGTAAATAATACTACTAAGGATAAGAATAAGGAGCTTGTCTAATATGGATGAAAAAATGAACATAATGCCACAGTATCCAATACCTAGCTATAAGTATGGAGGGATACATATAAAGAAAAAGAATAGAGGTAAATTCAATGCTTTAAAGAAAAGAACAGGTAAGTCTACAGAAGAACTTACTCACAGTAAGAATCCCTTAACACGTAAACGGGCTATCTTTGCATAGAATGCTAAAAAATGGAATAAGGGTAAAAAGAAAAAGTAATCTAATTATTAAATAATTATGGAAAATAAGAACACATTAAATGGTTTTGAGGCTATTCTTGAAAGCCTTAATCCTAATGTAGGTGCTAATAAAACTAAAGAAATTGACAATATTGATAATGAATTTGATGCAGTTGAAGAGCTGACAGATGAGGAGTTGGAAGCACTACGAGGTAAAACAAGTAAGAAATCTACAAATAATAAAGAAGATGAAGAAGAGGAAGAAGATGATGTAGATGGCAAAGGTGAAGAAGACGACGACATTGAAACTAATGAGCCTTCAAAAACTAAGAAGTCTAGTAAGAAGACAACTAAGACTGACAAGGATAATGACACTGTGGATGAGAAAGGAGAGGAAGATGATATAGATTCCGATGATGGAACTACTTCCGAAGAACTAATCGTTAACTTCTTTGATTCATTGTCTGAACAGTTAGGTTGGTCTGATGTAGAAGATGAAGATAAGCCTAAGACTGCAGAAGACCTTATTGAATATTTTAAAGATGTAATTGAAGAAAACTCTGTACCTCAGTATGCTAGTGAGGAAGTAGAGAAACTTGATGAATTTGTACGTAATGGAGGTAACCTTAAAGATTATTTTAGTATTGACGCTGATATTGATCTTGACAATATCGAGGTGGAGGATAACGAAATAAATCAGAAATTAGTTGTAAAGGAGTTTTTGAAAGAGAAAGGCTTCTCTGCTAAACAGATTGATAAGAAGATTACTAAGTATGAAGATGCTGGTATTCTTGAAGATGAAGCTGTGGATGCATTAGAGGCTCTTAAAGACATCAAAGCTGAAAGGAAGGAAAAGCTATTAGAGGAGCAACAAAAGTCTGCAAGAGAGGCTTAGAAGCAGCAACAGACATTCTTTAATAACGTTGTCTCTGAAATAAAAGGCATGGATAGCATTTATGGTATTGAAATTCCAGAAAAAGACAAACGAGCTTTGTTGGAATATATATTTAAACCTGATGCAGAAGGTGTTACCAAGTATCAGAAAGATTATGCTAAAAGCCTTAAGAATTTGATTACTTCCGCTTACTTTACTATGAAGGGTGATAGTTTGATTACTATTGCAAAGCAGAAAGGTAAGAAAGACGCTCTAGATAATTTCAAAAATAGTTTGAGAGGAAGTGGAGTTACTAAGAAGTCTAGGAAGCAAGTTATAAACAATGACAGTACCTCAACTATTTGGGATACTTTTGCACGACAACTACGTGTCGCATAATAAAATTAAAACAAATAAATTAAATTACTAGTATTTTTATGGATAACAGTATTCTTAACAATCTGCAACTATACAAAGGTAAGTGGTTTTCTGACCTGATTGATACTGCGAAGATTTCTGTAGCTTCTCAGTAGAATCCGTATCAGGTTTCTACCATTCTGTCTTATGTATTCGGTACTAAAGATAGTGGCTATAGCACTTCTTTGGATATGTTGACAGGTGGTCTTGGCAACGTTATGACTATCGATCAGCCTTCATTTGAATGGTCTGTAATGATCGATGCTGACCGTGCCGTAACAATTAGAGACGCTAAATGGAATGGCGCAGCTATTACTTCTACTTCTACTGCAGGTTTGGGTAACACACCTATTATGTTGTGGTTGGAAGATAACTGGTTTGGTCCTGGTGCTATTCTTGAGTTTGATAACAAGGAATTCCAAGTACGTGTATCTGGCGCACCTTATCAAGATGGAAATCTGTGGGTATATACTTGTTTTGTAGCCGATGGTCAACCTTCATCTTATATTCCTGCTGAATATCTTGAAGCTGGAAAGCAGGTTTCTCGTCTTGCTTCTGCATATGAGGAATACAGTGAAGAGGGTGATATCTTGAACTATAACACTCACTTCAAGATGCGTAACTACCTTACTACGATTCGTATTAACTACGATATCACTGGTTCTGCCTATTCTACTGTAATGGCTATTGCTCTGAAAGATCCTGCAACTGGTAAGACTTCTTACTTGTGGGCTGATTATCAGGAATGGAAAGCTTTGCGTGAATGGTATAAGAGATGTGAACGTATGTTGGTTTACATGAAGACTAATGTAAACAAAGACGGTTCTTGTAATTTGAAGGGTACTAACGGCCGTCCGGTATTTATCGGTGCTGGTTTGTTGGAACAGATTGCTCCGTCTAACAGACGTTATTACACTCGTTTAACTGGTGAAATGTTGGAAGACTTCTTGTTCGATCTGTCTTACAACTGTCTTGGTACTAACGAACGTAAGTTTGTTGCCTTGACTGGTGAAATGGGTATGCGTGAGTTTGACCGTATCTTGAAAGAGAAGGTAGCTACTATGAATCTGATGGATACAGTATTTGTAACTGGTTCTGGTGATAACCTTACTTTTGGTGGTCAGTTCAAGACTTACAAAATGACCAACGGTATCGAGTTGACTCTGAAGTACTTCCCGCTGTATGACGATACTACTTATAACCGTGAATTGCATCCGGTAACCTTGAAACCGAAGGAATCATATCGTATGACTTTCTTGGATCTTGGTCGTCGTGATGGTGAAGCTAACATCGTTAAAGTAGTACGTAAAGATCGTGAATTCGTAACTTGGTATACTGGTGGTGCTGTAGCTCCGAATGGTTATGCTAAGTCTAAAGATACTCTGAGATCTAACGGTAAAGACGGTTACACCGTATTCTTCCTTGGTGAAATGGGTATCATGTTGCGTGATCCTCGTGCTTGCGGTGAATTGATCCTTGAATAATAAAAAACGTTAAGGCCAGTTTCGGCTGGCCTTTTCTTTTTCCTAACTTGATAGAATCTAATATTTAATATTATGGAAGTAATCGTTAGAATAGTTAAAGTAAATCCTTGGACCGGACTTACAAAATGGCCTACAACATTTGATTATGTAGGACCTTACTGGACTAGATCTGGTAATATCTACACTGGCTTGAGTACAGAAGATGCTCGTAGATTAGAGAAAGCCTTAAATAAAGAAGAAGGTGAGTTGTCTCCTAATAGCGATTTTTGGACTACCTTCGCAGTTAAACTTGGTAAAAGAGATCTAATACTGGATACAGATAAGCCGTTGGATGAATTGCAATATCTGTTCCTTAAAGGTCACAAACGAGTAGCAGATGGATTAGCTAATATGAATCCTTCTAAAGACTATGTACTGATTAATAAAGACTCTGAAGCAGAACAAGCTAATCGTATCAATAAGATTAAGCGTGAAGCATATAGAGAATTAGATAAAATGTCTATTGAAGATATGCGTAAGTGCTTGCGTTTATATGGTATGAAATCAGATACTATGTCAAATGAACTCGTTGAAGCTAAGCTTACTGAACAAGTTGAAACAGCACCTGATAAGTTTATGTTGAAATGGGTAAATAACCCAAATAAAGAAATTAACTTTGTCATTGAAGAAGCTATTGCTAAAAATATTATTCGTAAGAATAGAACTCAATACTTCTTTGGTACAGATCTGATTGGTAATGGTATTGATGATGTTATTGTTTACTTACAAGATAAGAAAAATCAAGACATTAAGTTAGCCATTATGAATGAAATTAAATCCAAATAATGAAGATATCTGATTTACATAAGGCATTTAAAGTTCTCATGGATAAGAATTCAGAGGCAGTCGCTTTCGGTGGCTGCCCTGCATTCCTTCCTGAAGAAATAGATTTGTTTCTTAATTAGGCTTATATAGAAGTAATATGTAATAAGTATACTGGCAATAATACTATGAAAGTAGGATTCGAAGGTGCTGTTAAACGTATTGCTGACCTATAGAAATTAATTAAGACAGATGCTGCACAACCTTTAGTATATCCATACTCTAGCTCTAATGTTCTTACTCTATCTAATTTCTTTAAAGACAATCAAGAACTTAAGAGAATGTTCTATGTAGATTGTGTATTACACTTCAATGATGAAGTTGCTATATGTACACTTATAGATCATGAAAAGGCTAAAGGATTCTTATAGACATATAATAATATGCCTTGGATAGAAACCCCTGTAGCAGTATTAGAAGATAATACATTGAAGATATATATAGATCCTATACGTATGTCTGCTGATACTTATACTGCTGATATTACTTATATTAAGTATCCTCAGAATATAAGCTATACAGACTGCAATAAAGATATCACTGAGGTTCCTGATTACATATTAAATGAAGTAATTGATAGAGCTGTAGAAATAGCACTAGAGACTATAGAATCTCAGAGAACGCAGACTAAAGTACAACTTGATAGCTTGAATGAATAATGAGTCCACGTGAAATGCAAATAGAGGTAGAAAGAAGACTATAGCTGATTAGTCCTACATTAGCTATTGATAATAAACTACCATCTGATACTATATTATCATTTATTAATGAAGCTGTCGATAAGTTCTGGAAGACTAGATATTCAGGTATCAATTTCAAACAAAGAGGCTTCGAGTAGGACTAGAAACGTACTGATGATTTACGTACTTTGGTTACAAAGTACACTTATAAAGATAATGGCATTACTAAGGTTAATCAAGAAACCTATACAGTTACCTTACCTGACGATTATGTAATACTATTAGGTGATACAGCAGGTATAGCTCCTGCAGATGGTATTACTAATGATTGTTGGGAGAAAGACTCGGAAGGTAACTATAAAGTTAAGTATAGTGATACTATAGAAGGTACTATTGAAACTGTAGACAGAATCAAAGAGAATTCATTATCAGAGTATCATCTAAAGTATACTAAAGCTAAACCTATCAAACTCATGTAGGATAATACTATTACTTTATATACTGATGGTAATTATAAGGTAGCTGAATATACTATTGAGTATTTAAAGAAACCAAGTAAAGTAGACCTTAAAGCTAATCCTACTGATGAGTATACAGACCTTCCTAGTCATACTCATATGGAAATAGTTAAATTAGCAGTATAGTTAATATTAGCTACTTTACCAAATTATAATGTATATTCTAATGAAGTAAATTCAATGGAATAACATTAACAGAAAGCGCTTATTGACGTGGAAATTAAACTTTTAAACAAGTTAGGAAAGTAGAAAGTAAGCGAAAATAGACAGAAGCGCTTAATATGTCTAATTTAAAATAACAATTACATTATATGATAACTTCAGTTCACACCGTTCTTATCGGTAAGAAATGTCCTGCTAGCTATACTACTGTAGATGCTTTGAATGCTGGTGAAGTAGCTTTGTTTGATCAGAATAAAGCTATCCTTAAAACAGCAGCAGAAGCCGCTAAGGCTAGCTCACTCTATGTAGGTGTTGCAGGTGAAAAGATCAATGTTACTATGCCTGATGGTAATGTTGCTTAGAAAGCTAATATTGAATTCTCTAATGAGATTCAGAAGAGTTCTAAACCATCTGCCGTAATCGGTCAGCATGTAGAACCCACTCAGGATAAAGTAGTAGTTACTTTGACTAATGCTACTATTGTTGCTGGTCACAGATATGTACTTCGTGTATTGTATAAAGATATTGAAGCTAATAACTTCCAATTTACTCATACTTATGAAGTATATGCTGAATCAAATGAAGCACAGAAATTAGCGGAAGCTTTTGTAAAGAAAATTAATGCTCACAAGAATCGTCGTATTCAGGCTGAGAATGCTGCTGCTGTTCTCACTTTGACTGCTATGGTTAAAGATGATAATGAAGGTGTTTATTCTCTGAATGAATACTCTGTAGTAGATATGGAAGTATCTCTGTATCATACTGTTCCTGGTGCATTGCTTGCTAATCAGCCGGAAGCAGTATCTGGTGCTACTATTGCTAAGACTCCAGGTAATCCTGGTAAAGGTTTCTGGAAGCAAGTTCGTGATGCAGAAGTACGCTACATGGGCTATAAAGGTCATGTGTTTACTGGTGCATATCCTGAAGTAGAACAGGCTCGCAAAGTAGTAGAAGGTACTTCTTATGACTATGCAGTAATTGAAAATGATAACCTGTATCTGAGTAATGACAACCAATATATTAAGACTACTCCGTTGACTACGGAAGTATACTGTCCTAGTATGGTTAATTCTATCGTTGATAAAGGTATTCAGTCATTTATCAAAGGTGAAACTGTAGCATAATAAAAACAGTGTTTCAGTGTGCTGACAAGGGCTATGGGGCTAAATAGCCCTGTAGCCTTTTTTTATTTAAAAGTATTAATATGAAGATAACTGGTATAACAATAGTAAAACACAACATAGTAGTAGAATTAGATACAAAGATACCTGATTCAGTAGATTCTAATTTGTATTTATACATAGACACACTGAATAACTATTCTAACAGGAGTTCAGTAAATCCTGATAAGCATTCATATAGATTATTAGTATTAGGTACAGACTATAGCTCTGATGTAAAGATTGACGAATAGAGATTATCTATAGTAATAGATTCTAATAAATTAGAAAATATGTGTATGAGTGCGTTTATTGCTACTATAGATAATTCAAGTCAATTCTTTTTCAATCAAGCTGATATATATTATAAAGAAGTAGAATTACTATGTAAGAACTGTAGTACTTGTTTAGATGATCAGCAAATAGATAGAATGATATTGTTTTTATTGAAACAAGATCTGTTAAGTTACGCTATCAATAATAACTTAATAGACGATGCAGTACAGTATTATACAGATATAGCTAGAATGCTAAATATATGTTTAGATACTAAAACTACATTCTACAATAACCACGATTGCTTTGCTTGTAATAAAACTTGTAGAAACGGAGTTTGTTCATTATGCTAATAGATGATATATATAGAATAGGTAAAGAGTATAACTTAAAAGTTAAGTACAACTCTAATCAAGGTATACCTTGTATACGTAAATGGGTTTGTGCTAATCATATTGCTCGTCTATTAGAAAGTGATTTAAAGTTTACAGATGAACAAATAGATTGTCTTAGAGCATTGATAAGCAAGTTAGTACATCCTTTGGATGAAATGTGGAAGGATACTTCAGAAACTGATGATAAAGCAATACTGCTAGAACAAAGTTTAGGAGTAGATTTAGGTATAAAAACATTCTATGACGAACTTTTAATTTGTGAAAAATGACTCCATTAGAAGAACAAGTACAGAAAAATACCACATCTATTAAGACTATATCAGATAGTCTAATATAGTATGCTAAAGATACAGACTTAGATAAGTCTAATGAAAATATATCAGCTAATACATCTGATATAGAAGAATTACGTAATAATATAGGCAGTCTACAAACTCAAATTAATCTATAGAATCGTATTGAGTAGATGAAGGATACTAATATAGTAGATGCTGCTAAACTAGACTTACTTCAATATGATGGTAAAAGATGGTCAAATATTGCCGCTAATAAGGTAGTAACTGGCTTACTTGGTAAATTAGTTGATTTACAAGATGTATCTATTAATAATTTACGTAATGACAACGCATTAGCATGGGATAGTGAATTATAGAAGTGGACTAATAAGAACCTGAATACAGAGATATATGATGATGTATTCTTAAGTAAGATCAAGCCTGATTCTACTGCTTACGAAGTATGGTTTAAAGAATCAGCAATATTTGGTCAAGAAGGTTTTGCATCAGGTCTTACAGGATTTGGTGGTAAGATTGACAGATATGGTCATGCTGAATTTGATAGTCTTACTTTACGTAGATTCCTTGAAGTACCTGAATTGAGATATAATCGTGTAGAGATTCAATTAGGAGATAAGTGGAATGCTCCTGGCGCAGGTGTAATAGAAAGTGTAGAACAAACAGATGAATATTCAGGTGTTATTACACTGAAACTAGAAGAAGGAGAATACGGGGCTGTATCAATGGGTGACTTATGTATGGGTATATATCATTCAGAGAAGACAGATGAAAATGCTGAACACGATGAAGATGATGGTAGAGGTAATAGAAAGTTTGCGGGTTTCTATACTGTTTACTTTGAAGTTACTAACATACTAGATGCACAAAATAAGAAATTTGGTTACAAGCTTAGGCCAGTAGATGATTATTGGAATATGACGTTTCACCCATGTGCTCAAATGAACTTTGTTGCATATGGTAATAAAACTAATGTAGATCGCCAAACATCTTGTTACTCAACTCGTACTTATACACGTTACTTAGTAAACTAGAATACTTGGGATTAGAAGGCTAAGAATATTGCAATGCAATTTGGTAATCTTGATAATCTCAATATGTTTGGTTACGATATGAGAGGATATTCGGCATATCTTAATTCAGTATACTTTACCGGTACTATTACTCAAGTAAAGCCAAATGGAGAAGAGATAAGATATGCTAATGATAGAGGACCTTGGGAACCAGACACTCACTATGATTACTATGATAGAGTAAGTGTATTAGGTTACTTATGGTTATGTGTTAATATAAACGGTACCGATACTAAACCTAGCGATAGTAATCCAGATTGGTTAATGCAGGTATCTAAAGGTGATACAGGAGAAGGTTTAATAGTACGTAGGTCTGAATGGTGGCCTGGTAGACTATATTGCAATGAAAGTGAAGTATCTCCAACAGTACAACCATTGAGGTACTTAGATATTGCTTTAATTAAAGATTTAGGAACTTCTACAGGTTATAAAGCATACAAATGTATATCTACTATAGATAGAGGTCACGGACAAGGCAAACACTTATCTTCTAGTGATAACAAGCCTGGTACTCCCGGTGGAGTTGAATATTGGGAAGAATTAGCTCAGAATGTAGCTAGTATTTATACTGATTTGATTATAGCTAAAAATGCTAAATTAGACTTTATTACTGGTAACTCATTAAGAGTTGGTTATCAAACTGGTAATACTACTAATGATTTTCATGTAGTAGCAGGTATTACTGGTGAAGGTGGTAATGATAACAATTCTGTTCGTATATGGGCCGGTACTACTGAAGAAAATAGATCTAAAGCTCCATTTTTAGTTAGACAAGATGGTAGAATGGTAGCTAATAACGCATCCATAAGGGGAGAAATAGAAGCATTATCTGGTACTATTTAGTCACTTGAAATTACAGGTGTGCTATTTGGTGGTACAGAGACAAACGGAATGAAGCTGTTCTCTAGTTATATAAAGTTTAAGGAAGGTGAAAGAGAAGCATTAATAGGTACTCCTAATTCTTTAGGTTATTCATACTTTGGTTCTTTTAAAAGTAATGCTAATGATTTTGACGTTGCATAGATAAATGATGGTCTGTACTTTGATATTACTGGCAGTTTAATTCGTAATATGGCAATATACGGCTCGGGAAGTTTATCATTATATGGAGATGTGGTAGGTTATAAACTTAGTTATGCTACAGATCCTTCTAAAAATTAGATACTGTATCAGCAATATTCAAGGACTATATTTATAGGTAGTAGTGTTAGACGTATGTGGTATGGATTACCACATCTTGATAGTGTAAAAACAAAGTTAGCCATACAAACTCTTGAATGGGCTGTTCCTGTAACATTTGTTTATAATCCACGTAGTAATCCAAAAGAATGCAATATATGGGGTAGAGGAAATAATGACAGTAATCCTAATAGACCTATATTATATGATAATAATGGTAATAGAATAGAATAGATTACTGTGAATGTAGGAGATGTTATGGATTTTCTATTAATATATTCACAAAACAAATATTATGCAATACTTAGAAGTAGATCTATTTAATTATGAAAATAAATTTTGCACAACTAGAAACATACACAGACATTCAAAAGACAAATAAGATCTGTTTGGATGCTAGACAACAATTAGGTGAATTGATTTACGAAGCAGGTAGTGGTATTAAAGCTCACGCATTAGCTTTAAAGATTTATAATTCTGAAGGGGAAACAGAATATACAGATGAAGAAATGCAAATTATTATGCAATTTGTAAATCAATACTGTAAGCCTGCTATTATAGATGCTATTAATGCATTAAAAACAGAATAAGTAATATGATTACAAAAGGAATTAGAATAAGTCAGTTAGTCGAAAGGAAAGATCTCAATGGTAAAGAAATAATTCCTTTTCAAGATGGCATTCATAATGGTAAGTTAAGTATATAGTCCTTAATAGATTATATAGGGGATATATCTGATAGTGATTTAGAACTACAAGCTTTAATAAAAATATAGAAGTTTGTAGATACAGTATCAGAAATGGACTTACTGTTATATCAAGCTAAAGAAGGAGATATTTACTACTGCAAAGAAAATAAGAAACTATACGTTAGAAGTTTTAATAAGTGGGATATGTTAGACCCACTTACATCTAAAGTATATGTATTAGTAGGTTTAGACGAGTATAATAGAACTAATATCATACATCTTTGGGATGGTAATGATATGGTAGTTATGTCAGAAAGACTATTTATTGGAGAAGTAACTGGTACTGCGTATGATGGTGGTAAAGGTAAGCATTTAGCTGATATAGCTAATAGTTTACCTGATAACGTCATTAGAGAAGTTGCAGACTTTACTACAGATGGTTCAACTGTTACTTTCAACTATGAGTATGACGTTAAACAGGAATCAGGTTTGTTTGATGGTGATGCTCAAGGTAGTAAAACTATTCCATCAGCTACTACTAGTAATGCAGGCGTTATGTCTGCTACAGATAAAGTAAAAGTAGATAAGATAGTTACTGACGGAGATGGTAATAAGTATTTAACTGATAATGGTAATTATCAGGAATTAATAGAAGATACTACAGAAACTATAAAGACTACTGATGCTATACCGGTTGCAGGTGGTCCGTTAGCTGACTTACTTAACAAAGCTGGTATAAACAGTATTAGTCCTGATACAAGCATGTAGGATTTATTTGTATCTTTATTTACTAAAGAATTATGGCCTACTAATCTTGTGTTCAAAGAAGGTACAGTTAGTGCAGCTATTGCAGCTCCTTCATTTACGTTAAGTAATACAGGCTTAGTAGAAGTAGGTGCTACTGTTACTATTGGGAAGACTACGTTACCTACAGCTACTATGTCTACTACAGCTAGAACATACAGTGGATTTACTTATGGTTATAGTTCTACTAATGATAATACTAAAGATTCTTCTAATACTACTATAACAGTTAATGCTAGTAATACTGCTTTAAATTCAGTTAATTATACTATGAAACGTACTACTAATGGTAGTGTAGAGAATGCTACAGCTAATACAGATCCTACTTAGGTTACTTTAGATAGTAAGACATTTAAAGCTATTGAAGGTACTAATACAGTGAAAGTAGATATAACTGGTCCTACAGCTAACGCTACATTTGCTTCTATGCCTGTATATTATGCGTGTAGTAACTTAGGTAAAACTAATGAAGAACATAAGACAGAGCCTAAAGATACTACTACAAAGACTAGTACGATTCCTTCTAATTCCAAAACATTAAATGTTACCGGTGTCTATCCTTACTATACTAATAAGGATAATATTACTGCATTTGCTAAACTAGGACTGACTACTAATAAGACACTGGATGTTACATTTGTAGCTGAAACAGCAAGTAATAAACATGCATTTAAGATACCAGCTAAGTTCAATGTAACTAAAATTACATTGTTGAATACACTTAGTGGTAAGTATGAAGACTATAGTGTTAGTAGGTTCTCTGTTACTACTGAAAACATAGATGTACAAGGCACTAATGTACAATATAAAGTATATACTCGTAATGATGGAACTAACGGTTCATCTTCATTTAAAATAACATTCGCTTAATTATGAGAGATAGAGGAACGTTTAATTTTAGTGGTAATCTTGAAGTAAAGAAAGATGCCCCTCTCGAAGCTAGATCGTTAGTTAACTCATATGCAGATCTAGTAAAACCAGAGACCTGGACAGATGAATAGGGAGGTATATGGAAATATGACTGTATGTTAGTTTCCTGTAAAGATAGACCCGGTAAAGTATATCAATTATCACCTGGTGCTGACTATACTAAAGAAAGTAGTTGGATTCTTATAGGTGATACATCTGAACTTAATAGTAAAGTACAATAGTTTATAAACAGCAAAGGTGCTCCAAATGGTTTGGCTTCTTTGAATGAAAGTGGTATTATTCCATCTGCTCAATTACCGTCTTATGTAGATGATGTAATAGAAGTTGATACATTTAGTAATCTACCTGGTACTGGCGAATCTGGTAAGATATATATAGTACAAGATACTAATTTAACTTATAGATGGTCAGGTACAGACTATGTAGAAATATCTAAATCATTGGCATTAGGTGAAACTAGTTCTACTGCATATCCTGGAGATAAGGGTAAAGCTACTACAGATAAATTGAATAGAATACCCGATAAACTAATTACTGATACAGTAAATGTAAATCAATCTACTACTGAAGCAGTTTTAAATTTTATTACTTATAGACAAGAAGCATAGCAAGTAGGTAGAAATACTCTTACTATTACTTCAGCTACTATATCTCAAGCAGGTTTAATGTCATCATCAGATAAAACTAAACTGGATGGATTAAAAGATCAAGCTGGTATTACTTCTGATATTGATGCTGTATAGACTAATTTAGAAACACATATTAATAATAAGTCTAATCCTCATGAAGTTACTAAAGATCAAGTAGGATTAAGTGAAGTAGATAATACTTCTGATGCTAATAAGCCTATATCTACTGCTACACAGAATGCTTTGAATAGTAAGTTTAATGCTTCTGACGGTAATGCTTTAAAGTAGACAATAGAAAATATGCCTAATCTTGTAGTTACTGAAGGAAGGTTATCGCATAAAAATAACGGGATATCACTTAGTTTAATACAACAAAATCTTAAAGACTAGGCTGATACGGATTCAATTCTGTTAAAATTTAATCCTGCAACTGATAGTACAGCTGGTATTATTCTTCCTTCAGATAAGACCAAAATAGATAAAATAATTACTAATGGTAATGGTACTAAATACTTATCTGATAATGGTACTTACAAAGAAGTAAGTGGTGGAGGTGGATCTGGTGAACAATATTATAAGATAAATAATGACAAATTTTTACCTTATCTTAGAACTCCAGCATATTATAAAGACACTGATGCTGAAACAGCTATAACTTATGTATTTAATACAGTAGATAAATTTAAAGAGTTTATAGATAATGCTTTAGATAACGGATACGTATTAGAACTTATAAATAGAACAAATAATGAAAAAATGTACATAAGAGACTATCATGTATATCGTTCTTCTAACGGAAATTATGAATTATCTTTCATATTTATTTATTCAGAAAATAACGGTAGTGATAATTTTGCTTTAGTAACAACAAGAGTATTTATGAGTTATAACGCGTCTAATGGATATAAGTTTATAGTTAATAATTTAGTTCAATCTGATAATCTTACTACTGTTACTAAGAAAACTAAATCTGAATACGATGGTATTAGTACTAAAGATAATTCTACAATGTATGCTGTAACTGAATAAAAATTTAAAGATATGGATAGTAATTTAAAAATTGGTTCTAATAATGCTGGACTGTTTGTTGGAAATACCGAAATACTTGGGGGGGGTACAGAATATAACAATTGGGTCTTATGGCAATTTGATAATTGTAATTAATCGGTCTAACGTTACAAAACGTATTAGTTTCGATTATAGAGAAGATATAACTTTAGTCCCTACGCAAGTTTGTAGTATTTATTCTCCAGGTGTAGATGCTGGTATGGTAGCTATTGATAATATCAAATGTAATATTTCCAGTGCAGATATTCTTGAAGATGGTACTCAAACATTTAAATACGAAGCTGATATGATATATAAAAGTGGAAATTATTTTGCACAAATAGGAAGTATAGATGTTTACGATTTACGCGTAATAGAAATAATAGAGTAAAATTATTAAAGATAATATTAAAACGAATTATATGGATAAAGATACGAAAGATATTAATGGGGGGGGGTAAGAGTAGGTACAAATAATACGAGTATTCGTATTGGTAGTCAACTTATTGCTGGCAAAGAATTTGATTGGAGCAAATTATATGATGCTTTAACCTATTTACCACCTACTGATACAAGATATGGAACAAGAATGTTAATAATAGCCAATCTTAGTTCACACGATATTAGTCTATATAGAAGTGGACTATTAACTATTGTTGAAAGTGGTAAAATAGATTGGTATTCTAATGGTGTAGGTAGTAATATTGATTTTGATATACAAAATGAAAGCAACGACCCTGTTAGATATTTAGAAATCTATAAATGTAGACTTGTAGGTAGTAGTGATTCGCAAATGGAAATTAATGAAAATATATGTCAACCTGGAAGTGCTATTCAAAGTTTTATTGCTGGCGATTTTGATGATTTAGATTATGTACTTTTTGTTTTTGATTATAATGAATAAATAAGATGATGTATATGAAAACAATCTACTACAACAGCAAATTAGCCAAACTTATCCTCTTTGGAGGCTACACAACTATAATGTTCTTCGGCTTCATCCTTACGAAGCTGAAAGAACTGTCCGAAACGACTATCCGCCATGAACGGACACATCAGAAACAGTTCTTCGAGTGCATGGAGATAGCGGCTATCCCATCCGTATTGTTGGCGTTTCATGTCAGCGCATGGTGGTTGCTCCTTATCCCGCTATTCTATTACATTCTGTATTTGGCTGAATGGTTTGTAAGCTTCGTGTACCATCTGTTTACAGACGATAAGATTGGGGACGGCAAGGTCAATAAAAACGCTTACCGTGCGAGCGCATTTGAAATGGAAGCCAAACTCAACCAGGATAATCCGAACTATCTGAAAGAACGCAAATGGGGTGCATGGTTCAGATACTACGGCAAGATATGAAAATCCCGTCCTACTCTCACGAGCAAAACGGAATGACAGTAGTTCGCTTATTTGATAAGAGACACAAAGATAGGAATAATTGACAAATAACGATAAGATGAAGAATAACATTATTACCCAAAGCATACCGGGTGGTTTCTCGGTAATAGCAAGCAGTTTTATTGCACAGTCATTGGAACATATGATACCGTGGCTGATAGTAACATTTTCAGTCGTTGTATGCGATTTGATGTTCGGGATAAGGAAATGCTTGCTATTGGGTGAAGAATTTCGGTTTTCAAGTGCCGTGCGCCGTACTATGGGTAAAATGGTGACATACTTTGCCTTTGTTTGTATGGTGGTGATGATAAATATTGCTTCCGGCAATAAATGGAATATTGATGTGTATTCATGCTTGTTTGTCTGCTTCATAGAGTTCTGCTCTATCATAAGCAATATCTTGAAGCCAAAGGGATATAATTTTAACTTACTGAAAGCGTTGGGATTGTTCGGAAAGAAAGTGCTCGATGTCGAGAAAGAAGATATGAGTGAAATAATAACTAAAGATAAGGAGTAACAAAATGAAAAAGAAACTGATTATCGCAGCGATTGTTATCGCTATCATCGTGGGAGTTATGCTTTACATGCACTACACCCCGTTTTGGGTGAACCTGACTACTGTTGTATCATTCGGTGTCGGTGTTGTTGCCGGATGGGTGGCTCGTGTAGTTTATGACAAATATTTCAAGGAGGACGTGCAGAATGAAAATATTGATTGACAACGGGCACGGAAGTAACACTCCGGGCAAGTGTTCACCGGACGGAAGATTGAAAGAGTATGCGTATGCCCGTGAGATTGCCATACGATTGGAAGCGGAGCTGCGAAAGAAAGGCATTGACGCAGAACGTATCGTCAAAGAGGAAATAGACGTTCCCCTATCGGAGCGTTGCCGTAGGGCGAACGAATACAAGGCAAGTGACACAATCCTCGTATCTATCCACTGTAATGCAGCGGGAAGCGGCTCTGAATGGATGCAGGCACGTGGTTGGGAAGCGTGGACTTCGGCAGGTCAGACGAAAGCCGATAAATTAGCTGACAGCTTATATGCGGCAGCCGAACGACTTTTGCCGGGTATGAAGATACGCAAGGATATGACGGATGGCGACCCTGATAAGGAAAGCGGGTTCTACATTTTGAAGCACACGAAGTGCCCGGCAGTCCTTACAGAGAACCTATTCCAAGACAATAAGGAAGATGTTGGCTTCTTATTATCGGAAGAGGGGAAGCGGGCAATAGTGGACTTGCATGTGCAGGGAATTGTGAACTATTTGAATAACTCTAAAAAGTAAACATCATGGCAGCAGAAGTTTTATCATTTCAACAAGAAGAAGGCAAAACAGCGTATTACGCAACGTTTGTCAGTGACGGTAATCCCGTTACCATACAGATAAAGAACAAGGGCGGAATGGTGACTGTATTTGCCAATATCGAGGGCATGAATCCTATCCCGCTTTCCCCAAATGCCAATCAAGCCTTAGGTCCTTCCAATGTGATATTTCGTCTTATTGGCATAGCGGCAGGTATGGAAATTACAATAAGAAGTGCTACGAAAGTGTCAGAAGCGAAAATGATTAAAGAGGGATAGCCTTATGAAACCAATCACTATCCCTCACATCAGCATTCCTATAATCGGCATTCCCGTAATCAGCATACTTACCATAGGTTTTCCCGGTGCTGGCGGAAATAAGCCGCATCCATTTCCTGACGAAGGGTATTTATTATTGTCGGATGGCACTCCGTTATTGTTGGCTAACGAAGAGCCGATATTGCTTACAAGTAAAAATAAATAGTAGTATGGAAGAGAAAACAGAAAAAGGACAACAAATTGGACAACTCCCCAAAAGAGACGTTTTGACGGGTAATGAGCAGTTTCCATTTCAAGAAGACAGAGAAAACGGTTCTATCACCCCTAACGCCCTAAAGAGTTTCATTAGTTCCGGAAAAGGTGGATATATGAGCTATATAACCGAGTATAATGTTTCCATTCATCATCCTTCATCCGGGATTGATGGCAGTAATAGATATACATTAGAAGGTGCTATTGTTCAAGTTCCGGAAGATATAAGAATGGTTGGACTAAAGGTGTCATTCTTGAACAATAGCGGACTTGTGGAGACATGGGAATTTGCAGGTGGAGTATTTGAAAATATCGAGAACTGGAAATCAAATGAAGATAAATTGACTGACATTAGAGATGAAGCAATCAGTAAAATAAAGGAAGTTGAAAGCGATGCTATTTCAAATTTCAGTTCCCAGCGTGTTACCCCTGATATGCTGTCCGAATCAACCAAGCAGTTTATTAATGCAAGTGGCGGCGGTACAATAAATAATCTTGCGGACGACGAAGACCTTGTATCTGTAGACAAAGGGGAGAACTTAAGTGTTTTAAAATTTGCTGACCGTGCTTATAATCCTGGAATATATGTGGGAATGGGGTATAAAATCTTGCGCAGGAATATTATAGACGGTAAAAATATACTTACACAGGATATGATAAATCAGCCTCATACGATTTATATGATTCAGTATGACTATGATTTGGATGGTACAACTATTAAAATACCTGAAGGGTGCATACTTGATTTCCAAGGTGGAAGTATTGTTAATGGAAAGGTCTTTAGCGATAATAAAACAACAAGAATCGTAAATCCACCTAAAATAACAGAATCTAATGATAAAATATTTTTTGGGGTGTTTTTTGATTCAAATAATGGTGAGTTGACTTATAGATTTGAAAAGATTAATAGACCTTTTGAAGTTGTAGGTCAGGTCGCTACAACAAGAGCATCTAAAGAATACTGGAATGCCAGAAGAATTGGGATAAATAAATATAATATATTTTTACCTCATGTATTTTCAAACGGAGAGTGGAGTTTTGGTGATTCTAATATAGAAGAGGCCATAGAACTGTATAAAAAATATAATATATTTATGTATAATATTAGATTTGAAGTTAGAACAGATGATTTATCAGATGATAGGATCCTTGAATATTCCAATATGGTAAAGGATAAAATTGATAAATTAATGGCTAACAATATTCCTGTTGAAAATATATTTTTATCCAATGAGACTCCTAATGTATATAATAATTACAAATGGACTTCCGCTTTGATAGAACTGTCGGATTGGGTTAGAAAAAAAGGCTATAAAAGTGGAATATCTCATTATACAGGAATGCCATCATCTATTGAATCTTATGGTGCTCCTCAAGAATATAATTCTGCAAATTTTGACAAGTATGGCATTAATCTATATCCGTCATTGTCTCCAAAGGGCAATAATGATTTGGGATATAAGCCTAAACAAAGTGATATAATCAAGGCTCACAATAAGTTTAGAACTCAATTTGATTATCTTGTCGATAGGGGATACACTTCAATGACTATCACAGAAACAGGTTTCAGTGAATATAATAATGGTATGTACAGTGTAGATGACCGGACTCTTCCGATGGATACAACAGGCTATATTTATATAACAGCTTGGAAAGAGTGGTTGAATATTCTATCCCATTATGCTTCAATGATTGATTCAATGGATGTATGGGTTTCTCCTGAAATAGACAGAACTTCTGAGGCAATGTATAATATTCTTCTAAATTTTTAGTTATGAATAAATTAGGTCAATTAACTTATAATAGTTTTTTAGATAGTAGTATATGTGTTAATTTTAATACAGAACGGGAGAAATATACTATAATTGCTGCTATAGAAATGCCAATAGCAGGTTCATTGGAATTTGTATGGTATGATTCTTATAGAAAGCTTGAAAATGGATATTTTGCTTATGATATTATATCTAAGGTAAATCTTTCGAAAACTTATTCCGAAGACAGTGAAAAGCCAAGATATGTTTGGTTGAATCAAATAAGCCATGATGATGAACTTTCTACTTTAAATATTAAATTATATAAAAAGGAAGACAAATATTATTTGATTTGCAAGGGAATAAACTCCAATATCATAGCATTATCTATAAAAAACTTATATACGGAAAAGCCTATAATGTTCACATTCCTTAATTTATTTGTAGACACTATAGATGATTATAATATTCCGACGGAAGTAAAAGTATTTACAGTAAATAACACTGTAATTAAAAATATAAAACGAGAAAGTGCAATAACTAACAGTGTGATACCTGGATATTATAATATATGGTCTAAGGAAGGACTATTACATATCGGAGATTACGAAATTAATTATTCTATACCTCTGTGGCTTTTGAAATCTGATGATAAGTTTATAGGCTCTACATCAGAGCGTCCTTCATCTCCTCCCCTTGGATTTTCCTTTTATGATACGTCACTTGGCAAGCCTATATGGTGGAACGGTTCTTTATGGATAGATGCCAGTGGAGTTTCGGTGTAATGTTTTCTAATTGTTTAATTATTTATGGTATGATAAATAATATCTTAGGTGCGGTGGTCTATCTATCCACCGCCATAGTATTCGGTGGCAGCACTGCACTGCTGATGCTCTTTATCAAGGAGAACAGCGACCGTTGCCACTACTATAACGGTAAGTGGAACAAAGCAGACTTGCTGTATGGAGTTGCCGCAATATGTGCAGGCATGGTTGTTAATCATTATCTGTTGAAGTTATGAAGAAGTTAGTGTATATAGTGTTTCTTGTGTTGACGGTGTGTTCCTGTAGAACGAGGACTGTTTACATGCCCGTTGAAACAAAGGTTCTTGATAGCATAATATACCATGACACCACATTTCAAGAGAAGCTGATACCGTACAAGGACAGCGTATCTGTTGCCGATACAACGTCATTCCTTCGCAATCCGTATGCCTACAGCTATGCTTCATTTAGCAACGGGATATTGAACCATTCATTGGGCATTTATCCTCATGCTACGGTAACGGTCAAAATGCCGTATTTTATCGAAAAGATAAGAAGGATTGAAGTGCCCAAACCTTATCCGGTAGAGAGGGAACTGTCGTGGTGGGAAAAATTTAAAATCAATTACGGTGGTGTCAGCATTTCGATAAATCTGACATGTGTTTTGTTCGTAATTGTTTGGCTCACCATAAAGATAAGAAAGAAATTAACGATGTAGAAGTTGGCTTGTAGCTGACACTCTTTCGGGGCTTAGAGTAAAAAGAAAGCCCCCAACGTTCAAATAATTATTGCCACATAAAAATTTGAAAAAAGCATAAGACACCGCACGTTGGAGGCTTTAATATCTTCAACACGGTATCTTATGCTTTGTTCGTATATAATCAAATATTTTATGTGGCAGGGCAAAGATAAATATAAAATTCAGAAAAACTATGTGTAAGTCAGAAATCTTTGCCGAAACAATTAATCTCGTGGCGCAGGAGACCGAAATACCCGCCAGCCGAATACTATCTTCGGATAAGGATACGGAAACCGTAGACGCCCGCTATCTGCTTGTACAGTTGCTTGTTGAAAGGGGAATGTACCCTTCACAGATAGCTCCTAAAATTCACAAGACCAAACGCGCGATAAACTACATGATTTCCAATTTTCAAGAACGTATGGAAGGCGGGAAAATGTTGAGAATATATTGGGAAAACATTAGGAAAGCGTTGGGAAACAACTGATTTCATGGCAGTATCGGTATTTATACTTTTGTGATGCGGTTGATTTTGACCGTAATACAAAATATAAATCTCTATGGAAAGAACGTATGTCTTCAATCAAGACGGGAACAACGGAAATGGTGGCGGAAGCAAATTCGACATCATGGCTATGTTGCCCAACTTGATGGGAAGCAAGGGTGTAGACCCCGGACTTCTCGCTTTACTGAACCAGGGACGTGGCAGCCAAGACCAATGGGGCGGCTCGTGGTGGTTCATCTGGATTATCCTTTTGTGGTTCTGTTGGGGCGGCAACGGCTTTGGCAACCGCTTTGGCAATGGTGGCGGTCTGCCTGCCGAGCTTAACGGTGATGTCGGTCGTGAATACCTGATGTCAGCCATTCAGGGCAATGGCAATGCCATCAACCAGCTTGCTTCTTCTTTGAACTGCTCTACCCAACAGTTACAGAGCGCCCTGTGCAACATCCAGGGACTTATCGCCAATGTAGGAAATCAGGTGGGCATGTCAAGCCAGCAAATCATCAACGCATTCCAGTCCGGAAATCAGGCTGTTCTTACTCAGATTGCAGATTGCTGCTGCAAGACTCAGAACGCCATTACCACAATGGGCTATGAGAACCAGCTTGCGATGTGCAATCAGACCAACGCGCTTGTCAACACGGCCAATCAGAATGCTCTTTCATTGCGTGACGGTGCGACCGCCAATACCAATGCTATCCTTGCGAAGTTGGACGCTATGCAGAACCAGGCATTGCAGGACAAGATTGCGGCTCTTACAGCAGAAAAAGCCACTTTGACTGCTGAAATCTCCCAACGTAACCAGAATGCTACTATCCTGAATTCAGTAGGACAACAGATTGCTCCTTTGGCAGCAGGCTTGCAGGCATTGCAGTCCGATGTCGATGGAATAAAATGCAAGATGCCTAACACTGTTCCGGTTGTTTACCCTAATATTCAAGCCATCAACACAGATTGTTTCCGTGCTGCGGCTTTCGGTGCTTACGCCGGTGATGCAATGTATGGGCGTAGCGGTTGTGGTTGTAACAACTACTGGGGTTAATTCCGGTAAGAAAGGGGGTAATTATGTGGCCTAACTTTTTTACAGGATTTCCTTTCTTGTTCCCTACTATTGGAAGGGCTAATTTCAATACCCTTCCTACGGTAGCCGTAACGGTCGGCACGGAGAACGTGACTTTGGAGCTGCCTAACCATGCGTTCCGTAACAGAAGCTATGTAGGCGGTTTCTATGTCAGTCTCCGCCAGGCAATACCAGCCGGCACGACTGCTACACTCCCGATACTGATAGGGACTAACGGGGATACAAGACCGTTGCTAGCTTACAACAATGAGCCGGTGACTGTCGGCAACCTTGCCGGAACGGGTATCTACGAAATCCACTATAACAAGTACACCAACGAACTGTTCCTTGTTAACGGTGGGTATCGTCCGACAACCGCATCGGCACCGACTCCGACAGCAGAAGCAACCGCTCAAAAGAGCAAGTAGTTAACATGGGGCTTTGTGGTTGTTTCCAAAATGGAAATAGCCACACCCCTTTAAAATCAAACCAATATGTTTCAATCACTTCGTACCAATAACCAGTTGTATATACTTCATAAGGATGCTAACCCGTTTATCGAATACGGTCCGGTAGTCAGCGTTTCCGCTCCTAAGCCGAAATATCCTATGGCATCCCCTATGGGACAGTTGCCTCAAATGGAAATGGTTGTGGACGTCGTTGTCTGTATCAACGGGCAGAACACGACTTTCCAAAATCTACCTGCTGGCATGGATATAGCCGACTTCGGACAGAACGGCAATATCGTAGTGTCATGCTCTCGTGATGCGATGAACAACGAGGTCGCTTCTATGAAACAGAAAAGCATAGACATTATCAATAGCATGGACTTCCACAATTCCGTCATTGCGGGATGTGACAAGATGCTGACGCTCTTGAACCCTGAATTTGCAGAGAAACAACGTCAGGAACAGGAAATATCATCTCTGAAAGGGCAAATGGCGGAAATGAGCAAGAACATGTCCGACCTTATGGAATTGAACAAACGGCTTATGGAACAGCTCGGAGTTGCTGAAACATCTAAAACAAAGAAATAATATGGGAATGTGGGAAATATTGGAAGAAGGACGCGGAGAATATGACCGTGACTTCGGTATGAGAGGCGGTAATCCTATGGAAGAAGCCTATAGAGAGGGTTGCCGTCATGGTTACGAGAAAGCCATGCGTGAAATGCAGGGCGGTGAAATGGGCTATCGTAACAGCGGTGGTTCACGCGGTGGAAGCTATAGCGGCGGCTCAGATATGGGCGAACGCCGTATGCCGGGTTACTTCCCGGAATATCCGGTTTACAACGAACGCCGCGATTCACAGCCTTACGGTGATGATATGGGCGAACGCAGACGCAGACGCGCCAACGGAGAGTTCATGTAATGGAGAGGGGATTATTCCCCTCTTTTGCCAATCACTTAAAATCAGGAAAATATGAAACAAAGATTAGATACATACGACAGAATACCGCCTGCAATGGCTGACTATCTCAGCCAGTACGGATGGCATTTCAGCAAGAAGATGTGCCTATGGGCTGTTTCCCGCATGAAGATGGAAAACAAATCTACGGGCAAGGAGGAAAAACTTGAACCAATCAGCAAAGAGCAGGTAGAGGAACTTCTTAAAAAGTACAGTATAAACCTGGAGAAGGATGCAGGGTACGACAGCGTTTACGTGGCAAACATGGCGAAGTCGGATTACTACAAAAGTTCTATCACTGACGAAGCCCATCTCGCATTGTTCATTAAGGATTACATAGATGATGTGGACGCTTACAATGGAATGCCTTTCACGCGGTTCTATGCCGACTGCATAGGCTCCGGCAATCCTATCATGTGGGAACAGATGATGTAGCCTATGATAATACAGGAATTTTACATACCGGATTATGATTGGGAAGTAAGGGTATATTATGCGGTGGACTGCTATTATACCGACCGTATCATCGCCGACCTTCAGCGGGTAGGATGCAGGGGGATGGATTTGGCGAATGCCTATAAGAACATGCGCTCCTGCAATCTGAATACGGGTATCACTTACTCTAATATCCGAAACAGGCAGACCGTAATGGTTATAGCCCTTACTTCTTCCCCGGCAGAGTTTCAAAACTCTTTCGACCATGAAAAGGGGCATCTATGTCGGCATATCTCACGGGCGTTCGGCATCGACCCATACGGGGAAGAGGCGCAGTACCTTAGCGGATATGTGGGACAGAAGATGTTCCCGGTAGCGAAGAAATTTTTGTGTGAACATTGTAGACGTAGCTTATGTGGAAAATAGTACAAGCCATTTTATCAGGCAAATCACGGGAAGAAGTATATAACATGCTTTCTCCCGAACAGAAAGAGACGCTGAACAGCCTTGCCATAGCAAATGGTATAAACCGCCAACAACGTAGAAAACTTGAACGTGATGCGAAAAAGGGATTACATAGATGAATTGCTTGAATTGGCGGACAATGTCCTTTACATGGACTATTGCCGCCTTTTCCAAGTTATCCAATGGAACGTTTAGAACGCTTTGAACGGGTTCTCCATTGGGTTATACCGCTTGCTGTTTTGGTGAGGGTATTAGCTTGGTGTCTCTAATTCTTTTACATCCTCTAAAGCCTTATATAGCACATATAGTGTACCCATGTGACATTTGAACAAGTCGGTAGCGCCTTCCTCTACGTATTGTGCGTAATCAAACACCAGTTCGATAAGCTCCCCTCTAAGTTCTTCGGGTGTTATGCTATGTTTGAATAATTCGTCTATTGCGCTAAGGTCGTATTTCTTCTTAGCGGGTGTTGTATTTCTTTCCATGATGAATATTTGTTTAGTCTTTTATTTAAAATGCAATTCGTTGTAAATCAAGTGAACTAAAATTTTTTATTTCACTCAAACGAATTGAATAAGGTTTGCTCACCTCGTTTATAAGGTGAGCAAGAATTAGTTTTAAGGTTATGCTACATTCATTAATGACAGCAATTCATTCGATGTTTTTAAGAACCATATAGGAGAAGGGAATGAAGCGTCTTTGTGTTGGTGCATTTTCCCATATTTCTCACCTTTCTTTGTGATAATCCATTGAGGAACGTCTTTCCCTTTGCTTTTGCTATGTCTTGTCACTTGTTCTATCAATCCGGCTTCAAGCAATCTTCTGTTTCCCTCTTGTCCACTCATACGCTTCCCTTTTTTATTCATAATTCCTTTCTGTTTGAGAAGCTCTGATATTGGTAGTGCCGCTTCCTCATCAACAAATTCGGGCAATGGCAATCCAAGAGGGTCAGCTATTTTTTGAAGCATACCTAAAGTGGAATGATTATCAAGATTAAGAAGCTTCTTAGTTTCCTTTACCCATGTAATTTGGTCTTTCAGCACTAACGATTGCTGGGGCTTCTTCTTGTCTTCAATAGTTTTATGAACGGCGTGATGGAATACTTCCCTGTACACCTCAAAAACGGCTCTTACTTTTCTTGCAATGAAGAACTCCATACAGGAAACGGTAAGTTTATAATCAATTTTATTACTACCTCCCCAACTTACTTCATCTTGCTTGCCATTTTGGGCAAGCGTCTTGTAATCAACCCCCTCAATAAACTGTTCATTTGAAGTCAATGCCCTAACAGCCTTTCCTTTTTCAGAATAGACTAAGGGCCAAACTTCATCGAGATTTACGGGAAACTCGTCATCAGATTGTGACAACTTTAACACTGCGTTGAAATACGCTTTGATTTCGCTTTCGCTACTCTCCTTTGATAAAATAATCTTTTTAGCCATAGTTATAACGAATTTATTGGCATTATAGAACAGAAAAACGGCTGTTCACTTCCCGTTCGTTACACTCCTTGATAGGCAGTTGCTACGCCATTAAGCAATAGCACGGGGTTAAACAGCCGTTGTATTATATATACAGCGTACTTACAAGCATAAAAAATGCCTGCTAATAGCAGACAACCGTCTGCCTATCATAAAGTGTAACGCTGCAAATATACCTCTAATTTCTATAACGCCAAATAAAAAACTTAATATTTTACTTTTCTACCCCATATCATCGCGTTATACAGCGAAGTAGCATACATCTTAACCTCTTCCTTGCTCTCAAGGAAATCAACCTTAGAGGCTGCTATCATAGCCTCTGCATAAATCTCTTTGTTTAAAATATTATTCTCTTTCATATTATCTGCATTTAACTTTTGTAAGTCCATACTTAGCCAACCTTAGATATATCGTCCTTACACTTACATTCAGCATCTCTGCCATTCTGCGGGGCTGTATATTTTCTTCCTTGTACAACTTGGTAATGTTTTCTTCCGAAAGCGGGTCGACAAATGTTTTCTTCGGTTCTGCTATCCCCATCCGTTTACGCGCCTTCGCTGCATATGCTTCATTCTGTTTGTCTTTTGTGACGTAAATAACAGTGGTCTTGTTAAGGCGTAGAGGGAATAGCCTTCTTTCCACTTCCTTGTGTTGTTCGGCAAGGCTTTCTACATCCCCGTTGACCGTAGTGTCAATCTTCTTGTATTTGTCCGGGATGCGGGAATGTCTGTCTCTGATTATTCTGTCTGCTCTTCTCATGACTTCTCTTCATTGTCTGAAAACACTAAATTTTGTACTTCTTCTTCCCATATATCTCCCTCATTTCCTTCAAAGTCAAGATATACCGTATCTTTAGGGCTTGGATTGTTGAAACTAGAAAGCATCCCTATTACCTGCATGGGTATGGAAAGTCTTTCTCCTTGTGGTGACGGGAGTTTTATTCTCACCCGGTCACCGATTTTTAATTCTGTTATATCCATTATTTTATTATACTAAATTATGATACCATTTATCTGCATAACTGAACCATCCTATAATGAATGATTTACCGAAGAGGGTTGCTTTGTATAGTTTACTCATGCGTTTCTTTGTTCTTTAATTTATCAAGGAACTTGCTATCTCCCGAATAATTCACACCGATAGCCTTTTTACTTTCAACAATCTGTTCCAAAAGGGTTATAGCTTCCTTTTTCACTTCTTCTACTTCATTATAACCGCAGGCTTTATCAACCAACTGCTCCATAGTCGATTTAGGCTTGGAAAGAGCCTCATTCAACTTTCCCAATCTCCAGTAGCAGTAATCAATTGTGGCGACGTGTTCTAAATTACTCATAGTTGTTTTATTTCAATAACTCAATGTTATCGTGTATGTTGCCAATAACAAGACAATCTTCATTACTAAATGCTTCTCCAAAGAAGTGGAGATGTAGCCAACCTTTTTTATCAAGCGCAAATCCGGCATAATGATTACTGTACATAACCTTACATATATCTCCGTTGCATTCAACAATATCATCTTCGTATATTTCTTTACCGTTCTTATCACATAAGCCGGTGAACTGCCCAACAGTTTCAGCCCATACGTCATCGCACCGGCAGTTTTCCGGAGAATATATCTTTGCCTTGTCTGTGAAGATAAGTCCGTTTTCGTCCCTTCCGGCAGTATAGAAAAAAGAGAGAAATCCATATATCCATTTCCCCGTATCAGTGCTTTTTCCTTTGAATTTTATTTCACGTTTCATAATCAATACTTTTTTCGTTGGTTCAATATTTTAATAGCTCGCTCAACATCATCTTCCGACAATCCCAATAGAGTATCAGTCTTTACAAAGTGTTCAGCTTGTTCAAGAAGCATATCGCTATCATCATCCAGTATCACGTAATTAAAATCAGATCCAATCTCTTTATAGTTCCAATTTTTTCCATTTTCAGAGTGGATATGAGTGTCAATCCATTGTTTTATCTCAACTCCACGAGGAATGCTAAGATGAATACCTTGCATAATGTAGGCATACGCTCTTATAGTTACTCCTACAATTCTATCAGCGTATGGAAATGGAAACGGGACTGAATGTCTTACGGTTGTTAATTCTTCTTTTGTATCTTCTACCGTGTTTCTTCTCCAAGACGAAGAAATAACAATTTTGGCATCCGTAGCATCTATAATCTTCCCAAGTAAATCACACGCATCCTTATCAAGTGCATAATGTGACTTTTCGGTGGAAATTACTCCGTCTATATCAAGAAATATGATTTTCATGTTCAATGTTTTTTATGTAATCAACTAATTCAAATTCGTAAACGAAAACATAAGGGTTAGACTCCCACGTCCCTTTGCTGGAGACTTTATCTATCAGTTCTGCGAATGCGTCACGAGGATCATTGTAGTCGGGTATATCTGCATTATGGAATGAATAAAAAGGAATATCCTTTTGTCCAGCATCCCATTTAAAAATTCCTTCCTTAAAGCAATCTTCATCGGATATGTTCTGCAACCGTTCTATCTTGATGTCGGTAATGCGAATTTGATGGGGCATGAGGTTAGCTTTTGTAAACATAGCATTACTCCATCCTTTTGTATGTGTCAATTTGTCTAATTCGTATTTGTCACAATACGCAGAACTTAATATATCTTTGTACGGCTGGGATATTGCCACTACATCATCAATATGCCATTTCGATTTATTGGCGGTGGGGTTAATTTGGTCTAAACAAATACGCCTTGTTTGCGTTTTATGACGTTTCAAAACAGCATCTAATAACCCAAATTTACGATTAAATAATATTCTTTTCATCTGACCTTGTATTCTTTATGTTTCCTTACTGGTGTAGAAAGTGCTTTTTCATAAGTCCATCCACACATTCTAACCCTTGTATTAACAGCACTTCTCTTAATTCCTATTTTATCACACCATTGTTGCAAATCTAATGTTGTTCCGTTAATGGTTATAAGAATGTTGCATCGTTTATTGTCATTTTGCTCTTTTGGAGTAGCCCAACGACAATTAGATGGCTCATAGTTGCCATTGTGATTTATTCGGTCTATGGATAGCTCTTTTGAATATCCATTGTCCATAGACCAATTATAAAATGCAGTAAAATCTTTCTTCCATTGTTGGCACATTGATATACCACGACCGCCATATCTATCGTATGCAGGATTGCTTTTGGTATAGCATCTTGACTTCATCCCAGACCAAATACGATATAGCCTTGTATTTTTCAATCCATGCTTAATGTTTTTGCTCTCATTAATAAGACACCCACAAGATTTCGTATTACCTGTAGTTAAGGCATTAGAACGAACAACGCAATGAGTTCCACAATCGCAAATACAATCGTAATAGTATTTCCTATCATTCCCTTTGTGATTGATTCCTATCACTGTTAATTTTCCAAATTTTGTTCCTTGTTGTATCATATTGTTTGAGTATTTTTCCTTTCCAATACAGCCTGAGTTAAGCCGTATTTATCGTTGAACACTATCTTTTTCATTGCTGTTTCTCCTCTACTTTAAAAGATAATTTCTCAAGTTTCTCAATCTGCTTACGAAGAGAAGCGATTTTCCTAATCTTCATTTCTTCCGCCTTTTTCAACGCTTCGGATTTATCGGTGAATGCGTTTTCCCTTATACGGAAGTAAGAATATAAACCATCCCTTACATATTCTCCATCTTCAAATCTACTTCTAATAATATCTGCTTCTATCTCTTTAATACCTTTTGTTAAGGCATACTTTGTTATAAATACTTTTGCCATAGTTATAATCATTTATAAGGTTAAAGTGAATTAAGAGAGATAGCGGACACGGGGCGAACCCAACTGTCAAAGTCCTGACTGCCGTTGAGCCAACTACCATTGAACCAATCGAGAACAAAATTGCGTTTGTTTTCTTTTCTCGTAGAGCACAGATACCAGTCATCTTTCACTGGTTGTTTTCCGCAGATAGCTAAGGCTGCATTCAGCATAACCTTATGTTCATACCCTAAGACACTCTCTTGTAGTGTCGGAATGTACCAACTTAATCCACATAAGTCCAATGCTATGACTTTCTCAGCAATTTCGCTTCCGGATGCAGCTAATGCTTTGGTATTGCCTATTCCATCAGTATCCTTCATACCTTCTTCTGTGGTTGGATATATCTTCCCTGTTTGCTCTTTCTCCCAATCAAGAAGAATATGGGTATCATTATCCATATCTTCCGGATAGAAAAATAAAGCATTGTCATCATGGATAATAACTACACATTGTGCCTGTTCGTTTTCTTCATGCAGTCCCCAAAATTTAGGTTCTACAAAATTCTTATTGACGGTAAAGATGAATACACCATTACCTACATTTTCTTTTGTGTAAATTCCTTTGCTCATAATGGTTATATAAGTTTTAAAGTTTCTTGTATTCCGGCTTCCAGTGCTTCCTCGTAGGATTTATAATGGATAATAGGTCTATCCGACAATCCTACTAAATCATGTTCCGGAATTGTCAGTATATCATATATCCAATAGTCTCCATACATATAGGATACTTCAACGTGTAGCTTCTTGGTTTCACGCAGCCACTTTTGTGTAACGGATTGAGTAGGATGGGAACATACTTTTATTGGTAACTCGCTATTTGTTCTATTGGTACCATATTGTCTACTATCTTCAATATTAATAGCAATCATACATGGCTCATTAAAGCCTTTCTCTCTCAGCATCTTCGCTGTCTCTAATGTTACAAGTTCTTCGGTCATAGTTATTTCCCTTTCAATTTCTTTATTAGTGCATCAGCCACCCTCAAAGAGCCTATTGCAATATCATCATAAGTTTCACTGTCATCGTTTATTCCTAAAGCAATACAATACCCTTGCATAGCGGATTTTGCCAATTCATAACGCCTTTGCTCCCAATCAATAGTTTCAAAATTATCAAAGAAGTCGAGTTCTGACACTTTGAAATACCTACCATTCACTAAGGCAGTCCCAACATCAAATAAGCCTTCAACCTCTACAATCTCTCCGGTTGATTTTATTCTTGCTTTCATAACTGATTAGTTTTAATATACCCATTTTCAATACACCAGCACAGCATCTCGTAGGCTGCATCCAATAGATTTCCGGAAACTTTAACGATGAATGGTTCAGATATGCTTTTTTGATAACTTATAGCCCAAGGAACAGCAAAAAGAGGCTCAACGCACAGCTTATACGTTATACAGAAGACATTTATGTATCGCGGCAGCTTATCGAGAATGTCCTGCAAAGTGTAAGTTTCATGATAATAGTCGTAATTCGTATCGGCATCCGGAGAGGTTACAACCATGTTGTCTGCATCTGATTCATTCCATTCGAAACACATGCTTCCATCGCTTGTACTCAGTCCAAGCTCCTGCAAATGTATCATCTGTTCGACTGATAATACTTGTTTTGATTTCATAATTCCTCCTCCAATTTTTCCAAAAGTTCCTTGGATAACATTTCACAATAATAAATATTATCTATCATTGTGTCATCAGAACTTATATCTGCCTTAAACCTCTTAACAAGTACCCAGCCATACCATTTTTTCACTTGAACGTCAAAAATGTGGTCAAAAAGTCCGTATCTGTATATTCTGTATTTTCCCATATCTCAATCTCCTTTCTCCTTAATTCGTTCCAGTACATCCTTGTTGGCTTCGAGTATCTCATCGAAAGAGGGGATGGGAAACCATGCCAGCACGATACTGTTTCCGTGAATCCACATTCCCTTTTTATCTAAATTGCTATTTCTACAAAACTTTTCTTCTCGAATACATGGTGTGCCATAACACATCACCAAAACAAAAACTTTTTGCCCCTCTTCTGGCAACTGTTCCTCAACGCTTATCCACGGAGATTGCTTTGCCTGCCAGTCTGCACCTTTTATAAAATATTTTTTCGCCAATGCTGGCAATCCTCCCCAATCTGGCATCTTATTGTAAGCCATGCTTTGGGCTGCTTCTTCTACTGTCTGTTTCATATCTTCTCGATTAAATTATTACCATGACATCACGCTTTCTGGCGAATATAGAATCCGTTATATAGTACGTGATGGCTTTCTCTTCCGCATCTCTCAACAATTCGTGTTTAAAAATCTTATAGTAGGAGTTGGTATGCGCTACATAGACCATGATTTCCCTTACCCGTTTCAAATCGTCTAAAAAGGATTGAGGGTTATGTTCCTTTATTTTCTTTATATTCATTTGTTTTCCTTCCTTTCATTCCGTTCCCGATTGTCTTCCGAAACACACATTTTGCACCATGATGTCTTGATTCAGAACCACTCTTCATCCGCTCCGACCTCTACCGAAAGCCAGTCCATGAGGAGGGTTATAAGGTTATAAATAGGTTTCATTTCACTAAACTTTTATCGCGTTGGCAATATTATCCGCATCCGACAGCTTTCTTACCAGCACATCAAACGCTGCTGTGCACCGCTCTGTGTTCATATTGACCGTTTTCCCGATTTTCAAACTGTCGGAATCAAGGTTCATCATCCTTGCCACATTGGAAAGCTTCAAATATTCCAACGTAAACCCGTTGAACCGTGCATCTTTCTTCCGAAGTTCTTTAATCCTTTCGTCAAACTGGATGCAGGCGTAATCACACAATGTCCTTGCAAGTTCGAACCTTGCAATCTCTGCGGAATGGGATATGCCGTTATCGTCAAGAGCCTGCTTGAACTGCCAATACAGCATATCCACGTGCTTGTTCACTTCTTCCGTATACTTGTCGTTGCAGTCGGCGAAAAACTCGCTCCGGTCTGAACCGATAACGCTGTTTACAGTACGCTCGTATTCCTTTCTTGCCTTATCGGCATCATTCAAATACCGCTTGAATGCCTGTTTGTAATAAGGCGTTCTCTTCATTGCATGCAGGCACTCGATAACCTGCCCCGCAACAGATGTCGTTCGTGAGCAGTATGTTGTAGGTGCACAGAACTACAAGGCTCTCATACTTGCTGATTATCTGATTTGCCGTGTCGGTAGTCATTGCCTTGCCTGTTCTGCCTTGTTCATACTCTTGTTTCTGCTCTCTTTTGCAAGTTCATCAATCATGCGCTGATACTTCCTTGCCACCAACGGGCAGCGTATGCGCATTGCATTGTCACGCTGCCACTCCAATTGTTCGATTTTCTTTTCAATCTCTATGTCCATAATCATTTTTTCTTGAATTTCTCGCATGTCCTGCCGTATCTGCCACAAGCGCACACTCTATGGCTTCTAATTTTACAAAAGCATGAGTTCTCGATAAAGTCTGTGGCGTATGAGCATTGGCGGCAGTGGACGAGGGAGAGGGGTTCTTTTTTCTTTGCCATCTATCTTCGGCTTTCACCTTCAATTTTAACCACATTGAACATCTCTTTCACCCGGTCGGCTATATAGGCTCCATACCGTTGAGAGAACTCCTTGTCCGGGTCAAGATTGGTAGTCATGTGGGTATAGAAATTATATCGCTGCTCATAACGGAGTTGTAAAACGGTCTGAATGGCATTTATGCCCGTACCGAAGTGCTTGGCATCCATTGGCTCCCGTCCTACCTCGTCAATGGCAAGATTGTGCATACATGACCTATCTGTGTATTGGTTTAACCCGGTAATACCTTTCTCGGCAAACTGCAAGGCAATCTCGGCAGCACTGGTAAACTGAAAGGTCAATCCAGCATCCGCGCCGCCAATACAATAACGGGCAATTTTTGCCGCATAGTTCTGTAGCCCTTTCAGCAAAGTGGACTTGCCCACTCCGATAGAGCCGTGTAATAATAATCCCTTTCTTACATCCAATACTCCGGGAATCCCCCAAACCCATTGATAAAGGGCTTTCAGCAGTTGGCGGTTGCTATCATCAACTGTAAAGGCTGGGGAAACGGATTTCATGGAAGCTACGAGTTGGTTGCGCCAGTACATATCAGCCTGCTCCTTGCTCCATTGTTTCTGATTAGCTTTGTTTGCCGAAGACGATTGATTTGATACCGGCGGAGCTTTTGTCTGGTTCAGTATCAGGTTTCCGATTCTTTCCATAATTTTTTAGTTCAAATAATCCGGAATAGTTGTTTGCTATTGATTGCTCAACAATACATCTTGCTTTTTGGGGGTTGTTGTCACTTAACTCTAATAGATGATTATAGCACATTTTTAGCGACTTAGCAGATTTATAGTTTTCCCTTCGCTCGCGCTTATATCCAAGCCATTCCCTAAATGCATCTTTAAAATCCTCATCAACAAAAGACAAATCAACTTCCTTGTTTTTGGGAATCGCTTTCTTATCTCCGTTAGGAGATTCTTTCTCTATATCATTTTCATCATCATTTTCATTAGGCTTGTTTTGGGTTGTTTGGGTTGAATTTAACCCACTGGGTTGTTTGGGTTGTTTCGATTTTGCGTTGCTATTCCCAATCGGAGCACCACCTTTACGCCCGTTGTTCCGGTTTCTCTCGACAATGCCATGATATTTAGTTTCGTCTATCTCAAATTGGTTGATAAAGAAACCAAATGCCATTTCAATGTCCTCCTCTACCGTAACCTCCTCGCCAAGTTGATACTTGAAAATTGCACGGAATAATCGTCCAAGCTGTTTGTCTGATAATCTTGATATAGGTTTGTAGAAAGACTTATATAGTATAAAGCTATCTTTTGCCATTGTCATACATCTTTCAAATAATCGTTTACAACTTTTATAAACTCATCAAGTGACCGGACAACGACATATTTAGCGCCGATACTCTCAAACTCCTTCTGATAGGCTTTCTGATTCTCCGACTGCCTGCCTGTTTTAGTCTTTAATTCCACCCCACAGAAAGGATAAAACTTATTCGGTATAAGAAGTATCAAATCGGGGAATCCTGCACGAACGCCCATCTGCTTGAACTTTGCAGCTTCAATGGAATTGCGTTTTCCGCCATTTGGAGAGTGATGGAGAGTTAGCCTATATTTAGGATATGCGTAATCAAACCACTTCACGCAAGCTTTTTGGAGTTTGTCTTCTAAATGTCTCATGCAAATTATGGTAGTTTTAATTTTATTTCATTGATAAGTTCTTCATTGGATATACAATAGCCTACATTAACTATGTCGCATAAATGCCTTTTTAAATCGGTCGGATTGTTAAATTCAATTTGAAGTAAGGGTGCTGTTTCGTAAACAACAAACTCTCTGTCCTCAAGCTCTTTAATTAACTCTTCGTCTGACAATTTTTCAAGAATATCATCTATATAATCTTCCATGTCAAATTCCACCTCTGCTGTAACTGTAACATAATTGCTCATATATGTTTGATTTTAAGTTCCACATCCACCGGCTTATCTTTCATCATGGAGAAAGCATCAAGTATCCTCTCCTTAGTCAACTGGATAGGTCAGGTTATTATTTCACTCTCTATGTTTTCCAACGGTATCTTCTTTCCGTCATAGGTAATAAGAACCGCAGAAGTTATTACGTAAGGACTCATGTCTTGTATTGTTTCTTTATCTGCCTTGCAATCTTCTTGTTCAGCTTACTTAGACGCTCTGCCTGCTTGCTGTCACCTCCAATATTATGAATGTCTGACTTTCGGTCTTCGATAAGCTTCTGAATGGTTGCACCTTCGGATTTGGTTACTGTAAGTTTCATAATGGATTGTATTAGTGGGGAAGTTCTGAATCGAACAGAACACGTTATTTTGCTGGATGGTAAAGGATAATAAACTAATGAATAACTAATACTAATTTTAAAACAAAATAATTGGCAATCAAAAAGAATAACCGCCCAATACGTTCAACGCTACCATATTCCCCATCTTCTCGTCAGTCCCCGTATACAGTGCCATTGGCGTAACCCTGGTTGGGCCTGGCGAGATTGTATGGATAAAATTATTTCCCAAAAAGACCTTCACAGGCTATTGCTCCCGGATAGGCGGTCAAGCCACACCGGGATAGTTAACTGTTAGCTGAAATTAAATCACTTAACCCGAACCTTTCACGGGACTTCTGTGTGAGCAGAGGGCTTTCGGTTAATTATATCAAGTCTAAAATCTTTGTCTTTGCAATAGCGTCCAGCTTCATGTCTTGAAGCCCCTGTTTCATGTATTCCGCCGCCTTTCTGTTGGCATCGTCCATGTCTTTTGCGGCTATTAGAACATAATATTTGTTCTCTTTTTCTTTCCCGTTTTCGTCTACGAAAATCTCAACAAGAGTGACCTTATAAAAGAACTCATCTTCCTGCTTCTCATTGACAATCTCACGTATCTTACTCCGGCTGATTGCGAAAACATCACACTCACCGTTGTATAGCTCATTGCCTTTCAATTCCACATGACCGAAAAGTTCATCATCGGTTATGTAATGTTCGGTGACTTCCTTTTCATCGCCTTTCTCGTTAACCTTGTTTACTTTTAGCTTAAATTCGTACAGCATGATATTATATGTTTATAGGTTACACATCAGAACGGAAGGTCGTCTTCCCCGTCGGTCTGTAAGGTTGGCGCTTCCACCGTAGCCGCAGCATTCCCGGAACCCTCAAACTCATAAGGCTTGAAGTCTCCCAAGTAAACCTTTGACTTGGCTTCTGCTTCTGTCTTGTTCGCATCCTTATACTGCTTTGATAAGTATTGTTTGCAGTAATGGGTATTTCCGTATTGGCTCGGCTCTCTACGCTCATTAATATTAACGTTAAGATAGACGGCTTTTGCTTTCAGGTTCTCGTCCATACTTACATAAAGGTCGTTTTCTTCTATAGGAATGACAACGCATTTCTTATTCTTAATTGTTGCTATGCCCACTTTTTCGAGCTTTAGCAAATTTACGCTTCCGGTTAAATTCATTTTCTATTCTATTGTTTCTTTAAGTAAATACTTGGTCAAATCTCTGTATTCAGCCCATTCAAGAAAGGAGCGAAGCAGATTATAATTATCCTGCTCCATACCATCGTAGCGATAGCATGTTATTGCAGGACCATAACGTTTCAACGGAATACCTCTGACATCATATCCATGCTTTTCTTTATCATATCCTTCAAATATGAACAAATCAAAATGAAATATATCTGCATTGAATAATTGGAGATAAAATTTCCATTGGCAAGAATTTATGTAATCGGCATCAATAGGATAAGAATATTTGGTTTTAATATCCCTAATTTCTACGCCATCTATCATATCGGCACATCCTGTTATAATAGCATTCCCAAAGTCCTTATAAAGGCGTATCTCATGAAAAGCATCAGGATGTTCATTCCTGTATGCAAGAGCGGCCTTACATTGTGGTATGTCAAGAATTATCTTGTTTCCCTCAATGTCAAACGCTCGTCCGCTTGGCATTTGTTCCTTTTGTTCTTTCCCGTAATAAAGAAAGGTACGCTCACCTGATTTAACCTTTTCGCATTTCGGTGTACCTTCTTCCACTATTTTATGAAAAGCTTTTCCAATTCTCGTATATGTATTGCCTTCAAATGCACCTGATATACTGTCAATAACCGATTGTTCAGTTATCTCATAACTGGCGTAATCGCTTTGTTCTATGTATTTTCGGAATGCTTCCAGTTGTGTTACCCTAATAAGTGGTTTCATGCTTTAATAAATATTTTTTTGTCCTTGTCGAATGCGTATCCTTTTGTAGCAAGATTTTTTTGCATTTCAGAGAAGAACGGTAATTGCATGATTTTAGGTAGCGTCTTGGTCGCTTTCATTAATGCGATAATATCTTCATCAGTCATTGCAGCCGCAAGTTGCTCTCGTATTGCTGCAAGCTGCTCGTTGGCTTTTGCTTGTGCTTCTCCTTTTCCTTGAATAGATATTTTGACTTTTGAAACAATGTCAGACATGCAAGTATCAAATTGGGTTGTGCCATAATCTGGAATAGTAACAGTTTCAAGCCCGGCAACATTTTTCCCTACAAAATTATCTAACGGAGCAAAAGATATACAGCGTTTTCCATTTTGGATAAATACATATCCCACTTGGTCTGCAATTCTAACAAGAAGGTCTTTAGATTGCCCGGTACAATCTGGAGAGTGCTTTATCACATCACCATCTGCAGTTTCTTTATCATGGCAGATAAATATAATATCAGAGCCATTTGAACGAAGAAAATTGACGAACTCTTTGAAATCTTCGCCCATCTGTCCGAAACGTTTTAAAGAATTTGTTTTTAACTTATAGTTGTTTTCAATGGCATATTGGCTCAAATAATCGTCAAGCATAGACTTGGCTGTATCAACTATAATTGTTTTATACTCTTTCATTGCTTCCCGCTCACTATCTATGTCTTTCCAGTTTTTAGCCATTATAGTATCACAACGCTGTACTGCTCGGTCTGCACCTCTGTCGCAATCAATCAATAAGGGGGTATCGGCTGTTGTAGCAACACTTGTTTTCCCACTTCCCGGTACTCCATAAAGTACAATAATAACAGGACGTTCAGGTAGAACGTCATTCTTTTTTACGATTGGCATAATTTTATAATATTAAGTTTATCAATATCTTGATAGTCCTTGACTAAGGCAGATGTTGGTTCTTTCTTCTTCCAGGCTCTTTTCTGTATATCCCAATGAAATACGAGCGGAATATTGTTTCAGCCTTTTATTAGAGGCTTTTCTATCTTCGTTCAAGAGGTTTTCCTCTTTATTCTTTGAAGACTGTTTCACTTTATTTTCCATAAATATTTTTTTAAACCGCCCGTACAAGGTTAAAGGGAAGCGGTGCGCACTTCGCTTCTCTCACGGCTTTTAGTACGGTAATAGCTCTGACCTTTTCTGCGGCTGAATTTGGTTATTTATATCTCCATTTATAAGAACCGGCTGATGCTCTTTCCCCTCTTGCGCATGCTGCTATAGTTCCTTGATTTATTTTAGTAACTCTGGAAGCCTCTCTTGTGCTTCCGTATTCTTGAATTGGCACTCCTGTTAAACTATATTGTATTATAACTTTAGATGAATGATTTAGACTGCCGAATCTGCCTAAATTAGGAGTTTTTTTTAACCCAATTCTATATGCGTGTTTTTGATTATCAGAGGAAGAACACCATTCAAGATTTTCTACTTTATTATTAAATTTATTACCGTCTCTATGATTAACTTGTGGAAGATTATTAGGGTTAGGAATAAAAGCTTTAGCTACAAGCCTATGTATAGTGAATCTATTCATTACACATTTTCTACTAAGACTAATATTTAAATAAAGAGAACAACTATTAGGCTTTAAAATTTTACTATGAACATGTCTTACTCCATTTATATGGTTTACATATCTGCTCACAGATTTTACTCTACCTAAACTGGATATTTGATATATCCCTTCATATCCAATTATATCTTTCCAAATTTCTTGTTCCATAATTTATTTTTAAGAGGAAGGAGACAAGGGCAGACGACCTTTGTATGCTTATCCTATCTGGATGTCTTTCCAAATGTCAATAAATTGTTTTGCCGAATATTCCGCAAGTTCGCGTGTTTTATAACAAAGGCGAGACCCGCTACCCGCAAACGCAGACGCATAATCGTAACTCGAATCGAAGAAATCGAAAGAGGAAGGAGACATAATGAAATAGGGATAATACTTGTTCTCATCCGAGTTATCCCAGTCTGCTTTCCAGCCTTCATTCAGAGCTTCCGTAATAACTTCCATTTTATATAACGCAATGAAATGCCTGCGCATGTCTTTGGGTAAATCTGAAAAATCAGGGACACCTTTTCTTCCTGTTTCTTCCATTGCGTCTTCAAACGTTTTGATTCTATCCATTACGTTTTGATTGGCAAATATTTCTTTGCCGTATAGATTTTCAAGCATCTGCTTTCCTTTATTGTCCGCTTCTCTCCAAGCCTTTAAAGCGTTCTTTTTATCTACATTTAAAGTCATAATTGTAAGTTTATAGGGTTATAGAATAAATTGTTTCCACAAATCAATGAATTGCTTCCCGCAATAATTGGAAAGCTTTTCGCTTTTCAAACAAAGGCGAGACCCGCTACCCGCAGACGCAGATACAAAAGCGCAAAGCGAATCGCCGAAACCGAAAGAGGAAGGAGACCCATTAGGCTTGAACCACGGATACCAGCGTTTCACGTTAGCATCGCATACATTAAGTTTCTGACCTCCATTTAGAGCTTCCGTAACGATAGCCAGCTTTTGATAAGCAATATCGTGTTCCGTCAAGCCTAACTCCAATAGCTTTTTCTCATCGAGTGGTTCCCTTCCCAACTCGTGACAAGCATCAAGGTAGGTTTTCACTCTTTCTGTAACGTCTTGTGAAAAGAAATCCTCTCCAAAGGATTCTTCCAATACTGTTTTTAGTTCTTTTGAACCGCTCCGATATAGTTCACGGGCTTTTTGTTCACTTAATTGTAATGTTTTCATATAATTGTTATTAATGGGTTTCAAATAAAAACCGGACTATCTTCACAGACCGCCCGGCTACGACTAAACAAATACTTCATCTGTAGTGAAGATGTTGCGACACCCGGACTCGAACCGGGACGAGTTGTCAAGCTCCACACATCTAAGGTTTGACATTCCTATCATAGAGTGCTACGTCTACCATTCCGCCATGTCGCAGTGTTTCCCGACCAGCACGTGGACGGGACTATTTACATTAAAAAGCTATCATGAATTATTCACCCTTACAGGCTTTGTTCCCCTGAACCAAAAATCTCAAGGAACGAATAGAAAAGACTGAGACCAAAGAAAACGATGACAAGTAGCGCTCCGGAAGATAATATATTCTCCATTGTCGTTATAATTTAATTCGTTCCCGTGAGCGTTCCGATGGTTGCCTTACTACTCTCAAGCATCTATTGAGAGCCACGGGAATTATTTATTCTATTTTTTTGAACCGTTTATACCACGGCGAGCTGTTATGATACTCTATATCTCTTTCCAGTTCTTTTACCTTTCTGTTAAGAGCATTAATCATATCTTTCACTCCTTCCGGAAGGTCATTTTGGGAATATATCCAATAGTCATATGATAACTTATTGCCCAGATAGGAACTACTAAATGTTTCCTGTTTCACCACGCCATATACATCTTTTTTCAAAGCGGATACTAATCTGATTAAAGACTCTCTATCAATTGTATATTTACCGTTTATTTCATATGAATCCGGCATTTCTCCATTGACAATCTGAACATTGTCAATGTAAAAGGAAAGGTTCTTTCCGTCAAAAGTAACTTCTCTGTCTCTCATATTAATTTCAATATTAAGTATAAGCGCTCCCTTCAACGCAACAATACGTGTTTGGCTTTTCAGCGTGCCCGAATTTGACGGGAAGGGAGTATATAATAGTACCAGCGATAATGACGCCCAAACATCATACTTTAACGGTCAACGGATGATTTTCCGCGCTGATACATAGACTACTATTGTAGTATGTTCATTAACTTAATCACGCTGCTGCCTTATGCTCGTATTCACCTCTCAATGAACAGTCTTCGCAATCGGTTGCTTGCACGCTATACATCGCCTCAGCTATGTGTATATATAGATATACTGCTTATCAGCGCAGGCTAATTTTACGTGCCCTGAACACGACTTCATTTTTGAGGGTTAAGTCTCCCATCCCGAATGTTTGGCTCATCGGTTTCGCCTATAATGCTCCCTCTGCACGACTCGAACGTACGACCTTCGCTAACCGGAAATTACCGGATACTAAACCTTCGAACAAGTAACCATAGCGATGCTCTACCTGGCTGAGCTAAGAGGAAGGAGCGTTGTTCACACAACACGGTTTTAATAGTCAAGACTGTCGTAGTACTGCTTGTTGTTCATATATTCAGATACTACCGCCGACCGTGAGCTGTCGTTTATCCGGCTTCTGATGAAGTCATACTTATCGGAACTCATGCCAGATAATACATCATCGTTGTATTCTACACGGCTGCTGTATATACATCCCGCCATGATTGCTATTATTAGAGCAATTCGAATAGCAAGCCGAGAGGCTCTGTTTAAATCGTAGGTTTTCATATTGAAGATGATTTAGTAATTCTATCTTATTTCATTTATATCGTTTTGGCGGTAGAAAACCTTTCTACCTATTTTGATAGGGATGAGATACCCGTCTTTATTCCAACGATTCAATGTGCATCGGGATACGTTTAGGGTTTCTGCAACTTCCTTAAGAGGCACAAGGTTGTCGTTGTTACTTTTCGATACACCCTCCTTTAACTCTTGTATAGCCTGCTGGATTGATGCATCTATTGCATTCTTCAAGTCCTGTGCATTAACTAAGAAAAACTGTTGGCTGGAAGAGTTGCTTCTCATTATTTCCCGAATATCCATAGCTTTATCTCCTTATTCTTTTCTGGTTACTTTAAAATATTTGGGTTCTTCCCCCGCCTTTGCTTTTCCTTTTTCAAATTCAAAAAAGGCCTTACCTTCTTTTTTTAGATTTGAAGCAGTAGTCTTTGTGCTGCCATATTTCATTGGAGGATTTCTAAATATTTCCGTATCTCCAACTCTAATCGAAAGCAGGGTTTCTCTGACTTTCACTAATTTAGGTATGCTTTTTCTTCTTTTTTTTATGATTATATTATCCATAAACATTAACTTTGCATTGGTTAATTAATTAACTGATTGACGATGCAAAGATATGTATATATTTTATATACACAAAGGGTTTGCATATAAAATATATACACAAAACATTATTTAACTATTGAGGCTTTGAGTCTGTTACTATTGTATATAGATATATAAGTGATAAAAGAGAAGACTGTAGCTCTGAAAGAATTTATTTTAAGAATTATAGTTTAGATTATTTTTTGTAACGAAGCTTTGTAACAACTTAGTTCTTTGATTTATTGTACAATTGGTTGTTATTCAAATTTAAAGGATAGCTGTACTTTCACTTTTTTAAACCTGTCATTTGGAAGGTTGTGTAATCGGACTATATCATTCATGGAGTTTGTACACATGGAGTCAACCATTTCATTGTATCTGTCTCCGTTGTGACCTTCCGTTGGGTCAAAGGTCACAACGGAAGGTCACGGAGCTAAGACTTTTGATTCGTTCTGTGTATTTTATGATTAGGTCTCTGTTTTTAGTAGCCTTCCATGCTCCTGAAAAAACATTGATAGCATATTGGCTGTCCGAAAAAACGACCAAATCAGAACCATCCGGAACGGAAAATACTGCACTTAGGATAGCAAGCATTTCCATACGGTTATTGGTCGTATAAAGAAAGCCCTTTGAAGCGGTTTTTACAACTTCTCCCCTATGGATTATCAGATAGGCTGAACCTCCCTCTCCATACACTGATGTGTTTTGACATCCTCCGTCTGTATATGCTATATATTTACTCATTGTCTTGGTATTTTATATATTAAATTATCACGCACGTATGTATTTATATACGCCATGTAATCCCATTCTCTCTGTAAATAATATATGTTCCCAAAATAGAAATATCATAAATAAGCAGCGTTAATGGGATTATCAAACGGATTTTCATAAACAGGATGCTTGGACACTTTGAGATTTGATGATTCAACACGCTTCTTGTGATTATAAATAACGTGCTTATATTTCTCGGTAGTCCCTCTGTCGCATATAGAGTAAGAACAAGGAATGACAATCCATCCGCTTCCGTCTTTGGGGTTATAGATAAAGTGTTTCCTTCCCGTTCTTTTGCGCCACTCCTCAACGGTGTTGGCATTCACGATATGGATAACCATTTCCCCGTGCGCCCTTGTCTTGGAGATTACTCCGTTTCGGAACATTTCATTCATCAGTCTGTGTGCGGTACTTTTGCTTGAACCGGATATATTTCCAAGTTTGCGCAAAGTCAAATCCTTGGTAAGGGCACAACGTTTTTGTTTCGGTTTCCCGTTACTCTGCGGAAAGTTGTCTCTATCAATAGAATTGACTGCACAAAGAAGCATAATACAGTTCAGCTCATGCACAAGCATGCGAATTGAATATTCCTTCTTATTCAGTTTATAGCAATAATCAGAGGTGTAAATAAAAGGCGTACGCCCTATTGACCTTTTGATTTCCTTGCTTTTAAAAGTGTTTGCAAGAAAGCTGCCTCCTTTTACGGAAAACAGAAAACTGTCGTTTAACGCTCCGTTAATAAGGCGTTTGGCTTTATCGTGAGAAACATGAAACAGTTTCATCACTTTATAAGGGGTTACATCGGTAAGTACAGAATTTGAATACAGACACTTGATGCCAATAGCAAAGGCAAGCAATTCTTTTTCAGCCTTGCTTGCCTTGTATCTTTTGATTATATCTATTGGTATATTAAGTATGTCCATTGACCGATTGTATTTTATATAAAGAATGAATCCCGTAATAGGTAGCAGCTATCACAGGATTCATCTCATATAATTAGCCCGAAAGGGGTAAGTATAAACAATGTCAATCGAACAACTGCTACTTGTTACGTGTACAAAGATATGTATATATTTTATATACACAAAGAATTGTAATTTAAAAAATATATATATGGATAAAGATAATGATTTGTTACGTTCAGAAAGATTTATGAATGTTGTTAAGGCTTTGAATTTAAGTAATATGGAGCTTGAGGAAAAATTAGGTATTAATAGAGATTTAAAATCGAAAATTTCTACAGGAAAGCAAAACGCGTCTATAGATAAAATAGTCGCACTATGTGAAATATATAAGGTCAATGCAAATTACATTCTTGTAGGCGAAGGCAATATGTTTCTTGAAGATAGAATAGAATTAAATGGATTGTCTACAGTCGACGTAGAAGATTTTCCATCTCCGGAAACTGCTGAATACTGGAAGAGAATGTATGAAACGACAGTAGTTATGTATGAAGCGCAATTTGAGGATTTGCAAAGGCGATTTAATGCTCTAAACAAATCTGTGGAAGAAATACAAGACCTATTCAGTGTGAGAAGAAAGGCTGTTTAATATATATGTTTACAAACATGTTTTGAAATAAAACCTTTTCAATATAAAATTTGTTGATATTTTATTTCGACAAGACACAATTTATTAATTTGAAATATAATGAATGAAAATGTAAATCTAATGATGAAGCACATGCTCCGTCTTGCAGAAGCGTATGAAAAATTACTTAAAGAAGTTGTACAACTGAGACAAGAAGTCGCAATACTGAAAGGCGGAAAGGTAAAGGAAAAGAAAATTTATAATATGAAGATTTTAGGCAGCCAAGTTGGCGGAAGTTAATAATGTGCTTTATTATTTGATTTATATGTTCCGTATAAATTATTAAACAACTACATAAATTGCAAAAACGTCTTTTGTATGTATTGCTAAAAATGTTTTATTAGACATTATTCACAAACAATTAAAAAACATATAATTATGGAAAATATTGCATTTTTTACTTCAATCATCGTTATTGTATTTGGGGTATTACAAATTATTTTATTCTTCAAAGTATGGGGAATGACTAATGATGTAAGAAAAATAAAGAATATACTCGAATTAAATATAAAACAACAACAAGATACCTTGAACTATAACACTAACATTGCTCCCTCTTTTTCCTTAGGAGAGGTGGTTACATATAAAAAGACGCAAGAAAAGTTTATAATTAAGAGGAGAATTACAGAAGATTTATTTGAATGTTCTTCTCTTGATACGAATACCAGCTACACATTAAATAGAAACGAATTACAAAAATAAATAGGATTTTGCAAAAAAAATAGCCGCCAATACTCATGGCGGCTTAGTTGTGTAATCAGGTGTAAAACCTAGCTTAATCACGCTTGTTGCGCATTATTTACTTGGCATTCTGTGCCTCTTTCTTGTCTTGGTGGTTGAAGTAAACAAGTCCTACAATAGCGACTATCGATACAAAAATTGAAACTGCAATTGCTCCCATATAAAATGATTAGTCCCATTCTATTATTTACTGGTTTGATGCTTTCTATCCTGCATCATGAAGTAAATACCACCTATGTTGGCTATTACGATAACCAAACCAAACATTACCAATGCTCCCATATTATTCTCCTTCCTTTTTGTCTTTTACAAGATATAGCCCCCAGCCTAACGTACAAGCCACAGCTAATACACCACCTGCATATATTATCCACTTTTGTTCCACCTCTCCGAATATCGAGGTTAGAACCACTGCTGTTGTGATATACTTGGCTATATCCATCAGCCATTTTCCTAATTCCTTTTTCATACCGCAAATATAATCTTTAGTTTCCAAACAGCAAACGAAATGCAGGAGCTAAACTTTTACATTGTGTTTTATAACATGTATTATAATATTTGAAGAATAAAATATGTTATATATGAAAAGAAGCGATTAACTTTGCCGCACATTAATTAACTAAAATATGTATATGAAAAAGATTTTGATTTTGTTGTGTTCTGTTTTCTTGCTTACATCGTGTATGAGCATATTTTCAAGCTCTAAGCAATCTATTACTTTTGTGGGAGAGAACGGCACAACATTGTATGACGGAGTGAATAATGTGAAATTGGCAGAAATAAAAGAAGGTGGTTCTGCTACAGTGAAAATCAAGAAAAAACTTTCAGATAAAACAATTATCGCAAAAAAAGAAGGTTTTAAAGATACGCCTTTCGTTATAGAATCTTCGTTTAATGCTAAATCTTTGTGGAATATATTATTTTGGCCGGGCTTTTTGATTGACCTCGGAACGGGGAAGATTAATAAATACGACCCTGTTATTTATAATATAGAAATGGACAATAAAAGTAATTAATGAATTGATATTCAAGAAACCCGCCAGCCGTATTACTGGCGGGGCATCATAACGTGAACGTTGGTCGAAACCTCAACGTGCGTCTATGCTTGTTTATGTGGCAATACATTTCCTAATCTTTTCTTCATTTCAGCTATTGACCTATCCAAAGAAACAATCATCATTTCATAATCTTTGTGCGATGCAGTTACATTATCTACTATCACATTACCAAGTTCTTCAATAGAGGCGCAAATATTGCCTACAAGTTGTCTGTTTTCTTCCATAGTATAATGTATTAAGTTAATCACCTACGTAATGAGAGCCGAAACGCCCTTTATTGTTATTGGTATAATAAGCGGATGTCGGGATTGATAAATCATCATAAACGCTGCGTCTTGCAGGTTCGGCTAAATAAGCTTCCATTGCTTCTTTTTCTGCGTTTTTCATTTCCTCATCAGACGCACGCTTCTTTTCGTTAGCCCAAGCAAGTTTAAGGCAGTCCGCCCAATTCTTTACTCCATGAGTGAGAGAATACAGTTTCATGTACTTCTTAATCTGATGGGCTTCTTTCATTATCTTGCTTAAGTTGTAGCGTTTCATATCTTATAGTTTTTTGTTTAACTTTGATGATGCAAAGATAAAGTAATATTTTATCTTCGTCAAATAAAAGAATAAATATTACTTTATCTTTAACATAGATTAATAAACTAATATTTTATCAATAAGCATTAAAGATTAAAATATTACTATATTTGCAGCATTAACCAGCTAAAGCAATATTTTATGAAGGTAAGAATCAAAGAAATAATGGTAGAAAAAGGTGTTTCGTCAGTTAGTTTAGCTGATATAATAGGTGTTTCAAAGGTGACAGTAAGTAATCTTATTAATAATAAAACAATGCCTTCAGTAGAAACCCTTGAAAAGATAGCCACCGCCCTAAACGTCCCCATGTGGCAACTGTTCGCATCTCCGGAAGAAATTCAGCCCCAAAGCGATGGAGTCTCTATCACGTGCCCAAACTGTGGAAAGGAGTTCGAAGTGGAATTGAAAGCGAAAGAAAGGTGAACTTTCAGAACCTGATGCAATGAGAAAAAACGGAAATCCCGATTTTCTCCAATCTAAAAAGGATTATCCCCCAAATAGAAGAAAACTAATAAAAGTTGCTATATAAGGAAATTTTTCGTATATTTGCGCTATAAATAAAGACAACACTTAATATATGGAAAAATGTAATGACTTGCAAAATATTGACTCTGTAGTGCTTTCAGATTTCATATTGAAGCATTACGGACCTATGTCGCATCTGAAATTGCAAAAGCTGCTTTTTTATTGTGATGCATATTGCCTTGCCTATTTTGATAAAGAACTTGTGGAAGACCAATTTGAGGCATGGGTACATGGTCCCGTCAGCCGCAAGGTTTACGATAGCCTTAAAGACAAGTCCATATTATACAGCGACCTCGCTTATTCGGGAAAAGACGGCGTAGATGTGGATAAGGAGTTTGGAAAACTCTCCAAAGACCAACAGGATTTGATTTTAGCTGTATTGAATGACCTTTCAGTGTGGACTGGTTTCGAGTTGGAAGCAGCCACTCACCGTGAAAAGCCTTGGCTTGAAGCACGTAAAGGATATTCAGAGGCGGATAAATGCAATGTCCTAATTTCAAAGGAAACGACACGATTGTTCTATAAATTGGAGATGAATGGCTGAATACAAGGGGAAAAAGAAACTAACATTTTTCACAAAGAACAAGGATAGCGTGAATGATACGCCACGGACTTCCAACTTTAAGGTTTCATTCCAATATTTCGATACGACGCAAAAATATGGTTCTTCTTTTAAAGATTGGCAAGGAGTTGGATTGTTGAGCCGTGCTATGGAAACCTTACATGGTTATTGTTGTTCTCCACTTATGGAACAAGTAGATGGGGACAAGTTTACGATTTACGGTTCTTTTCCACCCAAAGACAAAACCATGTTTGAATATCCGCATCATGTACCGGAAGATGCGAACTGGGCAAGAATACACATAAACGGTTCCGCTGTAATCATTGGGCATATTGTGGGAGATACTTTCTATGTAGTGTTCTTAGACAAGACGCATAAATTCTGGCTCACTAAAAAAGTTACAGGAAAATAGAAAAGGTATTGAAAATGAAGGAGGTATATTATGGAAGCAAACAATCATCAGATTGTAGATTATGATGTAGTATTAGATGCAAAATTCGGGAAGGAAGGAAGCCCTGAACGTGCGAAGGCGGAAGATGATGCATATGCTTTTTATACCAGTCAGATACTTCTTGATGCAAGAAAGGAGGCGAAAATGACACAATCAGAGCTTGCAAAGAAGGTAGGGACAAACAAGTCTTACATATCAAAAATAGAGAATGGCTTGATTGAACCCGGAGCCGGTTTGTTTTTTCGCATTATTGATGCACTCGGATTGAGAGTTGACATTGTAAAGCCCATAATGTAGAAACTTATGTTACGAGTAGTAGATGTAGATTATATCAAAGATTATGAGCTTCTTGTAACGTTCAGTGACGGAAGCAAAAAAAAGGTTGATTTAAAACCATACCTTACAGGAGAAGTGTTTGGGGAATTGTTGGATAAGGATAAGTTCATCCAATACGGATTGACGCACACAACTATAGAATGGGCAAATGGGGCAGATTTAGCTCCGGAGTTTTTGCATGAGATTGGAACGGCTGCATAAGTTTGTAATATAACCATATTTGCCTAATAGAGGAGCAATTAGATATTATTCAATCAAGGAAACTACCTCTTTCTTTATTTCATCGTCTATCTCCCTATACCGGGCAAAAGCCTTACTTCCTTCGGCGTGCCCGGAGAGCGCACCGACAAGGTTCGGGTCTTTGACTTTCTTATATAGATTACCTATGAATGTCCTTCTTGCCATGTGAGAAGATGCAACTTCATTTATTGGTCTTTTCTCTTCTTTCCCGGTAGTTGGATTTAGTATTGTAACCATGCGGGTTATATTGCAACATTTGAATATTTCTTTTATAGCATCATTGTATTTCTGAGCCGAAATAAATGGGAATAGTTTTCTTTTACCACCTACTTCCTTGTATTTGTTTATAAGGGCTTTTGCGCGCTCATTTAATGGTACACGCACGACAACCGGACGTTCGTCACGTGTCTTGTGTGGAATGTACTCTATGGCTCCGTTGATGATATTCTCCTCTGTCATTTTCAACAAGTCGGATACTCGGCATCCTATCAGGCATTGAAAAATGAATATATCCCGTTGCGTGGCAAGGTGAGGACGGTTGGATAAATCGAAATCGGCAATATGGTTACGTTCTTCTAGTGTCAGATAGAACGGAGTACCATACTTTTCTGTGGTAACTCCGTTGTATTTGTCAAATGGTCTATTATCCGTTATTCCCTGCTGATTACACCAATTATAAAAGGCGCGGAGTTTGTTAAATAATGCGCATATTGTATTATTCCCTCTCGGCTGTGGCTTAATATTTTTACGGGCGGCATGCGCTATTGCTGGAAACGCCTCATATATTTGGGGATATTCCTCATAAAGTATATGTTCGTTTCTTAAAAAACTTTCTATATCTTCGAGGGTGTCTGAGTTTATTTTGTCTATATCCAGATTAAACTCTTTTTTTTTATATATAGCAATAAACAGTTCATACCTTTGTAATGCACGAACAAGCACGCGAAAATTCTTATCTCTTACTTCTGATAGTTTCTTTTTCTGGAGGTAAGATTCTATAATGACAAAGAACCCTTCTTTTTGTACTTGGTATTTCTCTGGGTGTATTTGCTTATCTACGAGTTTATCCAGTTCTTCGCTGCTGATTCCGGGATTGCTGTCATATATGGATAATAATAAATTCTTCCGTTCTGTGATAGCAGTATTTAATCGTACGCGTTCATCTGTTCTTATAACGCTCTTTGATTTGTATTGCTCCCGTTTATCGTCCCATAAAGCAGGCAACACAACAAGCTCTGACTTATGGAATAACTGTACTTTTCTTCCGCTGGATATTCGGAACCTTATATTTGCTTCCTTATCCTTTTTGCCTGTTCTAATAAATGCCTTTACTGTAGTCATATATTCTCTGTTGTATCGGTTGTGCAAATATAATATTTTTGCACAACATTCATGCAACATAATGCAACTCAATGAAGCATTATGATATATTTCATATCTGTATTGTGATTTTGTTATAGGTATTTATGATTTACACGGTTGCATAATGTTGAATAACAAATATTCCCGCTTCGAGTACTCATCTAAGGCTTTGTAAATCATTGATTTATGAAGCTTTTTTTATGCTCTTTATCTAAATCGGAAATCTTATTTTTTTTGGGTCAACGTAAAAACCTGAGGGGTAATATTTGTAAAAATCCTATCTTTGCATAAAACTAACT